GCATCGAGTTTCGATTTGCATCTTTCTACGAATTTTTCAAAGTGATGGGTCCTCGCCCCAGCCCGAAACACACCATTGACCGCTTTCCAAATAATGACGGTCACTATGAGGCAGGCAATGTTCGATGGGCTACATGGGAAGAACAGGTTAAAAATAAACGACCGAGAAGACCCACCCCCACATTACGGTCAGCAACCAATGAACAGTTGCTCATAGAAGTAAATAGACGAGGGTTAAGTCTTTGAAAATAAACCCAATAAACCCCAAAAATCCTATCGATTTGTCCTCATTTTTGGGTATAATAGGGGTATGAGTACAGCAAAGGTAGCTCAACTATCGGCTCAGTTGGAAGCCCTCCTAAACGTGGTGGATATCGTCAATCCCTCGGCACACCAAATCTCCAAGAGTTCTTTCATCGCGGGCCTCCAATGTGAAAAACGCCTGTGGTTACAGAAAAATCACCCTGAATTTGCCGTCAAGACCGCTCTGAGTATCAAAGAACAAGGCACGCAAGTTGGACTAGCCGCTCAAGAGGCGTTCCCCGGTGGTATCCTCATCGATATCCCAAGTTACAAGCGGGAAGAGGCTGTTGCGGCAACTAAGGCTGCCATGGCCGATCCGAAGGTTAGCATCATTTTCGAGGCTGCATTCTACTATAACGGATTGATCGTTCGAGTTGATATCCTCGTCCGCAAAGGCGACGGGTGGTCGGTGCAGCACACTCCCGTAGATGAGGACGGTGATTACGCTGTCGGTGCCATCGTTGGCGAGGTCAAAGCATCCACCAAAGTGAAAAAGCACCATATCGAGGACGCTAGTTTTCAGGCATTCGTCCTGCGGCGATGCGGCATCAACGTGACCGACGTGACCATCATGCACCTGAACCGTAAAGGGTGTAACACAGAGATCACAGGCGATGTAGCTACGTATGTAGCGGCAGACACCTACGCTCATCTGGGCGAAGGGTATGTATGGGACGGTGCGGTGGACGCCGATGGAACCCGCAAGTATAATTTCGCTGAACTGTTCATCCCCGTGCCGATTACGCCACTACCCGACAGTCAGTTGATTGCCCAACTCAATCCGCTGTTTGTTATTCTCGGACAGCCGAGTGCTCCTGAGATTGCCGTGGGCGGACAATGCACGAAGCCATACGAATGTGAATTCAGCGAGCACTGTCACAAGGGCTTGCCGCTCGACGACATCAGCAACATACCTAACATTCTCGGTGCGGGCAAATGGGCTCCTATTGATGGGATGCGAGGACAGGGGGTCACTTCGATCTGTGACATCGACAGCAGCAAATTCGCCCTTCAATATCGAGAGAAGATTGACCGCGTGCAGAAGGCCCTCAAGAGCGGCGGCGTTGTAGCTGATTTGCCGAGGCTTAGCGAATGGCAAAATAAGCTGACGTACCCGCTCAATTTTCTCGACTATGAGACGGTAGCTTACGCCCTCCCGAATTGTCCCAATACCAAGCCGTGGGATGCCATCGCGATGCAGCTATCTAACGACCGCTTGGATGTGGATGGCACGTTCACACATCAAGAGTTCCTCGGCGAGGCGGACGGAACCGATCCCCGCGTGCCGTTCATTGAGGCGCTGTTGGCTGCGGTCGGCACCGAGGGCACCATCATCACCTACTCGATGTACGAATTCAACAATGTGAACGAGCCCTTAGCGAAGCAGTATCCGCAGTACGCCGAGCGCCTGCGGGCGCTCAAGGCGCGAGCTTGGGACTTGTGCGAGGTTGTCCGTGACACTACCTACCACCCTGAGTTTCGAGGAAGCTTCTCCATCAAGAAAGTGCTGCCTGCGTTGGTGCCCGAGATGAACTACACGGACTTGGCTATTGGTAGTGGGCTTGAAGTGCTACCTGCGTGGGAACGCTTGCTGAACGACAAGAGCATGACCCCTGAGGGGCGATTGCAGCTTCGTACTGCCCTGTTTACCTACTGTGGACAAGACACGATAGCGATGGTGCGGGTGTTGAGCGTGTTGGCGGGGTTGGGGGCGTAATGACTATCCGCTTCATTTACGCCTACAAATGGGTACGGGGTCCTTATACGGGGCTCTACGCCTACGTCGGTTCATCTTTTGACCCTGAGAAACGGGATCGGGCTCATTCCAGCAGAAGTGACATCCTGCAAAGATTTTGAGGAGGGACTATGGCGAAACCGAAGGTAATGCGTCACTACGGAATTCTGACGATGCCGAATTGGGTTCCCAACCTGAATGCTATGGTAGTTGAGGTTCGTGCCACGAGCGATAAAGAGGGGCGGTACGGCAAGGTTCTGAGCGTGAGAGAAGTCGGGCAGACGGTTGACTTCGAGGAAGCCAAGCGCACGGTCGCCTCACTGAATGACGCGGGGCGCTCGCTACGCAAGCTGGCTCCTCAGGCGCGAGCGGGGGCGAGGAAGGTCGTCTCCAACTACCTGAAATTGATGCCTGCCGCTAACAGGCTTGGACGAGTTCTGTAACGAGAAGAGACCGCACCCTAAACGGTGCGGCGATAGGGCGGGTTCCGCAACAGAGCGGCCCACGGAAGACGACACCCTGTAGCAGCGGGGAGGGCTTAGCGACAAGCACTCGCAGGTGATGCGGGAAGGAACGGTTAGAAGCCGAACCGCCCTATGCAGATTATGGCTCATGACGATTACAGCCCGAGGCGGCACACGGACGCCGAGTTGACGTTGAAGCTTACTGGCGAGGAAGCCATGAGCCTAGACGAGCAATTGACAGACTGGAATCGCACTGCTAGGGTTCAGGTGAATGTAACGTTCACCGACGACAACGGCACCGAGTACCACGCATCGCGAGTAATCAAGATGCGAGTGAAGCGCGAGACTTGGGAAGAATACCAAAGTAGGAAGCTGGCCGACAGCGTGACCGTTCCTGTAGGTAAGAGCGAAGGTCGTTAAAACGAGAGCCGCCAGCAAATTTATGAGCAAATTCATCAATGTCAGCAGGGTTGACGATCAAGGCGACCGAGTGTTACTGTACGGTAAGAGCCCGAACTTCCACGTCATCGCAGGCCCAGAGGACAACGTTCAGGTCGGCGACGAGATCGAGTTCGAGCCCTACGGCCTCAACTTCGGATGGTTCAAGCGGAAGGTGGACACCCGATGACCTATCAGAAGCTTTACGAGAGCGTCAACACCAGCAGCGCAAAATGGCTGGCAGATCGAATGCGATACCTGTACGGCTTCGAGACCGAGGCCGATGCAGACGACATCGAAGCCATTCATGCCGCTGAGAACGAAGCCATGGGAGGCTGCTAGCTGGCGACACGTATCCAATGATCGTGATCGAGAACAGGTTCGGGCGGGGCGCTAAGGATAGGAGCCTCGACGCGGTACGGAAGGGGCTGGCGGAACTGGCTCTCGACATCCTGTGCGGGGAGCAACCATTATGTGGATAGTCGTGGAAGACGGTGACATCTTCGAGGGTAACGAGCACCATTGGGCCGATTGCTTCTTCACCAACGTGAGCGCGGACACCGTTCTAGGTTTCTGCGAAGCAAACGGCTGGAAAGTGAAGATTACAGATGCCAAGCCCGAAAATACGTCCGCGTAGAGAACACGAAACGATGGCGGGGTATATGGAATCCGACCACGACTACGTGATGAACAATTTCGAACTCGCCATCCAGTTGCTCGACACACTGGCGAATGCGGAGTTGCTCAATGCGGCAATTAAAACGAGGGGGAAGCGTGCGCGAACGGCCAGTCAGAATCGAGACTAGCGAGGGCGGCGTCAAGGTCATCGGCAAGGGCAAGACTGCTTGCATCAATTTCCATACGGGCAGAAACACGTCTTATGGGTTGATCGAGAACAGCGCAGACCTGCGGCACTTCATCATGATGGCGGCAAAGCGGCTGACGATTCCCGACGTTCGTCGTTGCGTATATTGTGACGGCAGCAAGAACGCGATCATCGGTACGACTGACCCCAAGCACCCGCTGCGGGCGGTTCCATGCCCTGAGTGTCAGCCAGTGGAGTATCGAAAAGAGATGAAAAGGAGACCCAGATGAATCGCAAACTATTCGTATCGTTCACCGCTCTCCTGAGGGAGATCAAAAACGATAGGGTCACCGAGAAGGATTTGGAGCGCGGCCTGTATTACTTCGGCTGCACTCGCCGTCATGCGTTCGAGCCCGGTACACAAGGCGAATCGGACGAACTCATGTGGATTTTCAAGGACACCACCGAGGCTCAGGCAACGCATCAGGTGCTTCTCAAGTACGTGGAGAAGGCTGAGAAGGATGGACGCTGTGTGTGGCGTGCCGCCGACCAGATGAACTCCTACGAGCAACTGAACGCCCTGCTCGTGAAGCACGGCTACTCCTACGACCGCAACAAGGGGCCTGCGATCATCACCGAGACCAAGCCCGAGGAGAAGATCGAACTGGTTGAGATTGACCCCAATCACAAGCGGGCGATCATGTACGACCCTGACAACCGCACGGAGAACCCATGGTACGCTTACTGCTACCCGGGCGTGCGGGATCGGGTAGAACAAGCGGGACTACCGCTGGATGTGATCGCATGAGAAAACTCACCCTGTTGCCATTGCTGTTGCTGCTCACCGTCAGCCTATTCTCGCAGACTGCTAAACCGTCACCAGCTATCCCGAAGCTGGCGGTCTGGCAGATCACCCCGACCGTAAGTGTGCAGTACGATCCCACCGTCTGGAAGCTGGGGACGACGGACAACTCGCAAGTGCTCCTTTTGATGGGCGAGGACAAGGCACCGCGCAACATTATGCTGAATGTGACGATCCTGCCGACAGACAAGTTGAGCGCGGCGGACGTTATCGCCTCGCGGATAGCGGCAACCGAGGACGAGAGGGGCGTGGCGGAATTAGTCACGAAAGAATACCAAGCGGGCGATGAGTACGGCGTGCTGTTCGGCTACACACGGAATGTGGACGGTAAGGACTACGTGGCTGGTAGATGGTCGTTCGCGGGCGATAAGCTGGACACCAAGAGCCGCAGTGTGATAGAGTTTGAGGGTGTAATTCCTATAGCCAAGGAAAACGATGACATCATGTCGAAGATGAATGACGTGATAAAGACCTACAAAATCAAATGAAGCAATCGCGCTATATCGACACTGCCGCGTTGGAAGCCCTCGCCGCCCTCCTACATATCGAGGCTGGCAACATCTGCGTGGGCTGCAAGGATAACGTCGGCTTCAACCTCGGAGAGGGACACGGCCTGAGTGGGAGCCCAATCGCCCCCTTCGATTGCAGAGCGACAAAGCTGCGGAAGCTGACCAAGGACCTGTACAAGATCATCGACGACTACAAGAAGGCGAACAGCAAGGAGCGTGAATTTTGGGCACCGAAGAAAAAATAATCTACGTTGTAGTTGCGGAGACCGTTCAGCATCCGACGACGACTACGATTGTCGGTCAGCGTCTTGTACGTCTCTCGGGAGTTCCTTGCGGCAGCAAGACTCGCGACATCGTGCAGATTCCGGGTCGGCTCGCGGCTCAGGCGTGCCACGCCGTCCGCCGCATGGGGCACCACATGGTCATCGACGCCGTGAAAGAATTGCTCCTCTTCAATGGCATCGTCAAAAGTTTTAAGAAATTCAAACAGGTGATTAGTGCGTTGGGTAGCTTGGTTGTCTATGAGCCCATCACAACCATCATCCTCTCGTGCCGCGATAGCTTCGAACTGGAGCACACCTACAACATCCTCCGCGACCACGCTGGCGTGTTGGCTTTCAAATTCAACGACACGAATGCGGCGGTCTACTGCGTCGGTTGCACTCAGCCGTGCAAGGGCGAAGTTACTACGGCGTTCGCCACGGTGCCCGTGGATAAGCTGCAAGTTCAGGGCTACCTCGACTACCTCCCCTTGTGGACTCCTAAGTAGCTGAAAACAAAGGCACAATTCCTATCGATTTACCTCTCCGTTTGGGTATAATGGGGTATGGCGAATCGGTTTGAGATCGGATCACGGGTCAAAGCTAAGATCAATGGCGTCAAGGGGACGGTGGATTCCTTCGACGCAACCACGCAAACGTACACCGTGAATTACGATAAAATCGGACTACGAAAAAACCAGCCCGAAACCTCGTTAGATGAGGCCCCCTCGCTACGCACGCATTTTGAGCCGAGCCCGAAAACAACCACACATTTTGCAGAGCAGGTAGAGTACGCCGACTTTTTCGACATGCTGCAAAACGAAGCCAGCATCCGAGTGCAGTTACCGAAAGCTAGACTTGGCTGGTTTATGACGCATTACTTCAACGCCACGGGCGACTCGATTACAGACGAGACGCCGAACGTTTCTATTATCAAAGCCGACAAGCAGGGCGTGAGCATCACGGTAAATTTCCCTGCGGCATACAAAGGGATGGTTCCCCCGATTATCAACGAATGGGCTGAGAACTTGTCCAACCCAACAGGGAAGCACGGATTTTGCAACATCGCATTTGCGTTCGAACTGTTCTCCATCGGTTTCCGCCTCGGTACGAAACACAGCTACACGGGGATCGGCGGCGACCGCTGGCTAGGACTCAGGGGGAAACAGTAATGACAAACAAAGAACTCAAGAGGGCGGCGAGGTCGAAGTCTTACTACGCCAAGAAATTGCGTAAGGCCGTCATCTATCTGTACGGCACGCCCATCGGCAAGAAGCCTTTGATTGCGGCGGTCGGCATCCTGAAAGTGCTCAGCTTGGGCACACGACATCGACGGGCAAGCCCGTCAGAAAGCACGCGACAGCCTGAGGAGAATATGCCTTTTCTTGAAGAAATAAACGAACGGCGTGCAGAAGATCGGCGCAAAAATGATCGACGCAAAGGCGAGGCGACCGTGGTTCCATTGTCCTCGTTCTACGAGCAGCCGACCGCTCTGCCAGTTCGCAAGCCTGCAAATATAAGCCAGTCATTCGGCCCGCGAATCTCTTCACAGGTCAGCAATCGGGAAATCGAAAAACAGATGAACGAATTTTTAGATCGGCTGATGGCGAAATTCCCAGAGCCGAAGGTAGAACCGAAGCCGCTATCTGACGAGCAAGTGGTCGCAGCGTTGGCGACGGAGGCAACCTTGATGTTTGCAAACAGCAAGCCCTGCTGGTTAACCGAAGAGGTCAAAGCTAAGGGCGTTGGAGCGGGCGAATGACACCGAGACAGAGCAAAGATAACCCGTTTGACATTATCGACCGTCGTATCGAGTGGGTGGAATTCGAGTACCAAGCAGGCCGTGGCTCGAAGCACCAGCTAGTGGACTACGCCAAGCGGTACAAGCTGATGTCGGCGATTGCTCTCGACCGTAACGTCACGCCGACCGTCGTGGAAGCGATGGCCTATCTTTTGAACATGGGAGGCGAATATGAAAGCTAAGTTGTTGTTCTCAATCTTCGTTCTGGCGGCGGTGTGCTGGTCGCTAATCGTCATCGTGATTGGAACTTCGCATGGGTTCATTCTCCAGCCCTACCTCGACAGCCCGTGGTCGAGCGGCATCGTAGGCATCTTCGGCGGCTTCATGATCGTCGCCCTCGGCCTACGGGTATACGGTGCTGCTAACGGGAAGGAATTCCTGAAACGGTTGGAGAAGGCTCCGAAGCGCGAGATCGCCACGAACGATGGCTACGCACTGGACAAGTGCCAGACGATGTACCGTCAGCCCTACATCGTGACCGATCAGAGGTTAGCGCGATGACGCCAATCGAACCTAAGCCGATGATCTTCGTGTTCGGCAGCAACGAGCAGGGTATCCACGGCGGCGGGGCGGCGAAGGTCGCCCGCGACAAGCACGGAGCCATCCTGCATCAGGGCTTCGGGCCGCAGGGCAACTGCTTCGGCATCCCGACTTGCCACGTGCCAGTAGGCCGTCCCGGGTGGGAGATTCCCCTTAAACGGGTGGACTACTACATCAGGTCATTCATGCTGTACGCGGACATGTTCAGGAAGCCTGAGAACTCTGAGCTATTTCAGATCACCCAGATCGGCTGCGGCTTTGCAGGCTGGACGAAAGAGCAGATCGCACCGATCTTCTTCAACGCACCCGAGAACTGCCTGTTCGATACGGTATGGGAACCGTTCCTCGGCGACACGACCATCGGCGGCTTCGAGCGGAAGTATTGGGGGACATACTGATGAAACGCCAAAAGTACCCACAACTCAGGAATGAGATGGAGAAGAACTACGGCGTCATCTTCACGCCAAAGCAATTAGAGGAACTCGCGAAAGGTGATCGCCGCCTGCAACGAGACCTGAGGGATGACTGCACAGACACCGCAGTCCGCGAAGTGTTCAGTACGCTCGTGGTGTGGGATGTCCTCGGCAGAGGACGAAGCTGGCCGTGCAACGGCGAAGGCTCCGACGCCGCTCTATCATTTCAGCTTGAGTTTTATCCTGCGGCGAAGCGGGCGGGCTACAGTATCCCGAGCTACATACTCGGCAGTCTCGCTCAGATGCGTGACCACCGCGTCCAGACTTTGAGCAAGCAAATCACCAAGCAGCAACAGGAGATCACGCGCCTGAAAGGGGAAACATTCTGATGGGTAAGGACCCATGCCCAATTTGCGCTACGCCTGAGACGAAACTGGTTGACGGGCGTATCCTGTGCGGCGGGTGCGGCCTAGACATACCACTCTTGCGTCTTCGGGGCTATCTTCGCGGTGACAAGAAACTTGTCGGCTTCGACAGAGCGACGAGGCTGTATGAAAAGGCTCAGATCACGGCATCGTTCGGAGAGTGGTTGGTGCAGAACAATCTCGAACTGGTAGGCAAACCATGAAACCATATTTCCTGTTCCCCGCTGATCCGTTGAACCATCGTGTCATCGACTGTGACTTCCAACTACAGGCGAAGGCCCTGACCGATGCTGGCTATGGCTACGCCATACTCAATCTCGAAGATGATTCGGTCTGGTCGCCTCGGGGCGGTCTGGTCGCACAGACCCCGTTCAAGCAGGACAATATCGTCTATCGCGGCTGGATGCTCAACGAGCATGAATACGACAGGATGGAAGAGTTGGCCGACTGGTACGGCGGCACGCTCCGCACGACCAAAGAGCAGTATTACCAGACGCACCACATTCCGAACTGGCATGTCATGCTCAGCGACATGACGGCGGAAACCCTCGTGTTTCCGAAAGAGACCATCGACTTCGACGATACCGACGAACTCTGGGATCGGTTCTTCGAGCGGAACTTAAAGCGCACGGGCTGGCGTGAGTGCTTCGTGAAGGACTACGTGAAGTCCCTCAAGACGGCTGGCGGCTCCATGGTTCGCAGTGCCGCCGACCTACGCCGCGTCGTGGAAGAGATGGCGAAGTTCCGGGGCACCATCGAAGGCGGTCTGTGCATCCGCCAGTTCGAGGAGTACATCCCGCAGACCGAGATTCGTTTCTTTGTCGTCAACGGGAAGGTGTTTGCCCCGAAGATCGACACCAATTTCAACATCGTGGCGAACACCAGCTACCTTCCGCTGGCGAACGAAGTAGCGCACCGCATCACGGCCCCGTTCTTCTCCGTTGACATCGCCACACGTGCAGACTTCACGCCGCGTGTGGTAGAATGTGGCGACGGGCAGGTGAGCGATCTGGTGGGCTGGACGCCCGAGGAGTTTGCACAAATATGGAGCTAAAGGCAATCAAACCGACCGAGGGCTGGACGTACCTCTACAACTCACCCAAGTGGCATTACTTCCGAGGCGGGCGTTCACTGTGCAAGCGGTGGATGACATTCGGCAACGACTTCGAGCAGGGCGGCGACCTGAGCCCCGATAACTGCAAAGGCTGTGTGACGGCACTGGAGAAAGAGCGAGCGAAGGCGGCGAAGAAATGAGCAAGTCCAGATACGGTTTCCTCCCGTCTCAGAAATCGTTCGCACCACCAAAGAAAGAAATGGCGTGGTGGGCGAAGGTGCTCGGCGTAATTGTTGCCTTCCCCTTTGTCGCCGCTGGCATCTTCCTGTTCTTCTTCATCCCGATGGTCGCCGCAGGCAAACTGACGGGCGGCGAGGGCGGCGGGTTGGGTCTTCTGATCTTCGCGGTGGTTATGGCAGCCGAAATCGTGGGCATCGCGTTTGCCGCTCGAAAATTGGTCTCCAAATAGCTGAAAACAAAGGCATAAAAGCTAGAGATTTACCTCTCTTTTTGGGTATAATGACACTGGAGGGGAACTCTTGGCGATCCGTGCAGACCTACCTGTCGAAGTAGACAAAGCGGTTCTAACTCGCTATTGCCCCGACCCGCGTTGGGGCTATCAAGAAAAGTTCAACGGCGAGTATCGCACCATCTGCAAGGATTCGAGCGGCATCCACGATTTCAATCGCAACGGCGACCCTGCCAAGGGTCTACCAAGCGACCTAATCGCTGTTCTCAAGAACCATCCCCTCCACCAATTCATTATCGCAGGCGAGCTAGTCGGCAACAAAACCTTCAAGCTGTTCGACGCTCTGGTTCTGGGCGACGAAATGTGTGGTGCGAATTCTTACGAGCATCGCGAAGCCCGTTACCATCAGGAGTTCGATGGGTTCAGCAAGCTGATCCAGCCCGTATACACCGCCCGCACGCATGAAGCGAAGGCTCAACTGGTGATCCAGTTACTCGAAGAGGGAGCCGAGGGCGTGATCGGGCGAGACATGACGGCCTCGTATGTCGAGGGCAAGTCTGGGCAACATTTCAAGGTGAAGTTCTGGAAGACACTGGATGCGGTTGTGATCGGCCCCTGTCCCAAGGGTCACCACAGCGTTCGCCTCGCGTGCTACGATGATCGCGGCATCCTGCGTGAAGTTTGCGGAGCCAAGATTCTAAATTTCCACCCGAAGAAGGGTGACGTGGTTGAAGTGAAGTACAACAAGGGCACGCGGAATATGCACATCATGGAGATTCACATGGAGCGGATTCGCACCGACAAGATGCCCGCCGAGTGCTTACTCAGCCAGATCGTGGTCAACAAGGATTTCAGGAGCCAACTATGAAAATCGTAGATCGCTACAACTTGGAACAAACGGTGAAGTCCCTGACGATGGGCAAATGGTATGAGGTAGCTATCCCGCCATTCTCCACACGTCGAACCCCCATGACCCTGCGGATGCAGGCGTTTCAGAAGCCTGATCGCCGGGGATCGGTCGTAATGAAGAACGAGCTAGGCGGCCACATCACGGTGAACATGAATCAGATCGTGGGAGAAGCACGGTGAAAAAGTCATTCCTAATCCTGTACACGCGAACCCGCGACGGTCGTATCGGGCGTATGGAAGAGCGTGAGGATGGCGACTACATGGCGTTCAGCGTCTACGGCACATTCACCGAGCCTGAGAAGGGCTCGAACTTCATCGTCATTCGAACGAAGCCGACGAAGCGGGACGCCTTCCCTCGGAAGCTTAAGACCGCGATCAACGCGCTGGTGCAGCCGTGGTACAAGCAGGAAGACTGGCACCATGATAAGAACCGCAAACGTTACATCGACCAAGATATCCGTTGCTGGTGGAATGTGGACGGCGAGGGCTGCGTCTATGTGAAGCCTGACGGCGTAACGCTGGAGAGCCCGAGGCTCTGGGATACCAAATCCGCCATCCGTTTCGAGTGGGACGGCGAAAATCTTACGAGGGTCAAATGAACCATCATGACGAGTTTTGCGAATTCGTGCGCGGGCAACGGTGGATGTCTCAGAATTTCGGCGACACCCTGATCGAAAAGTTTCAGGCGGCTCAGCATGACGCCTTCGAGCGGGGGCAAGCCTCGTACCGATTGCAGAGGGACATCCCAGAATTCACTCTGGACACCCTGCCGCGAAAGTACGTTACCGAGTTGAAGAACATCTTGCGGGGCAAGATACGCGGCGAGGAGCCGTTCCCCGGCGACCCGTTCATCAATGCCATCAAGCGGGCTCGCGAGTTGACGAGTGCGGGACTCAAGGACTCGAAGTTCTACATCGAACGCCTACGGGAGACGCTGTGAAACTGTTTCAACTCAGGGTGAGCGGGCGACGGTCGTGGGTCGATGGGGTGTGGACGATGGGGTGTGGACGATGGCCTCGAAGCGACTGTTCCGCACGGCTGAGGGTGCGGAGGCGTACAAGCCCGAGTTCCGCAAGGTTTGCACGACAGATCGGCATGAGCACGACCTGACGACACTGATGGACGACGAGAGTTTCAAATGTGACGTGGCTGAACTGGAGTTAGCTGATGGCGACTGAGGAACTCAAATTCGGGTACGTCAAGGTACTGCATCCGTCCAGCAAGCAGGCGGTGTACCTCGAACAGCCGAAGATCGTCACGAAGGGTGACATCAAGTTCGTCAGCGGCACGGTGTGCGACAAGGAAGGCGAGACCAAGGTGGTGAAGGGCGGCACGGTTCTGCACCTGCTCCAGCTTGGCGAAGGCGTGAAAGTAATAGGCATGAAGCACGACAATTTTTACGGTATAATGGAAGAAATCGAGGAGATAAAACTATGAAACTCGGAGACAGAAATCTCGGCATTCCCGCTCAAATTTGGGCGGTCTTGAACATCCTTGGTGAGGGCGATTTTTGCCTCGGCTTCACTGGAGCGGATTACGACAACTTCGAAAAGGTCGCGGAAAAGTTCGATGTCTTTACGTATCCGTTCTACAACTTCGCGGGCGGTGCCTACGGCTTCGTATTCGTGGTCAAGAGTTTCGCCAGAGTCGAGGACCCTGTTCTGTACTTCACGATCACACAGCACGGCTCCTGCGACAACATTTGCGTCATTGATTGGCTCGGCAAACGCGACTACCAGAACCCGCCCATGACGAATGCTCAACGCCCCGAGAATTCTCGTTGCGCTCATTTTGCCTTCGGGCAGGCTGGCGACGTAGTGAGCTACGTTCGCGTTTTAGTTAGTCAGTTTGTGATCGGCAAAGCTGGTGCCAAAATCCAAACCGAGGGCATACTCGCCATCGAGAATGCCGATGCGGGAAAGGTGGTGGTCTAATGGAATCGACGACCAAGAAATCGCACATTGAGGACGGCAAGGTCTACGAGCACGAGTCCTATGGCGCGGTGACCGTCAGCCGATGCAGCGGGCGGGGATACCTGTTCGGCTCCGACGCCGAGCACCAACACTTCGTCCATGTCGAGATCAGGCACGCTGAGATGCACCGCAGCCTGTCGCATGATTGGGTCTCTTCTTCGAGCCGTATGCCTGTCTGCGACCTTTTCATGACCGAGGCTCAATGGGCTCGCTTCGTCAGTTCTTTTGGCGATGGCACGGGTACGCCCTGCACGCTCCGCTCTATCGACGGGCGTCAGCTTGAGAAGACACCTGAGCCGACGCACTTCACCAGCGAGTTCCGCGACGAGATCAAGAAGACGGTCGGCAAGGCTGCGGAGACCCTGAAAGAACTGCTCAAGACGCTCAAGGAAAGCAACCTGCCCGGGAACAAAACTCTGAACAAGGGCGAGCAGAAGGTCTTGATCGAAGGGCTGGAGCACGCTGTCATGGCGATCCAGAGCAACCTGCCCTACGTCGAGAAGTGCTTCGACGAGACGATGGAGAACAAGATGAGCGAGGCCCTGATCGAATTCGAGGGCATCACGCAACAGCGGCTCCGCGACATCGGCATCTCGACCGTCCAAGCCAGCTTGCCTGAGAGCACGTTCAAGCGGGGGCTGGCGTTGACCGAGGGTGAAGGGAAAGAGTAATGGAGCGGGGTATCTGCAAGGTCGAAGGCTATCATAGCCGTGAGCCTCATGAGAGGCTACACGACTGTGATAGCTGGACGCCCATTCCCCCCAATCCAGACCAATCACTGCGGGAACGGTTCCGCAACGTCATCAGGCTCGCAGGATACGCAGAAGTAGCGCAAGACCGCATCCTCGATCAGTGGTATGATTTCTATATGAACGGCGACAGGGCGTCATTCGTCAAGATGCTGGAAGACTACGAGAAGAACGACGGCGACCCTATCGACGACGAGCGAAAGCACCAGCACTGCAACCGCCACAACGATCTGGGGTGTCGGACATGCATCGCAAACAATTGGCAGTTCAGGGAGGAAGTATGAAAGGACTCTATTTAATTCTGATCGCACTGGTACTGTGCGTGGCGGCATCGGCACAAAGTGTGTCACATAGCTGCCCCAATGGGGCTCCCCCCACAACGGGTGACTGCCCTAGTTCGGGCGGCGGAAATAACAACGGCGGTGGGGGTGGTTCGAGAAGCAGTGGACTTTCGGCGGCTCAAATCCGCCACAACCAACTGGTCGATTTGAACAACGAAGCGGTCGCCCAGATCAACGCTGGCGATTGCGCGTCAGCCAAGCTTACCTTGGTTCAAGCCATGAACATAGATTGGTACTATGGCATGGCGCACTACAACTACGCGATCTGCCTGATGCAGGAAGGCAACTACGATGGAGTCGTCTCATCGATGCAGATGGTTCTCGGCTACGGGGGCGAGGGTGTCAATGGGAAAAAGCTTCGAAAGTTGATTGAGGATGCTCAGGCGGCTCAGAGAAATGAAGCGGCAGCCGCAGAACGGAAACGCCAGCAGGAGGCGGAAGCCGAAATGGAGCGCCAGCATCAAGCGAATGAGGCGGCACTCGCACGCATGGCTGCGGAGGCGAGAGAGCAAATACGTTTGAACAAGATTGGGGAAGTGGGTACGATCAGCGGGAGTGTTTGGTTGGTCTCAAGTGATGATTGTTGTCTCAGGCAGTTACAGCCCAGCGATGTAGTTTGGAAAAACGCACACATCAGAACGGGGGTTGACAGTCACGTGCAATTCACGTTGCTGGACGGAACTACCTTCACTATGGGGCCTAACTCCGACATGGTTCTCGACGAATTTGTGTACGACCCCAACACGTCCGTAGGCAAGATCACGGCTAGGATAACCAAAGGGGTTTTCCGTTGGGTGACGGGCAAAGCGATGCCGAGCAGGACGATGAACGAAAAAATTAAAGTCCCCACAGGAACCATCGGCATACGCGGCACCGACGTGGAAGTTTCCGTAGGCGATCAAGACGTGTACACTTGCAACTACTGGAACATTCGAGGCGACGGCACTCCCAAAGCGATTTGCAAGACAGTCACGGCTGAAACTGTCATCACCTTGCGGTCAGGGGAGATAGATACTGTCGTCCCGTGGTACACAGGCAGACAAGTGAAGCTGCCTACGGGGTTATTTGCCGACGAAATTTTATTCACCACCTGTGCCTACAGCGGCCCGGAAAAACTCTATGACTACTACGGCGACTACTACGACGGCAAACCAATGCTGACGTTGAAAGCCAGCGTGCCGAAGCGGTTTATCTTTTTGAAGGATGAAGGGCAAGTCGTTTGCGATGAGGACACAAAATGATCCTCACCCCAAGACAAGTCGCTCAGATCGACGGGGATATGCGTTGGGTGAGCGGGGCACAGTACACCGTCAACGACCTATTGGAGACGATTCAATTCTATCAGTCTCTAGCGGAGTCGAAATCCCTTTGCGGACATCCTGAACAATATTCCCGTACCGAAGACGGCGGCAAGCACATTGTGTGCTTGATATGCGAAGTTGAGCGATTGTCGGAAGAACTTAAGAGGAGAGACTGGTGATCGTCGGCTGCTACACACTCGATCTGTATTGCGACCGTGAAGAGGGCGAGCCTCAGCACGGCTTTCGGGAGTTTCCCCATCAGTTCACGGGGCACACCGAAGGTGACTGTATGCAGGATGCGAGGGCTCGTGGCTGGCGGTTCAGAGACGGGGCGGCGTATTGCCCCAAGTGTGCGGTGACCCTCAAGATGGCACGCAAACCGAAGCCTCGGAAGTCCGAAGGTCAGACGGCGGGCTGGATCGATGTCATCAAGAAAATGGGCAAGAAATGAAAACACGCAAGTACACAGTTCCGAGCGGCGGAACGAAATGGCGGCATGGCGGGAAGCTGAAAGAAATCCCGAAGCCATGGGTTCGCTGGTACGACAACAGACGCCGTAAGCGCCACGTGGAAGTCACCGTAATGGGCTTCTGGGGCATCGGGCGGCACTACTACGTCACCCTCAAAGAAGATAGCAACGCGATCTGGAACCACAAGGATGAAGTCTGGCAAGAATGTTGGGACGACAAGGAGTGTCGCGGCCAGCAGTTCGACAAGAAGTTCGACAACATGGTGTTGGCAGCCGAGTGGGTGAAGCAGATTCAGAAGAAGCATTTCCCGAAGAAGACCCACAAGCTTTCGCAGGACTGGAACAACCTGCACGAGAAGGAAGACAAGAAGGTTTGGCTCGGCATTTTCAAGGAGGGCGATTGAGTCGCATCATCTGCATCGGTAAGAACAACGCCGAGTACGACGAACGTGCTCTGGAGTGTATCTCGGACTGGCTGATTGAGAATGGCTGGCGGACACTGGGGCAACGCATCATCGCAGGCGATTTGGATCACTACGACATGGCTACCCTGCCTAAGAAGGGGGATGCGTTCGATGCCATCCAGCGTTACCGTAAGATCGACGCTGTGATTGCCCTGCACCTATTCGCCATCGACCACCGTCCCGGCTATGATGGTCTGAAACTTCCATACGGGCCGCGATACTACGTCGGACGAAACCCCGAGTTGCTTACCATCTGCATGAAGCGTAGAATACCCCTTATCGCATGGGGAGACCAACCCGATTTGCATTTTTGCAAGCTGCCCTTAACAAAGCACCAACTTATCGGCTCCGCGTACCTGTACGAGCCTAAAACGGAGGAAGGGAATGCTCTCGAAAGAACTCAAGTCGCTCATTGAGAGGTTCAAGCTGGACTTCAGCAAGTACAACACGCAAGCTGGTGCCCTGTACCAGTGCTGCGATGCTACCGCCGAGTTTATGAAGTTCGTCAATCAGGTGGACTCGCTCCTGATTAGCCGCTTCGGTATCCACAGGTTTGAATTCGAGGTCGGGCCGAGCATCGGGCTCTGTCCGAAGATTTACAGGAATGGCCTGAATGAGATGGGTGAGGTTCGGGCGGACTGGCATAGCATCGTGGGCACGAAAAACGTCCTGATCGATTGGACGGCGAGGCAGTACGTCGAAACCGCCCCGTTCCCACTGCTCATTGCGAAACGCGGCTTGCATATCCGCAGAAATCACGGAGATTTCTACACGGCTATCCGCCTTTCCCACCCAGCGGCGGTCGGCATACGTGAAGAGGTCGCCCACAAACGTCAGCAAGGGTATGTCTGGCACGTAGACATCGGCTGGCAGCCGCCTGTTCATAAGCTGGGCTCCGTCAAGACTTCTTACGCTGCCGTGGGACACGGGGGATAAATGGGTTGGGGCTGTCAGGACTGCAAAATACCGACACCGTATCCGCACTACGTCTACATGGCGAAAGATAGCGTGTGGAAGAAGGCGGGGCTCACGTATAATGAGAACGTCTGCCTCCCGTGCTTGGCGAAAAGGTTGGGGCGCAAGCTGACACCTAATGACTTCACGAAAAAGCCGCCGTGTAATTGGATTATCCACCAGACGGAACCGTTCAAATATTACAAGTTCTTCCCGACCTTGAAGCATCTGACATGGAGACGGGGCGGCGGGGTGGAGGGATTCCTCAAGTGGTGGAAAATGGCTGAACGGGAGTCCGACCTGCGGACAGCACGTGAAATGATCTTGGAAGGTAGGGCGTGATGAAACTATGGTTGGCTTTACTGATCCTCCCGTCATTGGCACAGGCTCAGACCATCGCACCGCTGACTACACCGCCACAGCACGTGCGGAAGCATCACGAGAAAGAGCACCAGCAGTGGGTAGACAGGTTTAACAAGATTCTCACTCATCCGCAAAACGCGGATGCCACAGCGTGGGAATGGTATGCGTTGACCGACGATTCCGGCTGGACTGTGAGCGGTTACAATTGGGCCGTCGTCAAATGGAACGAGGGCTTCCACACCACGGCGCTTGACTATTTCAAGTGGCTGAGCACTCATTGCGACGACCCTGACGGCACCCGCGAACCCGAAGTCTGTAAGCTTTCGAAACTGGCATTGAAGAAATGAGCGATCTTAGCTGGAGCGGTTCAACACGACAACTCTTCCGCGATGGTGTGTTCTATCGGGACAAGGGGAAATGTGTCAACTGCGGGCGTCCCGGCGTAGACGCCCACCACATCATAGAACGGAGGTTATTTCCAGATGGCGGATATTTTTTGGACAATGGGGCGTGCCTCTGCTCGGAATGTCATCTTGCGGCAGAAGCTACGCTCATCAGATGTAGTCATTTGCGAGAAAGGGCTGGCATCACAACAGTCGTTTTACCGCCCCACTTCTTTGCCGACCAAGAGTACGACAAGTGGGGGAACGCGATCCTTCCAGACGGTCGTCGAATGCGTGGTGAACTTTTTGAGGAAGAGGGTGTTCAGAAAATCCTCAAGCCCGTCCTCCACCTGTTCACCGAGCGAATCAAATACCCTCGGACATACCATTTCCTGTGGTCACCGGGGCTCAAAAATGATGACCGTCAGTTGCCAAGCACTGAAGGATGGGATGGGCGGGAAGTCGTCATAACCGAGAAAATGGACGGCGAGGGCACCACGTTCTACCACAACAGTCTCCACGCCCGCTCCATGGAATTCGAGCCCCACGAATCACGCACCCACATCAAGGCGATCCACGCCGAGGTAGGCTACGAAATTCCCGAGAACTACCGCGTCTGTGGCGAGAACCTGACGGCAGTGCATTCCATTCGGTACGAGAACCTCCCGTCGTACTTCATGGTCTTCAACATCTGGAACGGTTTGACTTGCCTGTCGTGGAGTGAGACAATGGAGTGGTCAGCATTACTCGGCCTCACCACAGTGCCCCTGATCTATTGGGGGACGTACTCAGACGGGTTGTGCCAAGAGTTGTGCAAGCAACTCAACCCTGAGACGCAGGAGGGGCTAGTCGTTCGGCCTGCAAGAGCGTTTAGTATGGTGGAATTTCCCTATGTTGTTGGGAAATACGTCCGTGCGAAGCATGTGCAGACAGATCAACACTGGATGCGAAAGGCAGTTGAGTACAATGGATTGGCTACTGCTCGGTAAAATCGCGTTGGGTCTTGGATGGGGCGGCTTCGTCATCTGGCTGGTTCACCGCGTCATCGCGCAACGTCTGCCGGGAGACCCGCAGTGATACCCCGCATCAATTCCGATTACACGTGGTTCAATCTGGCGATTGTTCGATCCCCCATCCACCGCTGGGGCGTCATCGCCGAGCAAAGCATCCCGGCTGGGGAATACGTCATCGAATACACGGGCCAATTGCTGAACCGCCGCCAACACAAAGAAGTGACAAGCGGTCGGAAGTACATCTACACATACTGTCTGGACGATTACTGGTCGCTAGATGGAGCGGTGAGGGGTAGCGGAGCCGAGCGGGTGAACCACTCGTGCGACCCGAACCTTTACGCGGAAATTCGCGGGCACCGCGTCTACTTCTACTCGCTTCGGCGAATCAAGAGGGGCGAAGAACTGACCGTAGATTACCAGTTCGAGTACGACAAAAATCCCGTCATCTGCCTTTGCGGTACAAAGAAATGCCGAGGCACGATCAATCTGCTGAAAGGTCAAGCGTCCAAGTGAACCTGAAAATTTACGACTCGGGGTGCACGTGCTTCGACCGTTACTGTATCCTGCTCATGAACAGACCTAGCGAGTATAGCGGTCTTCCCAATTACCCATCCACTTATGAGGCAATTCTCGCTGGCGACAAACCGGGTCTGTGGCTCACAGGAGACCGTTTGTACGACGTGGAAAAACTCGGCACGGAGATAGAATTCGAGCAGCTTCCAAAGTGGATTCAAGAACGACTACAGGAGATTTCCATCTACCTATGAAACGTTCCCCAACATCCAAGCGCATTGACGTGACAGGTCTTCTGAAGCGTCCGACTCTTTACATCGACATCGACGACACCATCATCGCCTGCATCTGGGACGGCTCTGGCTTCGATCTTCGTCCCAACATCATGACCCAGCTTCGCGTGCTCAAGGAGCTTTACAACGTCCGCTGGCTTACCTGCTGGGGACCTGAGCCGCTGAAAAAGTTGATCGACAGCCTGTATGGGCAGGACATCTGGCGAGACACCGAATACTGTGCGTGGATGACGCGACTTTCGAGTGCCAAGAATGAGAAAGTAGATGCCGTGCTGGAAGGCCCTGAGGACTGGTACTGGCTGGAAGACCCGCTCTACGGCGACGACCTGCTTCGCCTACGGGAAGCTGGCTTGGAGAGCCGTTACATCCAAGTCCATCCCCGCGAAGTGTGGGCTTTCGCCGATGCGTGCAAGAAACTCTTTGAAATGACCAATGTCACCCCGGAGAAACTCAAAGAGGTTGGGGCGAACATTAAGTGGTTTGAGCGGTATTAAGTAGTATGAAGTATCCGCCCTACGAAGACTACAAGCCGTCCCCCATCCTGAAGTTCTCGGACTTTGTTCGGACGGCTCCACGTGCGGGAAGAAATTGTCCCACCGATATCAGGATCGGGTACGTCTGGAAGGCGCTGATGAACCGCTATCTGGAACCCCACCGCCACTACCACACACTGGGACACATCCAGTTCGGATTCAGCGAATACTTCAAGTTTTTCGACAAAATGAGCCCCATTACTTTCTTTGCGTGGGCTTACCACGATGCGGTTTACGACCCCACCCGTGACGACAACGAAGCCCGCAGCGCGATGGTTTTCGAGAAGGATAACCCTGTACTGGGATTCGACGTAGAGGATGCCGACAAAATCATTGCCCTGATCCTCAGCACCACCCACACCGAGCACGTCAACCTCGTCACCGATATCGATCTCGCGGGACTGGGGTCGTCAGCCGAGCAGTACGATGAAAATACCCGCCTCATCCGCATGGAGTACAACTTCGCCAGCGATGAGATGTGGAAAGCTGGCCGTATGGCATTCCTGAAGACCTTCCTCGCTCGACCGCAGCTTTACTTCAGCCCCCAGTTCGCGGGAGCCTACACCCTTCAGGCTCGGGAGAATATGCAGCGGGAACTGGACAGGCTATGTACGATCCCTTCGTAATCAACTATGTTGATCCATTCTCGGATCACACCCGCCGTCGCTCCGTCGCATGGTTTAATCTTCGGGCTCTCTACCTCTCCAACCAGACCAACCTAGCGATAGAGAATCAGGACGTGCCCCTCACCTCAATCGAGCGGAATCCCACCGATGGCGGCAAATGGCGGTGGGACACACCTCTTTTCGAGCAAGAAGTCGTCGATCTGGTGAAGACCATTTGGCGCAGCAAGGAATTAGAGGCCATCTGGCTCCAACTGAAGGACGGACAGCTTACCATTCTGGATGGACACCATCGGCTCATTGCATGGGAACGGCTGGGCTTCGACACCATTCCCGCCGTCGTTGTGAAAGTCACTCCTTTTGCCACAAAATTCTCGGCCAAACAATCTTGACTTCCAGTATTATGTAATGTGAACGGCTTGGCTGAACTAGCCCTTTGCCTAAGGGAAAGCACGGGCGCTGCCGCTGAAAAGCGAAGAGAGTAGCGTCTGGTGGTACAGCAAGTTGCTGCATAACGCCGAAACACCCACGGTTGGCTAACCGTGAGGGTCGTAAGGACAGGACAAATCGATACCCATCGACTGAAGGCTGTATCCTGTTGGGAGCAACCAATCTCCCCGAACGCTCCGTAAAGGGGGCACCTGATAGGATCATAACCTGCGGGGTTCGTGGCGGAACTAATGTAGCACTGCCAAGGCTTGTCCGTAGTCAGGAGTCGGACCGCCGTTCTTTTAATCTTTTCGCTTAGGGGACACCGTGAGGTGTTCCCTTTGGCTTTATGTAAGTCTTTGATTCCAAAGCCACAATTCCTAACCGAAATCCGTGTTTTCTTGGTAGAATAGAGGTGCAAGGAGAACACTATGGATGCCTACGTAGCAGCGATCAGCGTTGAGAAATCGCAGAACCTACCGACACGAGCGAAGAACGTTCTGAAGCGACTGGGTTGCGAGACCCTCGAAGACGTGACCAAACTGACGCCCGAGCAAATCCTGCGGGCGAAGTGGGCGGGCACGAAAGTGCTGGCCTACATCAAGCTTTGGCTTGACAGCTTCGGCCTCACTCTGTCAGACTCAAAACTCACCATGCCGACATCCGCCGGATTCCCGCTGCTCACTGGTTACAACCTGCTTCGGAAGCGAATCTACGAATACTTCGGCTATGACGAGGAATTCGATAAAGTCCTCCACAACGTGTGTCGGGAGGTCACCCTACAGGACTGCACGGATCGCCCGTGGTCTGAGTTCTCAGCCGCCGAGACCTATCGCGGCAAGGACTTCACCATGATCGTCAGCAACACCGAGCATTTTGGTGTCCTCTGCATCTACGACAACGCCAAAGAATTCAAAACCAAAGCGGCGAAGGACGGCATCTAATGAGTGGAATGACTTGGCCCGCATCGAAACCCCTCTTGACCGACGACGAGTTCAGCAAGGTTCTCCAAGAGGACAATGACGCCTCGATCTGGCTGGCACTGGTTGACGCCGCCCAGACTGACCCCATCCTCAGCCGCGTCTTCGCCCTCGCCCGCGCAAAGGGCTGGTCACGATTCCGCACGGTCATGGTATGCTCGTATGTGATGACACAGCGGCACGAGCGGATGATCCAGATGGAATTGGATCGCCTCAACACGGCGCTGCCCAAACCGATGCAGTTCTGTACGAAGTGCTCGAAGGAACTTTTCACGACCGACGACGGCGTAACAATGCGGTTCAAGACGCCCGAGGAGCAGAAGGCGTAATTCACGGTATTGGTGAGATTTTAAGGGAGTCGGCACCTATCAGAACGGGGAAAGTCACTTCTCAAACCTTAGAAAGGTGGTACTTGTGGGACTCGGATACGGAACAGGAGTAGGCATGAAAGGTACTGGCACTGGACTCAAGTTAGACCCTACCAAGCGTTCAAACGATGCGCGTGATTTCGAGAAGGCCCTGCGTAAGCGTATCGTTGGACAAGACGCCGCCGTCGAGAAGGTTGTTGAAATTTATCAGATGTTCTTGGCTGGTCTGAATGCTCCGGGTCGTCCAGTTGGTAACCTGCTCTTCCTCGGCCCCACGGGAAGCGGCAAGACCCGTGTAGTAGAAGCGATGGCTGAATCCCTCTTCGGGGACGCCCGAGCCTGCATCAAGATTGACTGCGCTGAATTCCAACATTCCCACGAAATCGCCAAGCTGATCGGTTCCCCTCCGGGCTACCTCGGTCACCGCGAAACTCACCCTCTACTCACACAAGAAGCCTTGAACCAATGGTATTCGGAGAAATTGAAGCTGTCGATCCTTCTGTTCGACGAGATCGAAAAAGCTTCTGACTCACTGTGGCAACTCCTGCTCGGCATCCTCGACAAGGCAACTCTGACCCTCGGCGACAACCGCCGCGTTGACCTGAGCCAGTGCATTATCATTATGACATCGAACCTCGGTGCCGCCGACATGAGCGAACTGATGAACGGTGGTATGGGCTTCGGCAACGCTCGCGAGAACGTCACCGTTGATGATTCGCTGGACGCAAAGATCGACCGTAGTGCGGTTGACGCCGCAAAGCGGAAGTTCACCCCCGAGTTCATGAACCGCATCGACAAGTCGGTCGTGTTCAAGACTCTACGCCCCGAGCATTTGGAATTGATCCTTGAGATCGAACTTGGTATGGTGCAACAGCGCGTGTTGATGGCGGCTGGTGCGAACCAGTTCGTATTCAACTGCACGTCAGCGGTCAAGGCATTCTTGCTCAAGGAAGGCACGGACCCGAAGTACGGTGCGCGTCACTTGAAGCGTGCCATTGAACGCAATTTGGTCTTCCCGATGGCGAACCTTGTTGCCACTGGTCAGGTCAAGCTGGGCGATTTCATCAAGGTGGACATGGACGGCGAAACCACCGTGTTTGTGAAAGAATCCGAGAACGCCATGGTGCCCATGCTGCTCGAACGTTACGGGTCAGCGGCGGCTCCACAGCGTGAGCCCATCAACGTGAGACCCATCATCCCAATTCCCACGCGGAAACCATCTGGGGGCGCAGGGGCGTAAATGCTGGAGTGGGTTCCATCGGCGATTTGTTTCGTGTTCGGGCATGTCTGGTATACGCCCGAAGACCCCACCAACAGCGGGCAGGAGCATTGCCGCCGCTGCGACAAGACTCAGCCCACCATGGATCAGCGCATTATCGACGCCTACAACAAATCCCGCGAATCGTGGAAAGCCAAAGGATGGGTGAAATGAGCACAGCCTACGAACGAGTGTTGGCACGGCGGGCGAAGCGGTTAGGCGTCTCTCTTGACGAAGCCGCCAAAGTGACGGGGGAGCCTCGATACCTACAGGCGGCTAAAGCTGCCGCAGTGAGGCTAGGAACGACGCCAGAGGCTATTCTGGAAGCTGACTTGAAGCGGTTGAACGAATCGACCTACGACTTCTCGGACTACGAAGAGCCTACCGAACTTCCCCGTTCGTAATGAACCCATGCCAGTGTCCGTACTTGGAAGCGTCCACCGAGGGCGTCAGGCTCAAGTTCTCGAAAGTATCCCCCGTCCGATTCCACACATGCTCTGCCAGCTTTCCGAGCGGCGTTATCCGTGGCAGCCAGTTATCGGGGTCAATCGGATTCGCAAAGAACACCCCAATGTAAAAGACCTCGCCGCGATCCCCCACGGGGCAATGCGGGCAGCGGAAAGTAATTCCGATGTACAGCTTCACATAGCTTGAGTCATCCCCGTGATACCCGGGAGCAGCCTGAGGAACCGTAACCCAATGTGGATTGAGGTCTGTTAGTTTCATGGCACCAGTTGTCCGTTGTGCAGGAACCCGTGCCAGTTCCCGCTGAGGATCGAGCCCGCACCAGCCTGACACGTATGCCCGTTCTTATCCACGTGGATATTAGGCGGCTCCCCATGGCGAACCCAGCAACGGTGCAACCGATCTTCCTTCATGGTGCAGTTAGATGCCCGTCCATCGATGTTCCATTCCCTGTTGTTCGGCAGCATACACATGAGAGGCGGGCCTACGGCATTATCCCAATCCCATCCGAAGTTACCGTTATCCATCCTGTACCACCATGCGTACCAGAGAGCACCCGCAGGGGCTTCGTGAAGCGTGGTAATTGGTCCGCCGTCAGACCGCGAGTACAGGCGATGAACGAACATCTGCCCACCACGCGGTTCGTGTGGCATCTCATCTATCAATGCTCCGCACTTGCAGTGAGTCGGCCAAAGTGGATCGCCTTTTGATGGACGAAGGGTCTCAACGAAATCGTTCCAATCCTTCTCCAAACCCTCACCCTCGACATGCGGGAAGTCGAAGTCGCCGATGAGGTTCATATTGGTGTGGTAGGAGTATTCGCCCGGATAGAGCGGGCAACAGTTCGGCGTGCCTGAGTTGTAGCGGCGAGCCCAGACACGAATCTTAGAGACTGGCGTCAACAGAAAGCATGGAATGCCCACAGTTACCCCTTTGAGGGATCGGGAGCCGCAGCGGTAGCCGTCGCCGCATTGGTGTTCGTGTTGCTCACATCCACGTTCACCGTTGGAGCAGGCGTTGATGGATCAGGCCACTTCTGGTACACCAAAGCGTGACCGCCGAGGAAGCCGTAGAATGCGTAGAGAGAACTCACGTAGCCGGGAAGCAAGTCCTTGCCCGTGTGGAAACAATACGCCGAGGTGGTTGCGAAGACGGCCATCGCAATTGGCACGTGCGCGTCGTTGGTCAGCTTATCGAGAAGCCCCTTAAGCCTGTCGCTGTGTTCTTTGATAATCTCCGCAAAGCCCATGAAATTGTCCCCTATGAAAGAGCCCGAAAGTCGTGGGAAATCCTTGTCAAGCAAAAAATATCGCGTTGAAATCACGAGACTTGTTCGCCCGTAAGTGCATCAAACGCCACGTTTTACGCCCTTATCCAAAACCCGAATGGTATAATGGTTACAGTGACAAGGAGGTCACATGACCAAGATTAGCGAACGGAAGACGCGGCTGAGTTTCGAGACGGACGCCGAGATGCGGGGGTGGGGTAGCATCACCGTGGACAAGGAGAAGAGGAAGACGCGGCGTGTTCCCGTATCTCGCAGCATCGTTGTGGATGTGGACAACGGCTGGCACGGCACCGTGCGACTGAAGGGCACGCGACAGACCTACGACTTCTCGTGGGAGGGATTGTTCCTGTGGGCGGTCGAGCAGAAGGTCATGAAGGAGCGTGCGGAAAAGAAGCGCCTGCGTGACGCTAAGAAGAAGGGACGGTTTGTGCGGTAACTTCGATGGGGGCGTTGTAAACAACGCTCCCATAAATTCTCAGGCTATCTTCCCACGTGCCCTTGCAGTTCTGCCATTCTTCGTACAACTCATCCTCACTGCGACCAAGTGTATAGGTCAGAGGCTCGGCAACCGAGTTCTGATCTGCCTCCAACAGCGATGGATTGAACGCACTGAGCGGCAGCTTGATGATTTTGTATTCTTCCTCAGGTCCAATCTCTTCGGCAGCGGTCTCAGCGTAATACTCGGCAATCTCAGCGGTGCCCCACCAGCTAGGCTCAGGTAGAATACCGTCAGCGTTCATGGCTCGGTTGTAATCCGTCATGCTCATGCCGTGGTAAAGGAACCCATCAGCCGCAGCGGTCACATAGCTTCGGGCTGGCTGTGCGCTGGGTGGGGTTGCTTCCTTGGCGTTGCAGGTGTTCATCACAAACCATTCGGACTGCATACCCGAATAGTTGCTTTCATCTGGATGCGTCCGATTGCGCCAGAGAACGATATCCTCAAGGGCTATCCCCTGAATTTTGCCCACGGTCTGCCACACGATACCTCGATGTCCGCCAGAGAACCCTTTGGCGGTGTCGTAAGCTGCCGACCAAGACAGCAGGTCCCGAAGATGCGGCTCCCACTTCGCGGGTAGGCGATCATCCCCCATGCGAATTTCTTCCCCGCGATAAAGGCACTTCCGTGTTGTCGGCGGTACGAATGGCGGGATAGATTTGACCAGATCGACCACTCTGCCTGAGGCTTCGGGATGGTTCTCAAAAGCGTCGGAGCACTGCACATACTCGGCGAAGTATCCCCACAACTGGTCGTCCGTGGCGATAGCGTAGCAAACCTTGTCATACTTGCTGCGAGGTTTGTCGGCTGCCGTCACCGTGCGCTTCAGGCTAGGTATCTGTACCTTGGCTTTGGGTTTAAGGCGGACTTCTTTCTCTTCGGGAATAGTGACCCATGCCCTAAAGGTGTTGAGCCAGTCCACAGCAAACGCGGTGACCTTGCCCTCGAAGACTTCAATGTGATGTTCATCAGGATAGTCGATGTACTTGTCCTCGGCGAAATTCTGGGCGAACTTCTTATCCAAAGACCACGACCAACCAAACGTGTTGTAGTCGATCTCGTGGCTTTTCTCAAATACCGCCATGCCACGATAGATCGTCAATGGGAATTTTTGGGATTTCCAGAACGCCAACGCTTGGTCGTACCATCTTTTGCATTCCTCATCTGGGCCGAACATGAACTCATTAGTCATGCTTAAGGTAGATTCATCCATGACCTGCTCGAAGGTTGGGAAGGCTGCCCCGAACTTCTCACCCGGCTTTCTACCGTTGGCTGGAACGTAGTCGTACTTGTTCATGCTGACGATCTTAACCTTGTCCAGATCAGCGGTGGGTACAAAGAACCCATCCTCTTTCTGGTCGGTGGTAATCGCGACACCCTCGGGCACCTGCACTTCGATAATCGCCATCTGAGGTAGGTGTTTCTTATTTTCACTCCAAGGTCTATCGGGCTGAATGTTGCGCGTGTAAAGTTGACCCTCGGTGTAGGCGGCGTAAGCCTCGGAGTATTTCAGATCGTCGTAAAAGTAGATGCCGTCGCGTCCCTGCGGGGCGTAATAGTTCTTCCACACACCCTGATCGACCGGCTTGAAGCCGTGAGCCTTGATGTCCTCGGCGATAGGCACCGTCGTGACATGGTAGAGCTTCAATGCTCGGGCTGGGGCGGCTGCGAACTTGATCCAGCAGTGATACAGCCCGCCGTGGGCTTTGTCAACTTGGATACTGTGCCCCTGACCGTCCCAGTATTGTTTCCACTTCTTCATGTCGCTTTCGTTGAGCAAGCCTTCGTCCTTCCAACCCGAGGCTGTCTTGCCGCCACTGACCCTGATCTGGTCGGTCGAGAACACGCAATAGCTATACTTGCCGTTGTACTCATCCACCATGGTGCTGTCGTAGCCGCGCTCTTTCATGCGATTAACGGCTTCTTGATTATCCAAGATGTTCCAATCGAGCCCGTTCTGCTTCACAATCTCGTTGAGCCAGTTGCCTTCTGGGTCTACATCGATGGCAAAGGCTCCAAGTTCAATCGTCTTGACGGAATTGCCTTGCAAGTCGGAATAGCCGTCACTCATGCATGGCTCGCAGATGTAAGTCAGGTCGGCGATTTGCTTTTTGCTCAAGTTATACTGGTCTTCTTGCCGAATCAGTGGCTTCTTCATCTTCAAGTAGCAGGTCATGACGTTCGAGCCGAACTCCTTCGCCTCCTCAGGGTCATCGGTGAAGAAGAACCCACCAGCCTGTACCTTAATCTCGGAGAAGAGAATGTATCGGGTGCCGGGTTTCTGCTCGAACTTGTCGAACTTCTTGTCGGTGCCGTGATAGACAGGGCCAACCTCGCCTCGTGCGGCGAGCTTTCTGGAAACCTTTCCTTGTGGCTCCTCGTAATCCCGTAGGTCTACAACCTTGCACTTGAGCATGATGCCGAGCTTCATGGCGGCATTCGCACGATGATTACCATCGTACAGCCAATCGCCTTCACTGGTGCGGCACACGAGCGGGTACAACTGCTCCGTGTCGCTCAGTCCGACGTTGCTGTGCGGCTTGGTGATCTCCTCGGGGTTGTCCAAGAAATACTGGAGGTCTTTCCGTGAAAGAGTCGCCTGATTTGTCTTCAGATCGGCGGGATGTATCTCTTCGATTTGAGCTTCCTCGATCAATCGATCCCGTTCGAATGGGCGCATGTGGCGGAAAGTCTCCATCACATCGGGACGTTCGGGGAAGACTTGAAGCATGTTCGGCATATCCCCATCGTCGCCCGCTGCTGTCTTTGGCTTGCCGAGAAGCTGTTCGATCTTCTTGCCGTCGCTCTTGAACAAGCTGATGAGGCCCGGGTGGAAATCGCTGGAGTTTTCCTTTACCATCTGCTGAATCTCATCCCATGTGAACCATTCGAGCCCAGTGGTCTCCCAGTGATGTTCGCTCTGCGGAGCGAAGCGGAACTCCGTGCCCACGGTTCCGAGGAAGTTGTGGTAAGAGAAACTCCCGCTGCTGAACACGTAAGCGGGGATCATGGTAACACCGCCGCCGAACCCCGTCTCTTCTTTCAGTTCCGCCTTGGCACTTTCTGACAAGCTCATCTCCGGCTTGACCGCCCCACCGATGGTGCCCCAGCAATTGCCGATATGGACATCGGGTGATCGCCATGCGAGACAGATGCGGCCCGTGGTGGTGCAGATTGGCAGAACGCCAGACGCGGCATTGCCTTCGCCTGCCCAGAAACCCTCATCGTTGAATCCTTCGGCGGTCTTCATTGACGCCGTAGCGCCCTGAGCCTTCGCCCCAACGAAATCGATATCGCGGGCGTAGACGTTGTGGTCGGTGCCGCCCTTCGTCCACTTGATCTCGTAGAACTTGTCCGCCCCACCGTGATACTGCTGTGCCACTTCAGGCGGGATCGGACGGATGTTCTTGATGACGCCCTTCATCCCATCGGCCTTACGAATGACCTTGGAGCCGATGTCACCCGGCTTCGACATAGCTGCATCGACTTCATAGATGCGACTCGAATCGAACACACAAATCTGATCGCCATCGAGCAACTTGTACATGCCCTTGCCCTTGAACCACACGGCATCAAACTGAGCCTTCAGGTGCTCGGTCATCTGCTTGGTCGCTGCCACGCGATCTTTCTTTGCGAGCGCCCCGTCGTAGCCCTGACTCACCCACCACTTCATCATGGTCTTCGGTACTCCGAAGTTGATGGTCTCCAGCCGTGGCACGTCGAGGTAGTAAGTCTTCATACCTCGCGTGGTGCCGCCCGCGAACTGCTTGGCGATAGCCTTGGCGGTCGTGAAGTACACGCCGTACCCCAGATGGTGAACGGGGGCAGGGATGCCGTCATGATAGGGTTGGTTACCTTCGTAACCGTGAGCAACGTCGCCCGATCCCGCGTCACCGATGTAGACCTTGAAGCCCTCGTTCCCGATGTTCTCCTGTTTCTCCTCGGTGGTGCCATGGTAGACAGGGCCGAACATCTTGCGATCCACGGCGTCCTGCTGGCTGATGCGGTTCATGGCGGCGAGCTTTGCCACGCCTGCCAGCTTCTTCATGAAAATGCCAGCGGTCGAGGAATCGAACCATCGCGGCGGCGGGTCGATGACGTATGGTTGGAACCCAAGGCTGCTGTAGAAAGCACTCAATTCCTTCGCGGAGAGCCCTGTGAGCGAATGGGCGAGCAGGAAGCACACTTGGGCACCCTGAGCCTTCGCTGCGTCGAGCACAGCCCCTATAAGCGCCCTGCCGAGCCCTGTACGGCGGCACGAGACTTTGACCGTTACAGTGCCCAAAACGAAGGCTTTGTCGTAAATTCCAGCCCCGCCACGTGGTAAAGTGTTCCAATCAAACCACTTAGCCAGTCCTTCACGGTCTTCCACGGTGCCTGAAGCACTTCCATCGACGTGTTTGGCCGTAATTCGTCCGTCTGGAGCCGTGGTTACCTTGATTTTATCCTCTACCGCAGCCGTCTTGACAACCTGATCGTGTGCGAAATAGTAAATTTTGGTGATTGCCGACCGAGGAATGTCGGACTCGATGCGGCGGTACGTGTCGCCCTCTTCAAAGTGCTCCGGGTCAGGCTCGCTCTTATCGTAATTCCAGATGAATTCCACCACAGCAAACTGTTCGTTATCCTCGTCTTGGCTAAAGTACCGACCGTAAGTTTTCGCCGCAGCCATATCGATAGAGCACCAGATGTACTTCTTACCCTGAGTCAGTTGATTGTCGCTTGACTTCAATCCTTCTTTGTCGATCAAGTCAGCGATCTTCCACGTGGTCGCGTGGTAGAAGACTTCCTGATCGTAATCGGCGGCGTAATCATCGGCGGTTTTAGCTGAGGCTGCCACACCCCTAGCCTTGGGCTGACCCTTGCGGGCGTCCACCACTTCGTACTTGCTGCCAAACTTTATGTTCCACTGGGTGAAGAAGTCTGGCGGAATGGTGCCCCAGTGCAGGATCATCTGAGCAGGCTGCTGGCGATCTCGAACTTCTATGAGGGCGAGGATGTGATTCGACCCGCTGAAACCAATCGGCTCGTTGACGCGAGAGGTGTTCATGTTGTAAATCTGATTCTTCGAAGACTCTTCAGCGGGACGAGCGAGGAGCCGCAGCGTGCGGGTGACCTTCTCTGCCGCTTCGCGGAACGCCGCCTCTCCCTCAGATGCGTCGGGCAGCACGGTGTTCGCGTCGGGACGCTGCTTCTCCTTCGGAGTGCCGTAGAAGACCTGATCCCAAGCCCGAATGTAGGAGTAGTTGTCCTTGACATGGCCTGCCGCTCGTGTTACGCCCGCGAGCCACACACTGGGTAGAATCTTCTCAAGTTCCTTTTTCAGTTCGGGGTGGAACGGTATCTTACGCTCCGCAAATTTGCTCTCCCATTGCGTAAGGCACTTGCGAATATAGTCAGCACGCATTCCTTCTATCTCTTGTTGCCAAGTCTCAGCAGCGCCTTCTTGTGTAGCCGCCAAATAATAACAGAGAACGTGGAAGGTGTTGTCACTCAGGTGCTTGATTGGAGCGCCTAAGACTCCCGTAACGTTGTCCTCGTCGAGGTACATCGTGTTCGGCTGAAGCTCCATGGCGACAATCAGTACGCCGCCACGAGCCTTCTTGTCCTCGGTATTGGGGGCTCCCGTCGCCGTCATGAGGTTCTGTGTGACGTAGATTCCGCCGTAAGATTGACGACTCGGTGCAGATAGCCCAGCGTCAGGATCGTCCCCCCAGACCTTTTCCTTACCTTCGGGAACCAATCCCTGACTCATGATGCTTTGCAGGTTCTTCAGGCTGGAGCCGTGATACCAGATGGACTTCGGAGCACCCGTCTTGACCTGACGGACAACCTTGAGCGGCCCTATGTGAGCAGCCTTACCCGCCAGTTCGATGATCGCACGAGCGAGCTTGGGATCATTCTTGACAATGTAGTCGGTCAAATACTTCATCTGCTCGGCAAGTTCGGCTGAGCCCTCGAACTCGATTTCGCCCCATGCCTTCCATGCTTCCTCGAAGTTCTTATAGATCGGGAACTTCTCGGGCTCATTGTAGGAAGCGTTCTCATCATTCCATTGCTTGAGCCACAGAGCTTTCACACGCTTGGCTTGGGCAGAACCCTTGGCGTTTAGTTCACCACCACGGTCGTTGAGCAGTTCGTAAACATCATCTTCATCGGGCAGGAGCTTGCTGATATCCGGGGCGGCAACTTCCAACACCACACCGCTGCGTTCGATAGCGTACTGCTCCGCAATATCGAAGTCGGCGATGTATACCGCCCCGTCACGCGGGATGTCAATGTCGTAGGTCGTCTCTTGATCTGGCTGGAGGTAGCCGTCCTTCAGGATTTTCTCAGCGTTCTTCAGGGACGTGCCGTGATACCACTTCTTCGGCATGGCGGCGGTCACACCAACCGCTTTCGATTCCGCAGGAATCGATAGGTCGTACTGGGGGTATTTCTTCTTGAACAAATCCACTACGTCGTTCGGTATGAACTCTTTCGTGGGAGTCGCCAAGGTTACGGTTTTTTGATCCACGTCAATTACTGCGTAGCCTCGTAGTACCTCAGTGTACTTCCACCCAGAGGCCATGCCCTCACCCATGGTTCTCGCTATCAACGTCGCATGAGGACCTATGCTTCCCTTCTGTGAGAACGCACCGTAATCGGGGTGGTAAATCCACTTTTCATTTCGTTTCTCATTCAAGCTACCGACTTTACCATGGAGCACGTGGAAATGTTCCGCCCCCAACGGCTGTGTGAGGACAACCGTGCCGGGCAATCCCGTGCCGTTATAGTCAAGCTCAGCCTCCACCGTGTCCTGAGTAGCGTCCTCAGGGTCGAGTGCGATGTAGCTCAGAGGGATATTGCGAACTTCGATTAGCGTGTCGCACCCATGTTCTTGAGCAAACCAGCGAGCGTTGTCCGTCATATTTGTCAGGTACAAATACTTCGACTGACCACGATTCGCCCCACTGCTCACTTGATTCGGCTGCCATCCCTTTTCAACGAGTGCGGTTGCATTTTCAGGGCAAGTGCCATGGTACAACGTAACTGTGGCTCCAGCGTATTTGACGAACTGCTTCGGTTCCCAGTAGAGCTTCCAGTGATCCTCGTACTTGCCGCTCAGTTCACACAGCGACTCGCCGGGTTTCTCAATCTTCAGGCAGGTAGTTTCCGCCACGGGCATCTTGTCGAACGTGAAGTAGACCTTCTCGTTCATCAGGACAGGAGGACGGCTTCGGAAGGCCCAGAACTCCAGATTGTGGGCGGGCGGCTCATCCCAGAAATGGCCGCGTGACTCCTTCGGAACTTCGATGAGGAACGCAAACTTGGCGATATCTGACGATTTTCTGACGATACCTGACGATAACGACCAGTGAGGTTTACGAGGTTCCAGCTTCATAATCACGGCTGGAATAGTCGTTTTGCCCATCTTCTTTGCTACACGGGTGCGGTGATGCCCCTCTTCCAAGTAATATTTCCCTTGCTGATCTTCGTACTCGTCTACGAGAATGGCTTCGAACCATTTCTCGGTTTCCATCTGTGTGTGAATCTCATCCACACGTTCGGATTTTGTCCAGTGCTCGCTCTGTGTCTCCACTACATCGGCGACGTTGATGAACTTCTGCTCAATTCCTTTCAGCTTCCGAACGAACGATGCGGGCAGCATGTGCTCCTTGACTGGATCGGCGCTGAAATCGATGTTCCAGCCTTCCCACTCGCCTGTACCCTTCTCGGAATTGTACTGAACGTTAGCTCGGTTGGGATTAAACATCCCCATCTTTGCCGCCGCCGCGTTACCCGTAAGCTGCACAGCCGCACCCGTGTACACACGCCATTCACCCAATGCCGATTCACGAGTGCCCATTGCTCCGGGCACAGCCTTGAATGTCAGGATGGTGATCTCACTCTCGGGTGTCTGACCCAAAGCTTTTGGATCACTCATGAAGTACAGCGGATCAAGTCCCCCGCCCGCTTGCTCACGCCAGAAGCTCCACTTCTTGAAGAACTCAAACACACGTTCCTGCTTTTCCTCAGGAGTGAGGTCGCGTTCCCAGTACGTGTACTTCTCTTCTCCATCGCCGCCCTTCCAATGTTGGCTCCAAGGAGTAGGACGCCACGGCCCGGGCTTGCGGTACTGCGGCAGAATCGCTTCGTCATCGGGTGGACGACCCAGCCCGTGTTCGAACGCCACACCACGTTGTATGGCATCCAGTTCCACGTTGATCTTGTCCTTCGGGTTGGAGCCGCCCAGCGACTTGAGAATGTCGTCGATCCACGGACGGTTCGCACCCATGCCCTTAGTGGCAGTGCTAATCAGATCGTCCAAGGTCATCTCGCCTGCGGCAACCTTACGAGCGATCAGCAGGTTATCGTAAATGCCCTGTGCGATGCTCATATCATCAGTGAAGCTGATGCTCATGCTGGTGCCGCCGCCCAACCCCTTGCCGTAATTTTGACCGAGTTCACGACGAGTCTTGAGACCATTCGCTTCGACTTGACTCTTGGCGGTTGTGACGTGATACAACGGGGTCTGAGGCAGGGGTATGAATGATTTCGCTTCGTACACACCGCGTTCCTTCGCCTGTTCTGGTGTGATCTTACCGAGCGACAGGGCGGCTAGGGAATTCTGTTCCCAATCTTGGTTCTTCTGGTGACGCACACCGCTCTGCTCCTCTGTCTCTTGCTCGTTCCAGCGACCCGCGTATTCATCTTGTCGCATTTCCCATGGCTCCGCACCGACCTTCTTGATTTGTTCGGGGGCGAATGAACGGCCCATGAAACGGTAATCGTGTCCACCCACGTGTGCGGCCTCGGCTTCTTCTTTAGGAACCTCAACGCTATACATTGCGTTTGGCGAGTCCCCATAATAAGCAGACGGATCATCAGTAAACCAAAGTTCACCGCCGCCTTCGATATGGCTCAATCCTTGCGTGTCAATCTGTCCCTCACGGCCCGGGCGAGTACGGTGGTATAACGTTGTCATCTCACTGGCGACTGCACGCTGAGCTTTCGGCTTCTTGGCTTTGGGTAACAACTTCGCGGAGTTCGTAATTGCCCACTCCACAACCTGCGACAGGTCTTCACTCTCAAACAGCGGGTTACCGTCTTTGTCCTCACCGACTGACCACGTACCATACCCGCCGCTGTCGTAGATCGGAATGATGTTCCTCGCGTCCTTACCCCAGAAAATGATCTGTTCAAAGTCATCGCCTGTATGCCACGTCTCAATACCGTTCGCTTGGAACAGAACGCAATGCTTGCCGTAGTTGCTCCCGAGAGATTCAAGGTTGCGGTGATGGGCGTCGAGGGCAAAGTTATACCCACCGAACTTCTTCGCGTCCTCCTTGAAGTAGGTCGTTAGAGCGAGCGTTTCCACCCGATCCATGCCGTACTTGAAACCACTCTTGGCAATCTCATCGGGGAAGTCGGTGAAATGCACGAGCCAAGCGTTCTTGACATCGCGACGATAGTCCACAGTCAGGAACGTGGGAGCCATAGCGGGGTCATCCTGTAGTGCCCGACTGCCGTACTGGTCGAGGAAGTCGCTCAATACATCCTCGGGAACAGTGTCAAAATTGTCAGTGTAGCCATCTTCGTCGATAAGATTGGCAAGCTCGGGATGCTCATTCTCTACGAACTCTGACCAATAGCTGCTGAAATTCCGAGCTAACTCCTCGCCCATCTCGCGGCGGCTCAGAGTGAGGTAGTTCCGCAGATTGGCGAGATCACCCGCTGCGGCCTTCTTCTCTATCTCCACGAAATCTAGCCCTGCTTCAGGTGTTGCTGGTGCCACTTGCTTCTCCAATGCCTTGCCGCGATAGCGAGACGCGGGGATGAGCCCCAGCTTCTTGCAAATAGGACAGTGACGGTTCAATCCGCCCTGATTCTTCATCCTACGCTCAAAGTCCCGATCCACGTTATCCCAAATTCGGGCGACGGTGAACGAAATACCCTTGGCATGGATGGCTTCGATCAGCTTGACGCCTGAGGTTGCCTTGTAGTGCTGGTCGATGCGCTCCTGTGCGTTCTCGGCCCAGCCCATATAGTGACGAGCGTGGAACGGCTTCTTAGCGTCCTCGCGGGTGCTAGGAATCTCTTCCTTCGGATCGATATCGAAGTGCAGGAGGTATACCTGACCCATCACGCCTGCTTTCTTCGGCATCGTGAAGCTCTCAACGTCAGCCATAGCTTCAGGAACGGAATCTCCAACGGGGGAGCCTTCCCAGTCCACGTACCCAACGCCCTCTCCCTCTTCATAATAGAACATGGAATCCCAATCGCCCGATTTGACTGGCTGCCACTTACCCTGCCAGAACATCTGAATGTTCGCAGGCGGAATCCCCTCCGTGACCCACGATTCCTCATCGGGAGCATAGGCTTCACTTTCTGGTAAATGGACTCCCCTCTGCACATTCTGGGCCCGCTCCGTGTCCAACTGAACCTTCTCAGGTATGGTCACACGAAGGCAGATCGGGACATGTGCTTGACCGTTATCCTCCAGCTTGTCGCGGAAGATAATCATGGCGTAGTACATCGCCGAGGCGGGTGTTTTTGCAAAAAACGTCTTGCCAAGGGAGCTATCTCCCAGCATACCACCCCAGTTCGTCTTCTCCGAAGGCTTCAACCCGTGCTGTGCAATGCCATTGATGTTCGCGGCACTCGTCGCATGGTAGAACACACGCTTCTTGGCCTTCGCTGCCGTAACCGTCTTCACTGGGGGCTGCGACCATCCCGACTTCTCGTCGTATTGGATTCCCTCAAGCTCAAATTGTGTACCCTCTATCAGACGGACTTCTTTTTCGTCGTCGCCCAATGCGGGAAACATGTTGGCGTAAAGCGTGCCTTCCCAATCAACGTTGTCTTTGTTGATTATGCCGTGCAGCGTCACGTTCGGCCCGCCAGAACCCCAATGGCATTCTGCGGAGTTTTCATCCCACGACCAGAAGATGCCGACGCCGTTGTACTTTATCGCCTGCAATCCTTGCTGGAACTGTGCCTGCGGAGTATCGGGGAACAAGTGCTGCTGTCCTGCGTTGCTGTCAGGCTTTGGCAAAGAGATGCAACGGAACACATCCATCGGGAATTGCCAGCTTTGGTACTCCGCGATAAAATGCTCGTATCGCTCTTGAAAGTCCGCCAAGGCACGCTTGTGTAGTTCTTTCTCGTAACGTTTAACGTCAGCTTGATTCTCGGGCTCTTCCAACCCGGAACCGTAAGTCTCCGCTGTGTCAACGTCGTACATGTCGAGAATCTTGGCGATGCCGCCGTTCTTCTTCACCCACGCATTGAATGACGGGAGTCCCGCCGCCGTGTGCGAGCTTGCCGTCTGGGGGTATTTCTTTTCAAAACGACGCTGCAACTCTTGCTTATGGTATTTGTTGGCAGTGTAAGGACTGATCTCAGGCTCAATGACGCCCTTCACCTTAATCTGATTGGGCTTAAACACGATGTAGTCGTCCGCCTCGACTTGGTGGTGAAGCTCAACAACGTTTTTAATGATGACGCCATCGTACCCATGTTTGGAGGCGTAATCAGCAATGTTGTCAGTATCGACCGTATCCATTCCAGAGGCAACCCAACGCTTCAACGCTTCGGGCGTGGGGATTGAGGAGTAACTTTCTCCCTTCGCGTCCACGATGAATGGTTTGTTCATCGTCAGATAACATTCATGCACGAAGCTGCCGTATGCCTGTGCCACAAGCGGGTCTGAACTGAAAAACTTTCCGATCTTGTATTTGTCATTCTGGATTTTGTCAGACCATTCGTGATAGGTGCCGTGATAGACGGGGCCGTACTGCTTGGCGACTTTCCACTTGAAATACGGCTTGCCCGTCTCCGAATCCTCGGATGCAACCTCCTCAATGTTGTACCCTTTACCAATAAGGTGAGACCACACACCCTCTGCGTCAGAAGAGGTCATACCGCTGAGGTTGGAGGTCAGGAACGAGATGCCTTCGCGTTTCGCTTTTGCGGCAAGAGCTTCGTACAGCTTTGTTCCCCACCCCTGTCTACGCCATGCCTTGTCCACTTCGAGACCGGAGATTTCGGCAAACTTCTTCTTGCCGACTTGATCCACGCGATAACCGATATAGCCAATCTTCTGCCCCCCAACTTCTAATCGGAGACTGTTTGCTTCTTCCTTGATTTCTGGTGTGGCACTGGCAGTTTTCTCTTTATCCTCGGGGAACAATGGCTCTTTCTCCAGCTTCGGGAATGCCTTCCCGCCGCCGCTTTGAGCGATGTCTGCAACTAGCTCCACTTCGTCGGGCAACAACTGGGTTGACCCACCCGCTATAATGCTTTGGTTGTTCGGGTCATAGTTCCCGACATTGCGGGTAGCGGACTTGACCTGATTCGGACTGAACACGACAAACACATCGCTAACCTCCACACCATCCGTTACCTCTTTGGCGATGATCCCGTCGTGTCCGCCATCCCGAGCGGCTTTGAATTCCTTGTCACGCGGAATCTGATCGGTGACATACGGGTTGACGATCTTCAGGTAGACGGCTTGGACGTTGGTGTCCTCACCCAGATGCTCGTTGTACATTTTCGCCTGTGCAATGCCGTCTCGCTCCGCTTCCTCTTCTGTAGGATGCGGGCCAACTTCGAAAATGCCTTCGCCGTTAATGTCGGTGATGGCGGCATAATACGGGTCATTACCGTAGACCGTCACGTCATCAGTGCGTGCTTCAACCTTTTCCTCGGGCGGATCGGCGAACCAACTGGCGTTTCCTTGGTTCGATGTGAACCAAATGCCGCCCCACTTTGTGCTGCCTGCCGTGCCTGTGCCTTCCATACCCAGATCGAAGGAACTGATCCACGTGGATTTGCTGCCGTGGTACACAATGCGTGGCTGTCCTTTGTCGTCCACAACCTTCGAACCGTTGAACCATGCTTTTAACTTGGGATTGATCTTTGCGCTGAACTTCGGCGTTGGAACGACCTTAATGGCGTCAGGCGGGACATCGCCCATGTACGCCACTTGACAACTGTGCTCAAGGCTTATTCGCCAATCGCACCACGCCCAGTTGCCCTCGCATTTTGCCTTCTCTTCCTCGGGCAAGCTCTCGAAGATGTCGCGGAAATCGTAATCGTCGGGACGAAGCAGGTCTTCATGGAGCTTATTGCCGTCGATCTCCAATATGACCCAGTTGCCGCGACCCTTGCCTTGATGCCCCTCGTAGTTCTTTGCCGTGTATGCATCGCAGGCGAGGTACACAGACCGACCCCACTCGTTGCTGCTCATATCCTTGCTGGCTTTGAGCCCGTTCTTTAGGATGTCGTCGAGGTTCTCCGCTGCCGTGCCGTGGTAGAACTTCGGTCTGCCTGCGGCTTCCTTCTCATCCGAGAACAACGGCGGGTCGAACATCAGAGGAAAGTCCTGTCCGCCCACACCTTTCTGTCCACGTAAAGGCAGGTTCTTGGATTCGTCGCCGTATGCCATGACCCTTTTCTGAGCGGGCTTCTTATAGCCTTGCCCGTAATCGATACCAATCAATTGAAGCTGGGCACCTGCCTCAACAGTGATCTCGTTCTCGTCTTCGTTGAGCATGTTGGCGAGAAGAGTCGCGTCCCAATCCACATCGGTCGAACGCAACACCTTGGCTTTTAGAATTAAGGTTTGAGGGTTCTTCGGATGCGGCCCGCCTTGATCCCATATCGACCCCGAACCAAAGTACGCATCAGCACTGTTCTCAACCCACGTCCAATAGATGCCAGCCTTCTCCAAGTTCGGCTGCGTGCCTTGCTCAACTTGAACCGCACGGTAGATCGTGATGGGGAAATCCACAGTGCTGAAGTGGGCGACATTCTCATCGTAACGGTATTCGGCCTCGTTGAAATCGTCAGGCTGGTACATCGGGTTCGCGTCACACCAGTTGTCGAACAGCATGGGCTTGAAGTTCGTGGCGGCGGCACGTACTTGACGGAGATTCTTCGGTGGATTCTTCCACGCCTTCTCACCCTTGTACTTGTAGCCCGTGATCTGAACCTCTTCACCCGGCCAGATGTTGATTTCCTTCTCATCCGATGCCACGAGGTTGACATAAGCGGTACGAATCCAATCGATCTGCTTTGGTGAACTCACGACGCCTCGCAACATTATGATGTGCGAATGCCCAGCGGCGAGTTCCTCATGCACGTAAGCGTTGTTCTCATCATAAGACCAATAGATGCCCGTGCCCTTCTCTTTGTATTGCCCCTTGTTGATCTCCTTGAGGCTGACGGAGCCCAGCCCACGGTAGACTACGAGAGGGAACTTCAGAGATTGGAGGCGGTTCATGGTGACTTCCCATGTCGCCCCGAGCCACTCCCAGCCAATCTTGTCGAGCCACACTTCCTGTTCAGCCTCGGGCATTTTCTCCCAATCCTTGCCTTCAGCCTTCACACGTTCAGCGGCCTCTGCCCTGATCTTGTTCCAATCGCCCTGTGCCTCACTGAGGCTGCCGCCCCAAGCAACCACGTCCTGTAAATCGAGATCGTGAACGCTGCCCGCTCCCGTCTTGAATAGGTCAGGCGAAAGCGATTCGAGCGAAGGCAGGTCTTCGACACCCTTCACACGCTCTGGAATGTCTGCGTAAGCGTTCGTCTCCTCACCCATCTCAGGGTTCTGGTACTGCGTGTCGCTCATCGGTGGGGTTTTGTGGGATGCGGACTTACGAGGCTTGCCAAATGGCACTCGAACCTGACCGCCGCCCTTCGTACTCAGGGTGATGGCGTCTACTTGGAAGGAGATGCCCTCAGCCCAGTCCATTCCTTCATATTTGGCGGCAACGTCGGGCTTGACATAAGCGAGAGTTACATGTGGCACGTAGGGGAAATCATCCTTGCGAGTGCCAATCGCTTCCGCGACCTTGTTGTGGAGAGCCTCAAGTTCGGGAGCATGGCATTGAACCACGATAGGAGCTTGAGCGTCGGAACTTTCGCTCACGGAAAATACGTGCGTCTTGCCCAGCGTTACCGTAAATGGTTGCTGTTCACCTACAACTTGACTCAACAAATCGGGATCGGGCTTTACTCCGTACTTAACTGTGATGTGTGGGTCATCCTCGCGACCATCCTTGCCGAGTTCCTCATCGGGAATTTGCTTCGCGGCTTCCATCATCCCAGCGGCGGCTTCGGGCGGCAGGTTGATCTGGGATGTCGCATTCTTGTGCGGGCCTGACTTGGCAGTCTTGTCTTCGTCGGCACCGAACTTCGCCATCGGAGCATTCGCCCAGAGGTCTTGAAGCTTCTGTTCCTGTTCAGGGGTGCGCGGCAAATTCCATCCTGTGTACTGCTTGATTCGGCCTCGCCCCTTGGTGAATACAGCATCAGTCGTCTTGACCAGTTTGAATTCGCCTGAAGTCCAATCAATCCCATCGAGGTACGCCATAGCCTGACGGCTAAGCCCCACTGCCCACTGCCAGCCCAAACGCTGCTTGTGCCGACCGTAGACATAGTTATTGAGCAGGATGAAGATTTCTTTGCCTTGTTCGTCCACTACGGTGTCCTTATCGGATTTCTCTGTCACAAAGTCCGCACCGTATTTTGCATCGAAACGCTTGGCGACTTCCTTCCATTCCTTGCCGTGTCCATCAGGCCCGAAAATGTTCTGATACCGTTTGTAGGTTTCGTAGCCGATCTCCAGAAGCTTTGGTTTAGCAACGAGCAAAGCAACTTCATGGTGACACAGTTCGTGGGCGATGACGCGACGGAGGGTCTCCTCGTGCCCCAGAACTTTCTTCTGAATTTCCAACGTGGTATTGTCATCGCCCCAAGTCTGATCGGCTTTCTTGCCCCAAAGCCAACGGCATTGCCCCAACGTTCTATTGGTCTGGTTTATGATCTTGACTTCGGGCTGTGGTAGCCCAGCGGTGAGTACGCTCATCATCTCGGCAACAATGTTCTTCATCTGACCGATGTCGGCGGCTGCTTTCTTTGCCACAATCTTCGGATTCATGATGCCCAATATCATCAGTTCCCCGCCGTAGACCGAGGCAATCTGCTCGAAGTCGTTACGTTCGTACCACTCCACCAAGCTGAAACCCTTGGCCTGTTCCTCGGCAGTGTCGGCGACCAGCAGGCAGATACCCGCACCATGATCCCCAGCTTCTCGCAGGAATTCCTGAAGCAGGTAATCGCCGTAGCCCTTGCCACGGGAATCTTCGTACACATTGATGTTATTCAATACGGCGAAGCTATCGTATTTCTTCCGCAGGTCGGCAACGAATTCCTCGTTCGTGTAGCCGAAGCGGTCGAGCCAATTCTGGAGTTGTTCCGCACTGGTGTCCGCTGTGTACCCTTCTGCGGAGCCCTGATCTTCCGAGATATTGATTTCCCGTACCGAGGAGAACGCGGCGGTCTTCATTTGAAGCAATGGATTCATTCTAGCGCCCATACCATAGAAAGCGGAAGTTTATCGACGGGACTTCTTCTTTTTCGCCAGTTTATAGCCCCTTTTGAGGGCTCGTTTGACCGACCTTGAGGGTGGTGTGTCGCGACGAATGGCGATGAGTGGGGTTACGGTCGGCCAGTATTCGACGCGGACGACCTTGCGGTTCAGGGGCTTTTGAGTCTTGGTTTCCTCATCAAGATAGGTAGTTTGGATGGCACAGATGCCCATCATTACGTCCTGAGAGTCCTGCGATTGTTCACAGTCAACCTCGCTAAATTGAGCATCTTCGGCGTTTGGGTGAGTGTGGATGGTGCCAAGGTAGGTCAGCCCGATTTCGGCTGCATCCTCTTCATGCTCGTCAATCTCGTAATCCTCGTACCGAAGGGTGCGTTTTCCGGGCTTATGATCGACCTTCACAAAGGCATGAATGTAGAGGATATCACCACGTACTTTGCCCCACAGGGCTTCCATGTATTCCAGTGGGTAATGATTCAGGGCTCGGCGGCGGAACTTCGCCTCCTCCTTCTTATCGACTACAATGCGGGTGAAGGGTGCGACTGCCATGATGACTTATTTTTCCTTTGTTGCCTCGGCTTTCAACTGTTGAGCAAGAGCTATGATCTCACTACGATTCGGCAGAACCCACAACGTACTAACTGGCTTACCCGGGGCGAGCTTCTCCATGGCCTCGCGAATGTAATGTGTTTCACTCGCGGGCGATTCCTCGGGTTTCGCATATCCAGCGGATTCCCATGCCTTGCGGTATTTCTCCTCGTCGGGCCTTTCCCAACGAGCTTTCCTGAGCGTCTCCGTGGCTTTCAAGTAAATCGACCACAGTGATGTCTTGCTTCCAACAATAGCTCTAACGGCCTTCTCAATGTCGCCTACGGTCAGGGAGGCAGTCTTTCCCATCGACCGGGCTTTGAGACTCGTCGCCAAAGCTGCTGCGATTTCAAACCGAAGGCTTGTATCCGTGCGGCCTTCGATGGCGAACTGAAGCTTTTCAAGTTCCCGTTCTCCCTCCTGCACCAACCTATTCAGATTGCTCAGGGCTGCTTTTTCTTCGGGTGTCAGTTCACCCTTTTCAGGCTTGTAAAGCAAGTCATGGGTCACTTCAGCCCAAGCGTGCATCAGGACGGATGCTACCTGAATCTCGATCTGAGTGTCGGCGTACCGAAGCTCCTTCTTACGAAGCGTTTCGGGGCGCAGGCGCACAAGATAGTGAGTCGCCGTGTAACCCAGCGTATCGCCTTCTTCGGGCTTGCTGGCTTCGGGGAAGCTCTTTGGGGGTCGCACGGGAACGAATAACTTTTCAATGAGCTTTCCAACCGCATCGCGGTCGGCGGGCATGTACAGAGCCACGCGGCAGCCAGCTAAATCGATGATGTCGTCGTCGATGTCGCGGAACGTCTTGTAGTTTCTTTTTTGGTTCCGCTTGTACAGCTTCTTCCTCAGCCGATCTGGGGTTTTCGCACGGGAGCTAACCACCGCCTTGATTCCCGCGTCCTGAAGAGCCTGATCCAACTTGTCCTGTACGAGGTGCGCGACTTCATCGTAGAAGTCCACCTCGTGCTTGTAGTTCTTCAAAAAGGCTTCAATTACTGTGTATTTCTCACCAACGGCGAACTTGGCTTCTTTCTTAGCAGCGGCTTCCTTCTGTTTCTCTTTCACCGTGTCGAACAGGTACTCGAAATCAACCTCGGAGATGTCGCCCAGCAGGTCCTCACCCGCCTGCCCAATGTACGCCTCTTCCGCAGCTTCCAGCGTGTCGAATCCCAGCATCACTTTGTACTCGTCGAATTCGCCCTTGTCGTCCAATTGCTCAACAATGTAGGCATATTCCGCATCTTCATTGGTCCCGACGTAGATGTCGAGCTTTTCCTTGTCCCCAGCCGCCGTCGTGTCGGGGATGTAGCCATAATCGACTTTCATCTCTGTTTTGAACGTCGTACCGTCAGGGTTCTTACCCACACGGGTGCTTCCCTTCGGCCATTCAATTATAACAGGGAGCCCCCTGAATTCGGTAGAGTGTTCCTGTGGTAGCTTGTCGGCGATGACGATTTTCACGAAAATGCCCTATTTTCTGTGGTTTTGGAGGGGTCCGATGGGTTACCCGCACCCTGCGGCAGCCCTCACTAGAAGATACCGAAATCGGGGAGTTTCGCCGATCATTGGCTATCAATAAATATTTCCGCGCAAATTGTCAGTCAGAACTGGTATTAACAAAATGTGGGAGACTGCACCCAAAACGCGGCAGGCCATCTCATCCCACTGGCGCTGGCGCTACGTTTGATAAGAGGCCACTTTAGCAACTATGTGTTGCTTTAGATGAGTCTCTTCTCGGAGGAAACATTCTTGGCTAAGAAAAAAGATTCAAAGAAAGTTTCGAAGCAAACCCTCATCGCTGAAGCCCAGCGCCTAGCAACTCAAACAGACGAACTCACACGTGATTTTTTCCGTAACAAAAGCGAGTTCAAGGACGGATGGAATCTTTACTGGCCGACCTTCCAAGCATTTCTGGCCGAAGCAAAAGTGGTTTCCAAGATCGCAAAGCCATCACCCGACAAGCAAGTCGAACTTGAGATCGAGAAAGTCCGCGACCGCAAGACCAATCTGAAAGCCAAGTACGACGCAGCAATCCACCGCGCCGAACGCGCCGAGGAAACGCTGGCTGTATTGCAGGACCTTCGCACTAAAACGCCACAGCACCTTTCATTCCTACCGAAGGTCGTCAGTGGCACAAGCGAATCAGTCGCAGTGTGGGCTGCAAGCGATTGGCACGTCGAAGAGACGGTCGATTACAACGATATCGAAGGTCGCAACGTGTTCAATCTGGGTGTCGCCCACAAGCGCATTGAGAAATACTGGCAGAACATGATGCGGCTGACAGACATCATGCAGAAAGACACTAACATCCCCGTCGTTTTTCTGGCCTTGCTGGGTGACTTTATCACCAACACCATTCACGAGGACGTGGCTGAAAGCAACCAACTTGGTCCGGGCGATGCGATCTGGTGGGTGCAGGAACGCCTCATCAACGGCATCAAGTTCGCTCTCGATAACCTCAAGAAAGACACACTCCTCAAAATCGCTTGCCACACGGGTAATCATGGTCGCAGCACGGCAAAACAGCGTCAGAAGACCGAGCCCGCTAACTCGTGGGAACGCTTGATGTACCGCGAAATGAAGATGATTCTGGATAGCGACTCGAAGTACGCCCGCCGCATCGAATGGTGCATTGCGGACGGCTATCACAGCACGCACGACTTCTTCGGCGGGGCTTATCGCCTTCGTACTCATCACGGCCACGCCATCAAGAGTGGCGGCGGTGTGGGCGGTATCACAATTCCCGTCAACAAAAAGATCGCCAACTGGAACATCAACAATGCACGGACGCCGAATCTCGACCTGTTCGGTCACTTCCACCAGTACATCGACAGCGGAACGTTCGTCACAAACGGCAGCTTGATTGGTTACAACGCCTTCGCTAACAACATCGGCGCTGCATTCGAGAAGCCCACACAGGCGTTCTTCCTCATCAACAAGAAGTTCAACTCGAAGACGATGGCAACGCCGATCTTCCTCGACTAACAAAACGTGATACACTGAGGCTACATGACCTTTCGCAATAGCCTCGATGCCGAAGAACTTCCTTCCCTGTACGAAATAGAAAAGGGGTGCTTCCAAGCACCCTTTCTCTGGAGCCAAACCGTTTTCAATAAATCCCTCCTTGATGCCGCCAAGAAAAACAACGTTTGGGTCGCCGCAGAGAACGACAAGATACTAGGCTTCCTGCTGGCGGATAAAGAATTCGGCAAGGGGTACATCGACACCGTGGACGTTTCCTCCAAGGCACGCGGCAAGGGCATAGCGACTAAACTCATTGGCTTGTACGAGGCGGCGGCAAAGAAGCGCGGCCTTACTGAGATCAAGCTGGAGGTCAGCGTCGAGAACCCGGCGCAGGTGTTGTACTTCAAGCTAGGCTATCGGGTGACTGCATTCCGTCGCCACTACTACAAACTCCACTACCACGCTCTGACGATGGCTAAGAAACTTTAAGCTTGCGGTTCATACGGGCTTCGATGCTCACCATCTGGAATTCGCCGCCCACCACATCCTGAATCTCGTTGATCTCCATGAAACGATCCCAACATCGTTGGCGTTCTGCTGTGAGGCTGTCCATCTGAGCGTTATAGGTATCGTACTGGCGCAGCAAGTCTTCATCGCTCATCGCCCTGACGTTATCGCAGAACTCTTTGCTAGGAAGCTTCGTCATCAGAGTTCCACTCCGTCGTCCAGATACTTTTTCTCGCCGCAGAAGCACTCAACCGTGGCGCTGTCCCCGAGACCACTCGGGACAAAGATGATCTTGCAATGTGCGCCTGAGAAGTCGGGCACAACCTTACAAGTCTTTCGGTGTTCCTCTTGCCAAGCGGAGTATTGCTCTACCTGCGTATCGTTCAGTGTGAAGGTTCTCATGCCCCCATGTTACCACGGATGCGCGGCGGTAGTCAAAAAGGTTCCGATTTTATTTTCGCGGCCACGCCAGCCGAGCGAGCGGGCCTTGGCGATGGCCTTACGGTAGGAGAGTCCATCTGGTACGAATGGGAGGGCACGTTGATCCCTGATGGCAACTTTGTTCGTGCGGGCGTTCCAACCGAGCCAGCCTTCGAGCAGCCAGTAGCACATGTAGTAGCAGAGGTTGGGCTGCTTGGCATCCGCCGTGCGCTTGCTTCCGCAGATTTGGCAACAGGGAATCATACCCCTATTATACCCAAAAATAGAGGCTGAACTATAGGTTTTAGCCCCGTGTTTTCTGGGGGTTAGACGGTTGGGTAGCCGAAGAGTTTGATGTAGGCGTCCTTTTGAGTCGAGTGCTTGTTCAGCGGATGCTCGTCGCTCCACTCGACCTCGCGGGACGTGATCTCCATGACCTGAGGGTTGATGCAGTCGTTGGGGTAGTTCGCGTTCTCAAGAGTTTCCGCGATCTCGTTCATCGTCAGGTTGTCGTGGTTCACAATCAGCACTTCGACCTTGAATACTTTCGTTCTCATGGTTCATCCTCTCGTTCATCAGTGCATACTGGAGCCTCAGGCGACCCGCCTCCGTGTCTGGCACATACAGTCCGTCGATGAGGTAGAATCCCCTTTCATCCACTTCGACACCAGACCGCTTAGGGGTCTCGACAACCACGGGTTCTCGCCATGGGAACATGCCAGCGGGCGGCTTAGGTAACGGCCCGCACTCCTTCTCCCACTCCTCCACTCGCTTGATGACCTTGGGGTCAAGCGGCTCTGGCGGGGTGAGCGTGTAGCCATGAAGCTCCGTGGGATGGACGATCTTGAGTCCTTCCCTGCCGTCCTCATCGGTGAAGGTGACGAGCACTTCATCCATGTTCTCAATCCTGACTAACCGCATCGTCATTTCATACCCCGCTGAACTTCGACGACTTCGATTGTCTCGATCTTGAACTTCTGGTTTTTCAGCCACGCACGAAAGGCGGCTTCGAGGCTCATTCGCTTGCGAGGTTCGTCGTAATGGTCATCGACCACATACGCACGCAGCGTGAAGGTTTTGAATGGCATTGAGTTCATGCTTTCCCCCGATAGTTAAATGGATTGTGCTCGTAGCATACGCCGCCAGTAGCACGGAGGCAACAGATGTCGCCCGGAAGTTCTCCGCTGCCGTTCGCTTTCTTCCACGGCTGATCGCCGTCGTATTCAATTTCGTCAAGCACCTGATGCAGAATCTCGGCAGCTTGCCCCAGCCCCGCTCGGTCGTCCAGCAGGATGTTGAAGTAAATCTTCCCGTCGTTTCCGAACGGCAGATCGACGGGGTTTTTGTTCACGGAGTGGACTTCGATGCCTCGCATCGCAAGGTATGCCTTCTGTGATTCTGCTTTGTCAGGGGAGCACGCCGTGAAAAGCACGATCCAAAATCCGTGCTTCTGGCACCGTCTAAGCAGGGCGATGATGTACTCGTAAGTCCTGCCCTTCTGATGATAGTCGAACACGGTGTCGTCGAAATCGACTGCGACGATGAGCTTCTTGTGCTCACGGTACTCGGCCAAGAGACGGTTGAAACAACTGTAGGTTTCCAGAAACGTGTCCATCAAAATAGTTTCCCCTTGTCGGCTGCCCAGAGCACGTATGCACAGAAGGCTGCGACCACGCACGAAATCGGACTGCTGACGAGAATAATGGCGGCGGCAACCAAAAAGAGGAGACCGAATACGACGAAGATGAAGATCAGCGCCAGTCCTTCGATCAACTCCTCGGATGGGGTAGGTTTTGCCATACTCTATGATACCACAGCGCGGAGATCGTATTTGGCGATCACCGCAATCCTCTCGGGTGGGATGGGCTTCCCGATGACGACGGCTGGCACACGATCATGATAGTGCCACACGCCCAACCTGCCGCCATGCAGAATTTCCACGGGGGAGCCGTGCTTGACGTACTGATCTGCCTCTTCGTATTCCACCCGCAACTTCACAATATTCGTGCTGGCTTTGGTCATGAGTTGCCACAGCACTGAGCCAAGATGATCGTTGCCTGAGAGGTCGTTCTTCCACAGCCAGATGCCGTGGATGCCGCCTTCAAAATAAGCCTCAAGGTCTTTCTTCTTGATCCAGTACGGGGCCAAGCCCTCGGTTCTGATTTTCTCGTAGTTCTCGGCACTCGTGTAATGGTAGCCGATCATGCACGCTCAACCGTTACGGTTCCGTCGATGCGGCACCCGTTAAACACTCTTTTGTACTTAGTGACCTTCTTGACTTTGTAAGGCCCGCCAGTCCAGTATTCAAAGAAAACGTACCCAACCTTCAGCGGTTCCGACGAATGAAGAATGTACGGTACGATGGGGAACCCCTTGGTCTCGAACATCATTTGCAGGTTCCCTCGATACTCACTCCCGCGCTCTCCACGGCCTTGTCGTGTTTCAGCGTAGCAAGAGCCTTCCAAACTTGCTTGTTGGGGACCTGAACCAACTCGGTGTCAACGCCGCAGACTTGATAGGACGTGACGCCCGCCCTCCTGTAGAGGCTCTCGCGATGCTTAAAGTTGGGGTAATGGTGGAGGCTGAAATGCACCAAGATCAGGAACCACATCGCCATTTGTGCTTGCTTTTTCATTTGCAGGGCACCGCCATCGTATCTGGTCCTAAAGTGTCGGGGTAGCAATCGGGGTCGTGTTTGGCGTCCTTCGCGTTCTTCCAAACCAGCCATGTGACGCGGTGCTTCGGTAGATGGGGCGGGGCGAAGATTGCTCGCACCAGCACAGCTACCATCCAGAGCACACACCAGACCAGCACGGCGGAAAGAACATAACCGATGGCTGCGGCTGGGCGTCTCATCCAAGCAATGATACCACAGGTTTCTTCTTTTTGCCTTCCAATCCCTGTTTCTTCATCCACCGTCGCAACTCGCGACATTCCACACACGCTTTATCGGTGCGGGGACAACGGCGGGGCTTATCGGGATTGTAGTCCCCATAATGCTTCCGCACCAGCTTGGCAAGCCGTACCAGAGCCTCATCGAAGCTCACCCCACCGCAGTCTAGCCGAGGATCGTGGGTATTCATGCGAGCGGTCTCGGTGTCCCAGTCGTTGTTGCCATCGGTGCCGTACCAGTACATGTATTCCTCGGGGCCGAACTCCAGCCAGCACTCGACGTTCACGTTCTTCTTGCCATCGTCGTCGATGCGACCTTTGTCGTTCACGTAGGTGTAATGGATGTCGAGATTGTGAGCGACAGCATGGCGGAAGGTGTGCCGATACTCCTTGTAGCACTTGCCGCCCGTATCGCGGGTGATGATGTAGCCCTCGGCTTCCCGCTTGTCGGCGTCTTTGGGCTCGATCTCTACTCGTTCGCGGAGTTGGAGTTTCGGGTGGTAGTACAGGAACCACCAAGCGTCGTGAGCGTTTCCGAGTGTGTGATAGCGTTTCTTCATTAGTGTTTCCCCTTCATTTTCTTTCCCTGTGGGTTGATGATAACACGGTGATAGGTGCCGCAGCACGGGCACCCCCGCCGAATTACTTTTGGTCGCTTGGGGTTTGATTGCATTGTTCGTCCTTCAGGAATTCCCCGAGAGCCACTTCGACATCTGTGGGGTGCGTGCCCCACGGGTCGGCGATCATGAGCCAGAACCGCACGCCCAATAGGTAGAACTCAAACTCCCAGTCTTGGCTGTGGTTGTCGTACCCCAGCCTGATGTTGATGAGGTTGAAATCAACCCAGCCGTATTGTTTGCGATGGGTGATCTCGTGCCATTGGCACGCCGAGAACCCTGCTGTCCAGTATTTGCTATAGCCGAGCATTCTTCTTTACCTCCGTGCCCTTTTTGTTCTTCTTCTTAATACCGCTCACGTTGCCTTTGGAGGCACGGGAGCCGTGGCATGAGTTGCGGTAAACCTTCTTGCGGCGTGCTTCCTTAGGACGCATGGAGCAGAAGATACAGTCAGGACGATGCCCGTGGCGATTAGCGTGTGCGTTGCCTGATCCCATGGCTCCCCCTTAGTCCCAGAGGGACTGGAAATGCTTTGCGAACAAAGCCAGACCCTCCTCCAAAATAGCCTGATCCCGCGCTTCCAGAGCCCGCAGAGCGACGAAGTGATCGTCCTTGACCTTGTGCCATGCCTCTTGGCTCACGCCATTAGGACGGCGGCTAGGGTAGGGGCCGAGTTCCTTCTCGTAGAGACAATCATCCATGCGATTGTTGGCCTCGAATCCGGCGATCATCTTCTCCATGATCTCGTCCCAGCGAGCTTCGGCGATCTTGAATGCCTCGTCGGTGGGGTTGCCGCAGTCCTTGGTGTACTCGGGCCCCTCGGGGAAACACTGCATGGGAACGCCGTGCTTGTGCTCCTTGAGGTAGCGGAGAGCCTGTGGCAGCCAGCCAGCGAGGTAGGAGTCGAGACCCCAAGTGTCGCGTGGTGCCCAGCCTCGGGCTCCGCGTTGAATGAACCACTTGATGGCGTAGTAAGAGTTCTCGGGGAACTCGCGGATGTGCTTGATTCCACGGCGGATAGTCCAGTAAGCGGACGTGTACCATGGGTCGGGGTTGTCGTAGAGGAAGTCAGGGTCCCAAGGCACAGTACGAGCAATGTCAGTGGGGATAGGGATAGGGCGATTACGGAGGAAGAGATCAATCTTCCGCCAGATTGAGATGGTCATGTCAGTTACTCCTTTAGGTTGGTCTTCTAAAGCGTACTTGACATGGCTGTGCTCCTCTGTGGTGATTGAATTTGAGAACGACACCCGCGATACCGGACTTTGCAGGACTTACGCTCGCTCTCTAGATCATAGGACTGAAAGTCGAAAAAGTCAATCCTTGTACTTATCTAAATACTGGATTGCACGGCGAGCGAAGTCGGTGGGGTACTTTTTCGCCAACAATTCGGCGAGGGTCGCGGGACGCCGCGACGGGAACAGCCATCTCCAAAATTTCCTCATACCAATAGAACCTGTGGAGGGGGCAAAAGTTTACAAAGAAATAGCGGGAATGGAGCGAGGGCCATTCCCGCCTAAGAAAGGTAATCAGCGTCTCGCTTGATGGCTGACCGTGCCAGTCGGTTCTACCCTGAAGGGGCAGCCCATTAAAGGCCAGCGGCAGCAAGGTATGTTTAAGGCTCTGGTAGTCGATTAGTCGAGCGCGGCTCGCAAGTGAGCGACATCTTCCTCGCTGTGCTTGTGGTCGGTGGTATCCTCGCAATACGGACAATCGAACTCAGGATTATCGTCTGGCGCTGGGTTGGGGTTGTAGGTCACGCCATCGTGAACGTGCTCAGTGCCGTCCTCACAGTACGGGCAATCGACGCCAGCCATTGCGGAGGAAATGATGTCACCCTGATCCTCTGCCGCGTCCAGTTCCGTTGGTTCCGCCGAGTCCTCTTCACCCTCGGTCAACTCGCCTGCAATCTCAGGATCGACCGCATCCGTTGATCCCTCCACGAGGACGACAGACGGGTCATCAACTGCGAGAGGGGCGGTTCCTGTGATGGCAGCTTCGGTGATCGGAACGGAAGCGTGCGTCATCGGCCCAACTTGAATCGGTTGCATCGGGGTTTGGTTCTTGACCGCCTCGTACATGAACACGAATTCCTTGGCGTCTTCAGCCTTCTCTACGCCTTCGGGGAGTTCCCACTTGATGAGGACGCGGTGGTTCTCGAACTTGTCCATCGCGGCCTTCGAGACCGTGACCTTGTTGCCCTGTGCTTCGAGTAATGCAGCGGTGAGCACCGACAGACGGCTGTTCTGGGTGTAAAGTTCGCGGGCCTGATTGATGACCTGACCCAGCGTCGTGTTCGGGTCGGTCTTCAAGGCTTCAAGCTGCTTCTCAAGCTCTTCGCAATACTTCTTGAGGCGGGGGAGGTACATCTTCGTGATGGCTTTGTTTCTCTTGCTGTTGCGTCCCATTAGTTGCTCCTTTGAACTTCACAGGTCTTCTCTTCCCATTGCTCGGCGTGAAAGAACGGCCAAACACTGGGGAAAAACTGAATTTGCGATGTCACGAAATAAATCCACTTGCCCAGCCGCACATGGACGTGTGTCCAGCGGTACGGATTCTCACGCGACGGAACGTCGATTCCGAATCTCCCGGGTTTGGGGAGTTTCTTGTACGTCTTTAACGACCACGGCTGACAGAATGAACAGGTGCAATAGTCCGAATGCCGACTGACGGAGAGCCAATGGCTGGCGTACAGACCTTCGGACGTGACCACAACCTCTCCACTTGGAAGCGTGGTGCCCGTCTTGCCGAAACCGCTGCCGTATGGAGGATATACGCTCATTAGTCGATGCAGAGATCGCGTTTGCCGCACTGCGGACAACACACTTCACCTGCCGCCTTTGCTTTCTTGTAAGCTTCCCACGTCCACCATTCCATGCGCCCGAACTTCACGAGCATCTTGCGAAACAGCCTGCGGACAAACGCATAGGAATGAATCTTCCCTGTCGGAGGCATCGTATGGCGGTCGAACTCCAGCATGTGGGGATACCACAGCTTCATGTCCTTGACGTAGCTGAAGAATGTCTGGATGGGGTTGTAGTTCCAACTCCAGAAGTCGTCCTGCTCCCAGTGACATCTCTCGCCGTGACAGTGGATGAATGCCATTAGAACTCCACTTCTCCGTTATCGCCCTCGGCCAGTATCCTTTCGGCGTTGGCTCGAATCTCCAGATCGAACTCGTCGTACCGCTCGACCGTATTTTTAGAATTGAAATGCTTGGGGTCGCAGGACGGACACTTCCCGCACATACAAACCTGATCGCCAGCTTCCGTTTTGCACGTAGGACAGATCATATCACTTCTTCTTGGGAGTGGCAATCTTCTTCGGTGGTTGTGGTTGAGTGAGCGCGTCCCCCGCCGCCTGAACTTTCGTCTTCTTGATCTTCTTGCCGAAGTTCGGGTTCTTGGTCTGCACGCGGGTAGCCGGGTCGGTGATGTAGGCTTGTGAGTCGGTGAGCGGCCCCTTACCCTGTTTAACCGCTGCTGCCGCTGCGGGATTGACGGTGGTCATCTTGGCTTCGCGAATCGGGTCAAGGTAGATTTCGAACCCTGCCGTGTCTTCATAGCTGATGTCCGTGGTCTTCTTGAACGTTTCGCCGTCGATGTAGAAAAACTCACCCTGCTTGATTGCCGAAAACTTTGCGCCCATGATGATCTCCTTACTCCCTAATACCGCATTTATGCGGATTTTTCTGCTAATTTCTTACGTTCAGCCCGTGCCTTACGGGATGCGGTGGTCTTGCGCTTGTGGTGGGGCTTGCACAGCGACCGCAGATTGTTCAGATCGTGGAAGCACCCGCCGTCCGCAAGCTCAATGATGTGGTCTACGTCCTTGGCAGGCAGCCCGCAGATACCCCCACTCTCCATCACCCACTGACACTTCCATTTGTCTCGACGACGAACCTTGTTGCGGATGTAGTTCCAGTCACAACGGGAACGAACCTCGATCAGGCATTCCTTCGAGCACCACGCTTGCTTGCGGCCCGTCAAAACCTTCTTGCAATAACGGCAATGGTAACCTGCCGCATCCTTACGGGCGGGGAAATCGTCCCACGTGAACTCCTGACCCTTACGCGCCATTGGTTTCTTTCTTTGCTACGCCCCAAAGGGCTGTAAGCCCAAGCATTTCCAATTGATAGATACCCTTCAGCTTGATGCGATGATACTCAAGCGCCCCTTCAATCGACCCATGCTCCCCACGCGCAATGCTCAGGGCGGCTCTCATCGCGTCCTGCACACGGGTCAACGATATACGCTGCTTGTCCTCCTCGTGATATTCCTTTCGCAGACGGTTGATGTGCTCGTAGCGAGTCTGGTTGTCGCGGCGGCAGGCGACGGCATGAACCAAGTTCCGTTGCCGCTCCGCTGATGTCGTCCTAATCTCGGGAACGCAGCGGCTAATCATGCAGTCTCGCGTGGGGCTATACTCAAGAATCCCCCAACCTTTCGGCCTCTCGGCCTCCGCGATCAGCCCAGCAGGTGCCGCAACCCAGCATAGATCGGCTGGAGGTTCCGTCGTCCACTTCTTGTCGCCGCGAAAATCGTTGCGAGACGTTTTGACCTCCACTATCACGGTCATCATTCGGTTCAGGGCGTCCGCATCTCGCTGCCAAGCGTCTTTCTCTTCCTGTGGTTTCTTCCATTTGGGTTTACGGCGGATCAGCTTTAGGTCTTGCAGTTCGGTTTCGGTGGGGCAAAGCACGCCAGCTATGTCGGCGATCCAGCCGAATGCCACGGTGACCTCGGTCTCGACGGGTTTGACCCCGCGTTCATCGAGCCAGAAACAGGTCGCGGCAGTGATCTGCTTCGTGATCTCCGTCTTGTTCTGATCGTCGAATAAACTCACTGAATGGTTCCCATAGGGGTGAGTTCCCATGCAATGTTCTCGGCGTTCTCAAAGCCGAAATCGATGAGGAACCGTAACCCTCGCTGTTCCAAGTATTTAGCGAAGGCAAGCTGAGCGGGCGTTGTCTTGTAGTCGGGGAAGCGCCGAAGAAAAGTTTCGATCTCAGACATTGGTTTTCTCTCGCTCGGCCAAGTATTCTTCAGCCGCCGCACGGAGCTTGCACAGGCTGCAATTCGTGGCCTGCGGGTTTTCGCCGATGTGATACTCATCCACCAGTTCGATAAACTGTGGTGCCATTTGATCCAGCAGGACGAAGGCTTGGACGACCCGCGTGAAGAAAAGACCCGCTTGTTCCTCGTCATCATTCGCCGCCGCTATTTGACGGGCAACTTTAAGGATGACTTCCTTCTGATTGTCCTCGGCGTATGGTAGGGACTTACTCGGCCCCGCCCCTTGAATGTTGGCACCCGTAAAGTACGGCAGGGACTTACCGACCATCTCATCATTCGGATTGCAGGCGTCTGTGAACTCCCCGTACACTATCTCGGGCTCGTTGTCGTCGAGGTTTGGCATTTCCACTCCTTGTATTTTTCAGGCAGGCATTTGGCACAAGGGCGATACCCCGCACCGAGGGCGTCTTCCTCGTTTGCGAAGAATACCCGATGCTTCACATACTGACCTTTGGCGATGAACCGCAGAGCAGACTGGCAGTTAAGCCTACCGTAGATTTTCAATTGGCGATGTCCGCCAAGCGTGCCCTTTACAGCGGACTTGTATGGTTTGCCGTCGAAGCCGATCAGGGTGTATTGCCCTTGCCTACGTTCATACCAATCGAGAACCCGGTCTTCGTAGCTGTTGTTACCGTGGGTTAGGACTGACTTCATCCGCTTGCTCGACATGAGGCACCTTCCACATAATACCCATTGTGCGGAGGAATTTGGCGTCATCCATGGTGATTGTGCATTTGCGGGTGCACGCGGAGCATTGGCATTTGAAGTCTAGATCGTGGCGGGTGCGGGTGTAGAACAGGGGCTCGTCTTCTTCCTCGCGGTAGCGGTGCGGTTCAACGGAACCTTTGTGCCAGAAGTACCAGTAAGCATCAGCCCCACGGTATGGACTACGGTGGGGCCGATCCTCAGGATCAAAATACTGATGCATTGGCTTCCCCCTTCAAATGAAAAGGGAAGTCAGGTTACGCCTCGACGAGATCGATGCAAGCCGCTTCCTTCGTCAATCTGGTATGTAGCTCATCCAGTTGCTCCTCGGGTGCCTCATACGGTTCGTGAGTCGTCAGGTCTACGACGAGAGACCCATCGTTGGCGGGCACCCAATTTGGTGCACCGCTGCCGTCAAACTGAAGCGTGGGGCCAGCGTCGGGCAAGCCGCCCGATGGGGTGGTTTGGACGCTGCCGATCTGTACGTTCCCGCTGTTGGTGAACGTGAAGGTATCGGAGTTCGCCAGTGTGCAGGTCACCGTAGGGCTTTGGTAAGAGCCGTTGCTGGTGAGCAAGCTGCCGCCTTGGAAGTTGCCGCCGTTGAGACCGCCATTGACAATGCCCGTGGCACCGCTGGTATTCGGCGTGTTGTAGCCGACATAGGTTGGCGTGGTCGTGAACGTCCATTGACCCGGGTTGTAAACGTATGGATTCCAGACCCACTGCGGGTACGTGTAGACGTACTTGATGTTCTGGGGTGGTTGGGATTTCTCATTGACTGCCTTGAGGCTGCGATCCAGCATGTCCAGCCGAGCGACCTCGGATAGGAGTTCCTGATGGGTCAGTTGGGCCTTAGCCAGTCGTTTCTCAGCCGCAACCAACGCTTTCTTCTTGGCTGCAAGCTCTTTTGCACATACGAGGGCGAGTTTTGTGTACTTCGTCTGTCGCTGTTTCTTGATTTTGGGGGTACGAACTTTCTTATTTGCCATGTGGCACCTCTGAATTAACACTTCGGTAGATCGGAAACCTCAAATTGACAAAGTTCATTGTCGAATTGTCGATTATGATGGTCTAATACTGCAATTTTGAGGTTTGAGTGTGCAGAAAAGCAAAAAGCCCCGATTTGGTCGGGGCTTTTGAGGAGATGGACTTGAAATTACGGCAGTATAACGAGAGACGTACCGTCGCTTGTCAACTGAGCCCGCTGTCCGGGCGCTAGTGTCGCTGGCGTCGGAGGAGACCCTGCGTTCGGTGGAAGACATGAAACCAGATAGGCTGCGAATGCCGCACGAGCGGCTACGAGTGCGCTCTGGGCGCTTGTAACAGCGGCCTTCAAGGAAGCTGCCTGTGTCTGTTGCGGTGATGTGAGTGCCTGTACCTTCATGTTCCCCCCTAAAATAGAGCCCTATAGTTCTTAATACCCAATGACGCTGGTTTAGCCGACGATTACAGCGGTGCCGTCATCGGTAAGCTGCACGCGACCGTTTGGGTTCACATCGGGAGGGCTTCCCGCTGACGCGACTGACAGCATGTAGCTCTGGTGCGTTGCCAGTGCCGCAACGTAAGCGGCGAGCGCGGCGTCGGCGGCGGCTTTGTTGGCCGCTGCCTGTGTCTGTTGATCGGTTGTGAGAATAGTTACGTTTGCCATGGTTGTTTCTCCTTGTTTAAGTTTTAGTAGCCGACTGCCGTCCAGCCAATGATGCTGGTGCTGTCCGTGGCGTCCGAAGAGTTGATGGTGAACCCCGTCGCTGTTTGATTGGTAATGTACAGGACAGGATTCGTGCCCGGGAACGCTCCACCCGGTACGGACTGGAACGTCAATTGCACCGCGTAGGCCGTATCGCCGAAGGCCCCACCTGCGGAGAGAGCAATCGTAGCCGTGCCTGCCGCCAACGTCGTTGTACCGCTTGTAATGTGGTTGTCGGCTGTGGTTGGGAGCGTACCAGTTTGGCTGTTCAGTGCATTTGCCCATGCAACGCTGCCGCCAGTGGACGTGAGTGTCTGACCAGCGTTACCAGATGAACCGCTGCCGTCCTTGAGGGCCGCGAAGACTTCCAACGCAACAGTAGCGTAGACTGTTGTCGCCTGTACAGCACCGCTGAAGGTTGCACCAGCCAAAGGTGCGTAACCCGACAAGATCGAAGCCTGTGTAACCCATGCCGTACTCGTTCCAGTGGAACTGAGGAGCGAACCAGAAGCTCCGGGGTTGCCAGAGCCGTCGTTCAACGCACCGTTGGTCTGGATTGCGCCAGAGAAGACTGCACCAGCCAACAGAGCATAACCGGATGCCGCCACGCCGCCAAGCTGACTGGCGTTAATGACGCCCGAGCCTGTGAACGTCAGCGTTGAGCTATTGCCAACGGTGAGGGTGTTAGCCGCGTTGTTGGTGCCCGAACCGATCTGATCGAAGGTGACCGCACCGCCCGAAGGCGTCTGCCAATCCGCCGTCGTCGGGCTTGTAGCCGTGAGCACCTGACCAGTGGATGGCGTGCCGCTGACCGTAACGCCGTCAACAACCGTGGTTGAACCTGCCGTCGTCGCCGAGGTAGCGGTGGTTGCTGTCGCTGCATTGCCCGTGATGCTGATACCGTAAGTGCCCGAAGCCAGAGCCGTCGAAATTGCGCTCGTGGCAAATGCCTCAGCATTGGATTGAGCCGTTGCTGCTGCGCCCGCCGCATCGTAGAACGAGGCATAGTCGCCAGACAACGGGATGACTGCCCCGCTGCGGGTATTGAAGGTCGTGACGCCCGCCGCACCGCCGAGGCTGCTGAGCAGGATGCCTGAATCAACCGCGTTGCCGAAAGCGTCATAGATAATCACATCGCCAGCTTGGACGGAACCAGTTCCAGCCGACGCAGTGATTGCTTCTGCCGCTGCGATGGTGACCGCACCATTGCCGCCGCCGACTGCCAATGCACGACCGTTGAGGACGCCGCCGTCGAGCGTGATGCTCGTGTAGGCGAGAATCGTACCAATCATCGTGTTGTTGTTGCCGATCTGGGTGAAGCTGCTACCAACGCACCAAACGACGTTAGCCGCTTGTGCACCGTTGACGAGGAGGATGGATGCTCCGCTCTCAAGAATCGTGGTAGACGCCGAGATGAAGACGAAGACCGCGCCGGGGTTGCCCTGAGCGTCCAGTGTAATGCTGGTCGGGATGTCGAGCGCACCGCCAGAGAAGACACCAGCTTGATAGATACCTACGCCGCCCCCACCGCTGTTGGTGCTGAGGTTGGCGAGACCCGTCTGAGTCGGGGTCAATGCGGAGTAATGAGCAAACGCCGCGTTACCCGCAAGACGTGCCGCAGCCGCGTGCGTGTTGTCGATGGCTGCTGGAGCGATGAAAGTAAAGCCAGCCTGTGGGCCTGTGGTCGGTGCTGAACCGACGTTGCCGCCAGTGATGACGGAAGCACCAGTGTTGGTGACACCGCTGTAAGCGAGGATGGCGTAGTTTGCTGCCGTGCCCAGTTCTGAAGTGACTGGCGACACTGCCGCCCCTGTCGTCAACTGAACCTTGGAGCCGTTGCCTTCAACGCTGCCCAGTTGCGAGGTAGCGATGGTGCCCGTGATCTGCGAGAAGTTGAAGGACTGCGGAGCAGGCGGGGCGAAGCCGAAGGTGACTGTGCTGCCAGTGACCGCGATCACCGAGAGTACGGCGTTCGGATTCGGCACCGTGTTAGGCAGGTTGAAAATCAGGTTGTTGCCCGCGATGGGCTGTGCCTGAACCGCGACCTGTCCAGAGATGGAACCCTTGAAAATCAGTTGACCGTTGATGATTGTTGGAGGATTTGGCATGATGACTCCTTAGAAGTGCCTTATGTAAACGCTCACCAGATTCGAACTGGCTAGAAATTGGAATTGCGTGCTCGCCTGCGTGAATACCGAGGACGGCAGCACCAGAAATTCGACACCCGGATAAAGCTCCGTGGCGACAGGTACAACGTAATCGTCAACATCGGACGTTCGGCCCGTGCAAGCATCAGGAGCCGAGAAAAGCGTGATCGTACTATCTCCGTCCGCATAAGCGCCCCAGAACGATGATGGGGGTGACAAGGATGGCGTCTGAGCCAAGCTGCCAATGAGGGCGATGTAAGCCTGACCGCTGAAATTAACCACCTGCCCCGGGAGATATTGCGTTGTGCCAGACCATGGAAGAGCGGTAGCGGCGGCTGCACAATAGAAGCTCACCAGATCGCGACCAGTCGTCAGGAAATAATTCCCGTTAGCGGGGTCGCAGGCCGTGTAGAGCGGGTTCAATCCCGTTGGTCCGCCTGTCATCCCGAACGTGGGGCTGAGCGTGATCGGCGCGTTGTTGATTACTATTGTTGGTCGTGTAAGCATCGTGTCTCCTTAGTCAGTTCTCCGTGTTCTAGAACCTTCGCTTCGTGCAGCCATCACTGCGATTCCCTTGTCCATGCTGGTTAGAAGATCGACAGCTTTCTCGTTGGTCTTCTTCACAACCGCCATGTCTGCGACCATATTGGGGAAGCCTGTCGCCAAAGCATCGATTTGACTGACGGCCTTCTCACCTGCCGCCTGACGATCATGTCGCTTGACGTACCAGTTGATGCCTCCCGCCGCCCCACCGAGGAGAGCCAGAAGAACGGTGATGTTCTCCGCGATCTCCAAAATGTCTTTAATCGGGCTCATCGGTTCACCTTAGAGTAAGGACTTTACCCAGCTAAAGAGTGAAGTGAGTTTCGCACCGACAGTGGGATATGCTATCCCAAACTTGACGCCGCCGTAGAACACAGCCGCAAGAACCGCAGCATCGATAGCAAGCTTGATTAGACTGAACATGAGAATGTCCCCCTAACAAGAAGGACGGTAGGCAGATTTTATTCGGAGAAACCAGCAGCCCAGAGGTAGAAACGGGTTTCCCAGAGGAGGAGGCGTCTCAGGCGAGAGCATTGAGGGTAGGTGAGATCGTAATGACTGACGAGCCAATATTCGGGCTGGCTCAGGAACACGTCTAGAATGATGAGGATGCGAGCGACTTCCTTCCTCCATCGAGGCCAAGGAAGCTTCTTTTTCTTGGGATTGCCCGTGTAGGCTTCAGACTGGTGCGCGGGATTGTAGACGACAGCACGCCGCAGACGGGTGCCAAATGGCATGTACCACGGGTAGGGGGTCAGCAGGCGGCGAGGGCGAGTTCGATCTGTTCCCATAGGATTTCCGGCTTGGTCTGCTCGCGGCGAAAGTCATTGTCGGGGTGCACGCCGACTGGAACGAGTACGCGGGGGCTATACGGCTCGCCATCCAGCTTTGACATGAGCGTTGCTGTGAGCCCTTCGGCTATGCTGTTATGGAACCTCTTAGCTGGCACTCGGTACGATTGACCCGGGAAGATAACCTCTCGACTCATGTCGGTGAGGCTTCCGTAAATACCAGTGGGTTGCAGGATGGTTTCTTCCTGCCCGATCTTGACGCCTCGGTACTCTTGGTGGTTTGGGATCAGGTCGGGGTGATTGGCTACTGTGAGGAACACGAGGTTTTCGTTTATCAGCTTTCCCGTCAGAACCGTGCTCACCATGTCAAACGAGTGATCGTGGATGGGGTGCCGAGTCTTCTGCCTGTCTGGGAGTTCGGTTACGGGCCAAACGTGGAGCCGCATGGAGTGCTCGTCGTTAAGGTCGAGTTGAATGAATCCGTTGGGGTGTACTCTTGGCGTTCGGCCTGTCCGCAACAGTTTCTTGAATTCCAGCATGTTAGCTCTTGCGGACGCCTTTTCGGACAGCCGCGAATGAGGGGGTGTAGTCAACCGCTTTCGCTTTTTTGGTCGCTATCTCTGCCGCCCGCTTCGCGTCGTCCACTGCTTTCTGCTTTTTGGCAGCCCGTCGTGTTTTGATGGGATAGATGATGAGAGTTGAGATCAGAGCCCAGACGATCATGTAGACGAGAAATTGAAACAAACGCCCCGCAGGGTGGATATCAAGGCCGAACAGAATGCTGGCGACCGAGAAAACAACGAAGCCGCTTCCGAAACCGAATCTTTGCCAGTTCATTTTCCGATGATACCACGAGGAAAGAAAAAAGGCTAGTTCCAAGCCCGATTCTAACGGAACTCATTGGAACTAGCTACTCAGATGAACAACGTTTCGGGGGTCTTTCTCCCCCATGCACTATAATAATACCGTAGTCTGGGAAATCAGACAATAGTCTTATGAACCAGACAAGGTGAAATTCACTTGAACCTGAGTCTGTACCGAGACAGGCAACCCATTCAACAGGTACGGTCTGTACTTCCACTGCTTGACCGCTTCAACCGCAGCGGTAACGAGCATGGGGTGCCCGCTGACGACATGCAAGTCCACGATGTCGCCGTTCTCAGAGATCGTGGCTTCTAACAACACGGAGCCCTGAACGCGGGCCTGCCGTGCCAGCGGCGGATAGTTCGGTTGCACTCTACGGATCAGGTTTCCAGTGGACACGCCAGTAGACACACGTACAACTTTCGGCGGGGCGAGTGTAGGCTGAACAGTCGGGTTCATACTGAGGATACCATTTAGCACACCGTTCGGGACGCCTCCCGGAACTCCACCGACTACGCCGCCCTGCACGCCGCTGGTAGAAACGGATGGAGGCGCAACGTCTTCGACGATCTTCTGAATTTTGTTGGGAATCCGTGTTGGCGTTCTGAGTTTGCCATCGGTGAGATCGGTTTCGACCTTTACTTTCACTGTCTTAACGATGGCTGCCGCTGGAGGGGGAGGCGGCTGGGGCGGGGCTGGGGCAATCAAGAATGTGAGGAGTTGGGCCTTGGGGAGTTCCTCAGTGTAATACAGAGGGATCAGGAGCGCGATGCCCAGTACCACCGCCTCGATCAGAAATGCGACCGACGTGTACCGCCCGCGTTTGTCCTTCAATTTACGGCCTGACTCTAAAAGGCTATCTTCGAACATGCTCGCCCCCATACTAGATTAGAACCCGAAGTTCTTGCATTTGTTGCCTATTATACCACCTGCGCCGTTTTACGTCGCCCGCGCTTCCGTTTGCCCTCTCCCACATCGTGGTTTTGGAAGCTTGCGGCCAACTCCTTCAGCCGCGTGCGGTGACGGGCGAAAAGGGTTTCGCTGATGCCCAAAGATCGAGCAGCCTCGTGTTGGGACGAAGCGTGCTGGATCGCATCCACCACTGGTGCCAACTCGGGGTCTTTCGCCTCAACGTAACGACGAAACTCATTGGCGAGCAGGTAGTTTTCGTACTGCTGTGCGGAGCGGGACGTGGCGGCACTCAGGTAGTCTGAATGCACGTGGCAATACGCATCGTCCACCACATCATACTCACCGTTTTCGTGCGACGGATCAACGTTGGTCACGATGGTGACGTTGCCCTGCCGACAGATTGGATTCTTGTTGCGCTTCGAGTACACGGTGTTGAACTTGTTCGTGAGGCACATGTTGACATAGGAGCGAAAACGACGTTCGCTGGCCCCATATTGACTGATGGGGTTGAACGTCTCGATCACGTCCGTGCAGCCATTTATGCGGTCATTTGCACCCGGCTTGCGATGCTTGCTGGTCTGCGGCAGGTACTTCATGTGAATGATTAAATCCTGCGTCCAGTCTTCAACGTCTTCGTCCACTGTAAAGCGGGCGAGGCGTTTCTTCACCCAATTGCGGATGTAGTTGGGGTAGCGTTCGTAGAATTCGAGGAAATCTTTCGGGACGCGGAAACCGTCGTCGCCGACGTGGTGCCCCGTGCGAGGATCGTACTGAATCTTGTCGTACTGGGAGTCTGGTTTGGTGGGCGGGGGTGTGGTGACGGGGAGCAAATCCGTTGGCATAGTGCGGCGGACGTGCCACACGCCATCGACTTCTTCACCGATAGCGATGAGGGTCTGGATAAGCTCGTATTGCCATTTGTCACCGCATTCGTGCAGCATACGTTCCTGCGCGAGGGCGAAGAGTTGATCGATTCGTTTAGGGCCTTGAAAGAGAGCTACAGCTAAGAGATTGCCGAACTTGAGGGAAGAAAATGCGAATGCAGTGGTCTCTAACGGAACCATTCAGTCTCCAGCACGCCATCAAAATACTGAACTCCATAGGAATCCAGCCCTATGCCTTCCACTGTAGGCACGTTAACCCTTTAGTACATAGGGCATATCTAGTTTATACACCAAGGTTTGGGTTTTGCCAAGTGGAAAAAGGTTACGAGCGTTACTACTCAGCCTTCTTTTCGATGCCGTTTGGTGCGACAACGATGCTAATTTTTCCGACTTTTTCTTTCAGCCGACGCCGCAACTCGGGCTTCGAGTAGGACTCGAACGTTTGCTGGAACCGATCAAGGGTATCCTCCAACGCCGTCCTGCTGGCTGCGATGGGATCAAACTGCGGTAATTCAAATGCGGTCTTTTCAACGGCCATAGCTATCTCCTTATGCGCTCTTGTCACTCACGACGTTAATCAACTGCTCCACGACCCGCTGGAAACCATTCATGATGGTCATCTGGTTCTGGGCGAGGAGCTTCTGTTCGTTGCTCATCTCGCGGATCAGTTGAAGTTGTTCGGAGTGTAATTCAGATTGGTGGTGCATCGCCTCGGCAAGCTGGTGAACGCTTACGGCGAGTTCTCTCTGGGCAGCGACCTGTCCTTCGAGGGTTTGTTTCAGTTCGGTGTTGCTGTCGGCTATTTTGCGGCTGCTACGATTTTGTCTGCGGCTACAACTGCGTCGGCCTTGATCTTGGCTGCGGCAAGCACGGAATCCGCCAGCATAAGGGCGGCGGCTTTAAGGGCGTCGGCGGCTATTTCCGCCTTGATCTTGTCGGGCATCTTTGTGACACGCATGTGCTGGTAGATGCTGACCAACAGTGCGGCGACCGCTGTAGCGGCGATGGTGATGTTTGGGTAGTCCAAGTTCAGCCCCGTGTGAGTAGTTTTGTCCCTACCTAACAGTTTGAAATTGGGTTAATAAATGGGAAAATCCCTAGAAACGGCGTCCTCTACCTCGGGCAACACGGTGGCTGCCGCCGCCGAACTTGAATTTGGTCATCTGATATTCACGTTCCGCTGCCTTTAAGTCACTCATACTCATGGCATCTATGTTGATAATCGGCTTCTTCGGGAGTGCCTGCTGACGCTGCATGACAAGGCTCTGCCCCGTTGGGTCCATCTTCAGGTGACCCTCGTCAATTAGCCATGTCTGAACCTGCATAGCGACGAGCATGACAGCATCCACCATGTCGTCGTGGGCTCCCTTTTCCAGAGGGGCGTGGACGCGAATGCGGTATTTGGCAACCACGTCGGTCTCAACCATCTTGATTTCATGGATGAACTTGGGCACATACGGGAAGTTGGCAGTGTGATCGTTGATGAACGAACGCAGCGCATACGCCATTTCCGAGTTGACTGCGGGAGTCAAGTTTACCAGTTCCATGTTGTTGACTTCATTCTGTTCCAACAAGGTGATAAGCTGACGACCTGCGTGTTGATCGGTTGATCCTTTGTAGCACGGGAGAACCTTGTTCATTTCCTTCAGCCAGAGCAGGATGTCCTTCACGGGCAGGAGTTGGAAATCCGTGTACTTCACACCCTCGGGAGTTTGGATATCGACCCCCGGGCCATCGAACCTTTCACCTGCAATCATACGATCAATGTAGTCGAACACTAAGTGAAAACCGTGAGTCAATCCGGGCGTTGGGTTCTGCGATTGACGAACCTCAAGGTGCCCAATCGCCAACGCGCAACCATCGGGTCGGGTATTGTCAGGATCGGTGACGTTCACGCCGCCCAGATCGAGACCCCAGAAGTAGTTGTAGCCCACCTGATTACCGTCGAATCGCACGCAGTTTTGACGGACGATTGCTCCCGATGCGGGCGCAAGGACGCCAAATGTGGGTTCGGTTTTGACATCCCATGCGGTAACATCCGTACAGGTCATGATGTCGATGGATCGAACGAACGATTCCGTAGATTCCAAGAACTGCCCGCCGTACTCAGCCTTAAACGTGAGAGGATTTTTACGGGCTTTGTCACGCAAGAACCCCGCCTTTAACTTCGGGTTCATTTCCGCCGACGAACAACTCAGGGCGAACGTCGGGTTGTCCTCGTTAATGCCGTCCTCCATCGCCATGCGGTAGAGGTCGTACATCATACCGACTTTCTTCAATGGCGACGAGATGCTCAGAATCAATGAGTCCTGAAATTCAAGTTTGCCTTCCGTACCGACTGGTTCCACGTGCTTGAAATCGCCCGCTTGATGAAAATCAGCCTCATCAAGGATGACGGGCTTGTTTTCTTCATGGTGGAAGTCGCCAGCGGCAGGCGTAGCGGCCACATACATATCTTCAGACGTGGAGCCCACTTCGGAACGGAAGTGAGCGAACTCATCGAGGGCAAGGAAGAGAGACGAAGGGCCACGAACGGCGTTCGTTGTGCAAGGCAACGATACGACTTGAATCGACGGCTTGGCATCGACCTTGTGGTGACGGTCAGCCTCGCAAGTGAATGTCAGGTTCTTGACGTTGCTGTCTTTGATGTAGGTGTGGAACCACGTTGCACGGGTGACTGCGGCCTGAAGCTTTTGGAACAGTCGGCCTGCACCCGTTTCGTCCTGAGCCAAAAAGGTGAAGTCGATCTTGGAGCCCTCGGCCAAGCCGAAAAACTTCTGCGGCGAATTGATGCACAGGGTGAGGTAGAGTTTGTATGCGGCGATGGCGGCGACGACTTCCGATTTACCGCCACGACGACCGCAGAAGACAACAGCTTCGTTGAAGCCTCTTTCAGGTATGTCTCGCCAATCCCCAACGTTACAGCGACCTTCTTCGTGAACGATGTGGAGGTACTCTTCTTCCGTGACTGTGCGGAGCAGTTCATCGCGGAATGGATTCCACATCTCCACCATGCCCCAGTTTTCGATGGCGTCTGCCCACTTGGGGCGGTAATCGAATGGGACGGCGAAGAGGGACTTTACGAGAACACGCTGAACGGGACGCAGGACGATACCAGTTCCGCCCGGGCCTTCAATGAAGTCAATGGCATTGATCTTCTTTGTCGCGTCAGGCAGAAGGTTGTCTGCGAGCTTTGTCCAAGTTGTACTTTTGACTTTCTTGTCAGCCATGGGACTCCATACAAAAGGGTTACGTAGCAGGAGGATTTGGATTTGGGAAGGTTATTCGGTGTGTTCTCGTTCCCATACACAGCCTTCGCAGTCGGGCGGGCAGGGAGTCGGCACGTAGCAGGTATCGCAGACAAAGTGCTCGGTGAAATCTTCGCCGAAGAGTTCGGCCATGATCTGGAGCTTCTTCACGAGGTCTTCTTCGAGGGGTTTACCGCATTTAATACAGTTCGTGGTCATAAAGAAAACCGGGGGCGGCTGCGTAGCGGAGAGAACCGCCCCCTAAATCGGCACCCACGCATGGTAGGGCCGAACTGTTAGTTAGCCACAGCGCGGTCGAGGATATTCATCTGAAGCACGCGATATGACTTTTCAGTCTCGTTGATGGAACCAATTTCACGCCCAGCCCGACGTTGTTCAACAGCCCACGACAACATGGTTAGAGCGTTGTTGAATAGCTCCTTGTAGTCCTTGGCACCCGTGGTGTTTCTCAAACTTTCGAGACTGTTTTCATCGCCGTCATCGATTTGAATCAGCATGATTGCTCCTAAAATGGAACCCGCGACGGGACTTACACCCGCAACCCCTTCGTTTAGAATGAAGTGCTCTGCAATTGAGCTACGCGAGTAAAATTGTTGATATAAACCGTTTTCCCAGCACAGCTTTTACACTGGGTCGAACGACGTTCTATTGCTTTCCCGCACTCACAGTGGTTAACTTCCGCCCGACGTTCTATGTTTCGACCGCAGTACGTGGGCGTCTGACTGTCGCAGTTCGGACAAAGCAACCGCAAATTTTCGAGCCTATAATCGTCATTGACACCGTTGATGTGATCGAGACGTTGCACAATGGGCTTGCCCAACCATTCCGTCAAGCCGCAAATGTAGCAATGGTCGATTAACAACCCCTCTCGTATCAACCGACGTTTTAACCAAGCCCTACTAACTTTCGCGTGCTCGATGAGGAGGGCTTCAATCGGGACGGGAACTTTCATGCCTGTGCCTCGTCCCGACAATATCCGATATATCGGGCTGGCTGACCACACTTGTGCTCGTAACTAGCCCAGCATTCTCCGTCCTCGTCCATAAACGTGAGAACCTTGCCGTGTTGCAGCAAGTCGAAGAACGTCATGCAATTGTCACAGAAAAACCCCCACGTGTTGAAATCCCACGGAGTGGGGCTCGGATCAATCGGCAGCGTTGCTAAGCGTCGGTAACTTCGATGTCCTACTCCTCCGCACATGGTTATTCCGATCTCCGAAACACGGGACGCTGAGCCTTGTCTGCGCGGCGTACTGTTACCCTGCGAGGCCCGCCTTTGATCCCAATATCTTGCCGCTCTTCGTCTTCTGGAAGATGCTTCTCTTGGAACACATCCCAAGGGTCGTTCTCGTTGACTTCACTGATGATTTCGCTACTCATTACAGTACCGTTGTGTCTACTTCAGCGTCGATGTAGTCCATTATCGTCCTCTTCGGTTTAATACTGGGTTTCTGAGATCGGCTCGAACGAATCTTACACGGCCCTGCCCGCCACTTGCCTGTGCTGCGGGGGTTTCAAGCCAATCATCCCACTCATCTTGGTCACACTCAATGAGATCAATCGCATCCTTCCAGCCGTCTTTACCAAGACCTTTGGCGAGAACACGACCCGATTTCGACGAGGTTTTGACCCCGATCTTCATGCTTCCTTCATGTATTCTAACACTTTTTCTAGCTCAGCGACAGTGGCGTTCCCCTTGATATCATTTGCCCGCCACGAGATCACTCGAATGTTATCTGAGGTGTATCCCTTAGAGTTATCCTTCCTATCCAGACTCGGAGAGTTGTTTTTCCCCTTTGATCTCACGACAAGCGGGATACCCAAAACGGGGCAAACTTTCGGAATTACTATATCCTTTGCATCAAGAGCGAATTCAATTCCCAAACGACGGGCTCGGGCACGGGCGTTGAGCAGCATTTGACGTGTTGGATCATCGATGTGCCACTGCTTGAGACAGTCGATACAGTATGCCTGTAACCCATCCTTGTTCGTGTTTGCCTTGGAAAAAGCAACGCTCGGCTTTTCCTTTTCACAGTACACGCAAATTTTGGACTTGGTTTCAACATACGCATCGTGCGTGCTCCAATATGCACGATACTTGTTATGCCACTCACTCATGTACTGCTGACGAGTTTTACCTTTATACTGCGGTAGGCTACTCATAGATATGCCCCTACACTATGAATACTGAAGTTGAAGAACTTCGGTAGCCGTTATTCCTTCGTGCCGCAAATAAAGCTATATGTCGCGATCAAGCTCTCGGTGTCGATGTCGTCGATACGGACGAAGACTTCGTACACGTAGCCGCCCTCTTCGCCCTCGTGCCACACCGCACCCTGAGCCGAGGAGCTATTGATAGCGTCCTTGATCTCGCTGTCGGTGAGCTTGTTCATAAGGTACTTCACACGGCTCGCCTGATTGTAGAGGTTAAAGCTCGACAAACCCTGCGGCTGTTCGACCTGAGCCAGTTGAATCTCACCCTTGCCCGGAACTTGGTTCAGCATCGGACGATAGGTGACCTTGAACAGCGCCACGAGAGTAGCCGCGATCTCACCGCAAACGTACTGAAGGAAGATCGAGAATTGCTTGGCTTCGTCCGCACCTGCGGTCTTGCCCAGCTTGAGGCTCTTCAGGTATTTGAACGCCGAACCCGGACGTGCAAATCCTGCGGCTTTGGCCTGCGAAGCAAATGCCGCACCCGGTACGCCGCTTTGCTGACCGTAGAACTCGTCCGTGAACATCAAACCACGGATATCGTTTTCCTTGCGGAGCGGGGCACCTTCAAGCACTTCGGACTTGCCATCGCGACCGATACCAGCGGCAGCGGCGGGACTGGTGCTCACATAGGCGATGATAGTTGTGTCGAGAGCGCCATCGAGAGCGGCTGCAAGAGCCATCTCTTCTGGAACCTCTTCCCTGTCGCCAACGATGTCAGGATACTGCATCGGGGTGTTGGTCTGGTTGGGGTAGTCTACGAGTTCGTGCTGCATCTCGGGAGCGACTTCGCGGAGTACCTGACCGGGGAAGAAAAAATTGAAGCCAGCTTCCTTTTCAATCTCTTCGGGGGTCTTAACCGCACCCTCGCCGCCGTTCTTGGTTGGGAGGGCGTGTTGCGGGTAGTTGTCCTTCGCCTCTTGAATGTGCTCGGCACACCACGGAGAATTGCCAGTGGTCGGCTGCCCACAGCGAGCATCGCCAGCGCCCATTCCGTACTCAGTTTGCCAGTCACAGCCAGCGGCAGCTTTCTTATCGTTTGCTTTTATCACCCTACCCCCCGTTTCGTCCCAGCGTAAATCGTGCTTAGCTAAGATTTCCAAAGCTTCTTCTCTGCTTGGCCCACCCATGACGCCCAGCATAGCTGGGTTCATCTTGAGGGAGTCAATGGCGATGCGAAGCTGATGTTTGTCGCCTACGCTCATGGCGGCGACCCTTGCTAATACTGCCGTTGCTGTTCTGAGTGATTCCATTTTCATCCCCACACCTTCCATGAACTTATCATCTTCCTTGTTCGTTTGCGGATACTTGTCTGGGTTCTCCGCACGCTCGGATTCCATCTCCGCAGTGGCGATCTCTTCCCAGTTGACTTCATTCGACGGCTGTTCCCAATCGCTCTGTCCACCCGCATCGTACCACATGTTGGTCAGACTATCGACAAAATCGCGAGCCTTGTCGCCGCTCGGTGCCTTAACCACACCTTCGAGTTGCTCACGCTCATGCTTCCCGCGTTCCCCACGGGCATTCTCAGCGTTCTCCGCGTAGAACTTCTTGCTCTGTTCGCCGAACTTCTTGAAGAACTTTGCAAACTGACCCGCCAACTGCTTCGGTGTCATTTTCTTCTTCAGGGCACTGCGAGTCAAGTTGTGCAGCGTCGTAAGTCCAGCCGAGTCATTGTTAATCATCAGGGCAGTGTGACCTGTGATCCAGTCATCGTAGCCAAAATAGTCGCCTGCAATCTTAGCCAAGGTCATCATGCTGGCTCCCTTAGCGGGCTCCCACTTCACCTTGCAACCCGGCGGACAATCTGCTGGGTCTTGCAGCCGACCCTCATACGTCCCATCTGCCGCATACGCCACTGGAACCATCGGCGGCTGGGGCTTCGGCGGCACTGGTGCGGGCGGCTGGCCTTTCATCTGACGGCTACGGTTCTGAGAGATGATCTGGCTACGCTCCTGTACCAACTTCTGGTACTCTGCGTATGACTCAGCGGCTATTTTGGTTGAGGCGTGCTGCGTCATGTACCGCTTGTAATCGTTCTGTCCCTTTTCCTTGCCGCCCCAGTACGCATCGGCATCCGCCAATCCTTCTGACCGCTGACGACGAAGAGCCTGACTGTTGGAGTCTTGCTTCGTTTCAGACGGTGGGTGCTGAATGGTCTGCTTCTGGTACGGCTGCATCTTCCATAGATACTTTTCGACAAGCTTGTTGACTGCCACTTCGGGTTTTGGAATCGCGGCGTACTCCTTACGGAAACTGTCTGCATCCGCCCCACGAAGGACATACTCACGCCCATTCATGTTCAGCAGCATGTGGAACCCCTGCTCGTCTTGACCCTGCGCCACGCCAATCGCGGCGGTACGAACCATGTGCAGGTATTCCTGCCCAGCCAGCCTGAGTTCCGTCTCGTTGAACAAACGTGCGTTCTTGGTAAACGCCGCCTTGAGTTCGTGGTATGTGGCGATCTTTCCCTTGCCGTACTTCCCGCTGAGGATGTCATCAAGCTGCTGTTCGGTGATCTTGAAGTGCTCCATGCAGGACTTGCGCCCCATGCCAGATGTGTACTGACCGCGAACCCGAGCAACTACATCGGGACTTGGAGTGCCCTCCTCGGAGTGCTTTTCAAAATTCGGGGTTGCTGACAAGCTCGTACCCCCAAACATACCATTGCTTGAGGTATTTTCTCTCGGATGCTGTTTCTCGCCGCCGATCCCCTTAGCTTGCGTTGGAGCGACCGAAATTCCTCGATCTACTTCCTTTGCGATGTTGATGATGATCTGCTTTCCGGGCTTAGCATCAATGGTCGTTGTCGTGGTGTCCTTGACTTCCTTGTCTCCGTAAGGGCCGTCGCCACGAGCCTCCATCTCTTCTTCTTTCTCTCCGATGGATTTACCGATTTCCATCTCAGCTTGCGCTTCAATGGCATCGCGGACGGCTGAAACATTCTGACGTTCAGGCGGACGGATTTCTCCGTCGATTACGCTGATCCCGCTTTCGTCGTGGGAATTCTCAACCAACTCATCGTGGCTCGGCCCAGCTTCCGCCGCCGAGGGGGTCGCCGTTTCGAGCTTCTGAGACAGATCGTCGTCACTGTGCATGATGTCCGCCCCAACCCTGCGAGCGGCAGCCTGCAACCTCTCAATGCTAATTGGCATCTTCCGTCTCCACAACTATGTCCGCCAGATCACCGATACCGAGATCGAATGGACGTTCTTCGTCTTCTTCATCACCGTAGCCCGCACATGCCTCTTTTTCAGAGGCTAACAGGGGTGCTACCTCTTCGGCCATGTCCGCTAGTCCCGCAAGACCGCCCCCACCGCCGCCCTTATCACTCTCGGGAGCAGATTCGGCATCCATCGGAGCATACCCGCTGGGGTCGGCTGCCTGATGTGCATTTAATGCATCGGTGCCAAGTTCGGCAACGAGTTCCAGCGTGTTCTGAAGTTCATCCACGTTATCGCCCGACTCGTACAGTTCGCCGTCTACGTATACTTCGTAGCCATCGGTGTACGTCAGGACTTCGACGCGACTATCATTGAGCATGAAGTGCCCCGGATCGCCCTCGTCGCTCCAGCCCATACCTACCAGCGTTTCGACATACGGGAATTCCCCGACTTCGGCTGGCATTCCTGCGGCAGCTTCTTTCGTGTCGGCCTCGTCCTCGTGCGGAGGCTCAGGCTTCTGTGGCTTCACAGGTGCGTCACCACGAAGTTCTGGTTTCTCTGCCGAAGGCTCATCATTGCCTTTTAACTGATCGTCTTGTGATTCAGGCTTCGTTGCCAAAGGCTTACCCTTTGATTGGTTGCCCTGTGGCTTAGCCAAATCACCTTGCTGCCTATTATCGCTATCAACGCCCGGAGATACGGCATCCGCTGCCTGTTCGGGGTTGCGTGGAGTTCCACGTCCACCGCCGCCGCCTCCACCACCACCCGAGCCTTCGCCCGTGCCGCCAGTTCCGTCAGAACCCGGCCCATCGCCGCCCGGTCCAGAACCGCTGTCAGTATCGACGGTAGATGCACCGCCCGTGCCGCCGTTGTAAATGATGATGGTTGGGGTTTTGTCTTTCGCCCCGCCGCCCTGACCTTCACCACCTTCGCCGCCCTCATCACCGCCCGCCGAGTTCGTGCTTGTTGGTGCGATGCTCACGGTTCCGCCTGTGCCTGCACCGCCTGTGCCCGTGCTAGTAGCGGCCCCGCCTGTGCCAGCCCCGCCAGTACCCGCACCACCCATGCCGCTACCTACGCCGCCAGTTGATGCACCACCCGGACTTGAGCCGCCAGTTTCGGTCGATGTTTCGTTGCCAGAAGTTTCCGAAGTTCCGTTTCCACCCGCACCCGCTGGGGCTGCTACGGCTGCTGGGGCTGGTGCTGCTGGAACTGCTGGTGCTGCCGCAGGCGCAGCGGGAGCCGCTGCTGGAGCTTTCGCATCCGCCGCAGGTGTCTCAGCGGGCTTGTTCTTGCCCTTTGTTTCATCAGTCTGTTCGGTTGGCTTGTCCTCAGCTTCAGCATCGGGTGCCGCGTCATCTGCTGGTTTGTCTTCAGCTTCAGCGGGTTCTGCGTCGGCTGGTTCAGCTTTAGCGGGCTTCTTCGGATCAGCGGACTGATCCTCTGCCGCATCGTCGTCATCGGCTGCATTTATTGTCCAGTCACCAGCCAACTTTCCAAACTTGGCCGATGCTACCGCTATGAACTTCCCCGCCTGTGTGAGATCGCTAAAGGAAGCTTCACGATGCTGTCCGTTGAACGTGAATCCCACCTTAGCGTTCTTGCGTGCCGCTTCGGGAACCGAAACCGTAGGCTGCTTAATGTCGGCGTCCACCCCGTCAGGGCTTTCCGTGTTCGACTCAGCCTCAGAGATGTCCCCCGAGATGTCAGCCGCCTTGCGACGTGTCAGTTCACGAGCATCGCGCTGACGCTGATCTTCCAGACGTTTCGCCCGCTCTTCCTTGGTTTCTTCCGCCACATCAGCGTTCTTTCTCTTACCAGCTTCGCCTACCGATTCGGTCGGCTGCTTGATGTCCTGATCCACGGTGTCTGGGCTGTCAACCTCGGAATGCGCTTCCGAGAAATCGCCCGAGACATCCGCACCCTGCTTCGCTTCACCCTTCGACCATGTAGCCAACGGGTTCTTGTAGGTGCCGTCGTTGCGATAAACCGCAGCTTCGGATGGGTCGAAATGACCCACCAAATGCTCGTTGTGCCCGCCCGGTTCCATGCTCTTCAAGAGAGCTTCCATGTACCGTGCGAGGTTCGCTTGGTTTGGCTGGCCCGCACCACGCTGTTGTCCGTAACCAGTCACATTCCATGCCGCATCGGTCGAACCCGGAATACGAATGACGTACTTCGGTGTGGTGGAACGTCCCGCCGATTTTTCCTCTCCGAAGTAAGATGCAAAATCATCTTCGGCGTAGTCTGCCGTCTTCCCCTCATCGAAGTAGGTTTCGAGATCGCCCTCGGCGTAATCCGCCGTCTTTCCTTCGTCGAAGTAAGTTTCAAGGTCGCCCTCGGCATAGTCCGCAGTCTTAGACGCCAGAATCGCGTCATCGAAGTCTGGAGCCATCTGCTCTTCCAAGGTGACGAACTGAGTGTTGTCTCCGTAAGGAACGTCGCTGTCTTCGAAGTGACCAACCTCATCACGACAATCACCGTTCCAACCGAGACCGAGCCTTTCGGAAGTCTCCAAGGACGGGTGCACGCCGCCGCAGGCTCCGCACTCATAGAATATTGCGGGGGCTGCTGTTGCGGCTTCTTCCGCCTGCTCCATTACTGCATCGGTGTCGTCAGCGAGGATAGCATCGAGCCCACCAAAATGCTCATCGTTTTCGTCGTAACCGTTGTCGAAGTCAGGTTCCGCAGAACAACACGGATCATCGGCGTCAACGTCCATGCCGCATTCGCCGCAACGACGCTGCTTTACCCAATCCTGTCGGTCAGCATCCCAGCGGGAATTCTGGTTTGGGCAGCCCGTTTCGTGGGTCGCCGTACCGTTGATACTCAGCATCTCACACTGGTCGCACTTTACACGCTCGCGCTCGCGTGGTCTGGCGTTGCGGCCCGCCGTCTTGGATTCTTCTTCCTTCGGCTCGTCCTTCTTTTCGGACTTGCCCTTGGTGCGGTTCTTCGCCCATTCGGACTTGGAATCACCCTCGGACTTCTCTTCAGATTCGCCCTCGGACGAAGTTTCCTCGGAGTCTGCCGATGCCCCACCTTCGCCAGTGCTCGGCTCGTCCTCTTCGGACTTGGTGGTGTCGTTCTCAAGAGCCTCTTCAACCTCCACGGTCGGCTCTTCCTGATCGCCCTTGACCTGCTCGGGAACGTCGCTTCGTGAATCCGCGCTCATCTCGGGAGCTTCAATCTCGTGTTCCCCCGTGGTGGACTTTTCGTTGTCCTTGCTTTCGCCCGGAAGTCTGATCTCAGGCGCAGGCCCCATGTCTTCCATCGTCTCAGACCAGATATCGTCGATGTCCTGAGGAACGTCGGCGAACTTCTTACGCTGAGAGGAATACTTACGAGCCATCTCTTCCTCACGCTTCTGAGCAGCCGTGCGGGAGTGCTGCGAACGAGCATCGTAGTCTTCGCCGCCAAACCCACCGCCAATCAAACTGGCAATGTAGGACGCATCGTTTTGCGAGGAGGTCTTCTTGGACGCTTTCTTGGAGGAGATCACGGGCGGAACCTGCCCACCCTTTTGATCCTGTCCGAGGTCACGTTCGCCAGCGTCTTCTGCTCCGAACTGGTAAATCATGTCATCGTCACCGACGTAAATGTCCACGTTGCCCCAAGCCTTGGAAGCCTCGGTCAAGCCATCGCCCGTTGTCGGGTAATCGCCATCCCAGTAGCCCGCACCATGACCGCAGCGGGTGAGCCAGAAATCATTGCCCTGACGGAAATCGTCCTGACCATCCTGTTCGGATGCCGCAGCCAAAAGCTCTGCGTTCTCCGCTTGGAACTGTGCACAATCCTCGCTCATCGCCTTCAAGCAGGACGGCGATAGATCGCGGATATCGTAGTTCTGATCCAACGGCTGTCCGCCGCTTGGATCGGACTCATCATTCGAAGACCACAGAGCGGTCTCGATATAACCACGGGTGAAGTTGTCGAAGTCAGCGGCAACCTTCTTGGCAGTACCAACCCACAGGGAAGAAGCCTGCTTCTTGCCCAGTCCGCCCCACTTGGCGGCGTCGAAGGATGCGTGGTGATCCTTCAAAGCGTCCTGACCCTGACGAGCCTGACTGACGTTCTTCTTGATGTGATCGCGAACAGCCTGAGGGTCGTTCTCGGCGGAACCCTTGTGGGATTCCATGTTCTTCAAGCCCTCTTTGGCAGCCCCTTCGGACTTGAAACTTTCGAGAATCTTGTCCGTGTCGTGCTGCTTGATAACCCATGGAGCAGCTTCGCCTTTGGAGTTAGTGTGACCCGGAACGTGAGAAACATAGGCGATCTTGTGCTTCGAAGAGGAGATCGACAGCGGAGTCGGCCCGTGCTTACCTGCGGCAATCTCTTTCTTGTGGTCGGCTACTGCGTGATGAGCCTGATTGTCCTGACCCATGCTGGCGGCGTACTCTCTCATACGAGCTTTGTGTTCATCCAAAGCCTTTCCACTGCCCGATGTGCGAACTTCATCAAAAGCTGCACTAGCGGATGCGCTTAGATCACCCTTCTTAGTTTGTGCCGCGAGACGTTCGACATCCCCCGTACAAGTGAGACCCTCGACGCGCTTCGCCTGCTTGTCGGCGGAAGTGATCGTCGTGGTGACCTGTTCTCCGTCCTTCTCGGCAAGCTCAACAGCGAGCAAGCCCTGCTTGGATTTCGGAACCTTCAACATCTCGATGGCTTTCAGCTTCGCCCCATAGAGGGAGTCAGCGTGGATTTCCACACGCCGCCCGCCGTAGAAAGCGATGTAGCCATGTGCTACTTTGGTTGTGGCGGACTTTTCCTTACGCTCTTCCTCAGCACGGCGTGGTACGCCAGTCTCGTCGAGAGCGATGCCGATTGGTGCGCTGTTGATAACAGTCTTCGGCGTGTCCTTCTCAGCCTTATAGCCTTCGGTGCGCTGATTAGCTTCGTCGTGAGCTTCGGTGCCGGGGCCCACATTCGTGATCGGGGTCTCGAATACCGCCGTGGCGGAACCTTTCTTGACACCCTTGTTGCAGAACTTGCAGCCGTCACCTTCGCACTTGTCGCATTCGACAGCCGCGAGACGCGGGACAACTTCGCCCTTTGTCGGAGCCTTGCCCTCGGAAGCGTCTTCAACGCCCTTGGTGCCGCTCGGCAGGAGGCTGTTGCGGAGAGCCTGATCCAAAGAGTCGAATACATCCATCTCCTGAGGTTCGAGCACTTCCTTGGTAACTTCGTCGGCGGTCTTGAAGGTCAGGCCGAGGCGAGGCTTTTTCTTCGAGCCCTCCTTGGTCAGCAACGGGAACTCTTTCAACGGGTTCTCAGCCAACGCGGGGTGGTTCAGCTTCGGCGTGATGTCGGTTACATCGAACTTGGACGTTTCCACATCGGTCATCAGGGCGTCGAACGCGCTGGACAGACGTGGGTCGAAGTACGAACTGAAGATCACGTGGCGGGTCAGGTTCGAAAGCTGGTTGTCGTCTTTCGGGAACTGGAAACCCTGATATTCGCGCTTGTTGACCCAGTTGGGGGCGTACAGGATGAGGGAAGCGAATTTGCCATCCTCGGTGCCGAACAACTCTTCTTTGATTGATGCGTAGGATGCCTGAGAATATTCATCCCACTCCGTATCACCGATTTTGTGAGAGATCAGGTCGCCCATTTCCTCACCACCAAAGGTGCGGACGAGGCAGCCATAGAGCAGGGCGGTCGGGAAATCCTGACCCTTCTTGTCGGCGACGGAAGGGGGGACGATGTAGATACGACCGATGGCAATGTTCTGACGGAAGCCCTTGTAGAAAACTTCGAAGGACTGTACGTTGCCCGAACTACGGGCTTCCTTCTCGCCAGCCTTGATCGCTTCGACAGCCTTCGACAGAAGACCATCGTTCACCATGAATGACTGGAAAGACTTGAGTGCGACTGTGTTTCCGCTCTGAGCCATGCTCGTTCCCCTTCGTTACTTCTGTTTGTTTGTGCCGATGTTTTCCGCTTCTTTACGGATGCGGAGTTCGTTCATTTCGATCTGGCTACGGAACTGCTTGACGTAGCTGGTAACCGTGTGTTCATCCCAGCCCATGGCACGGAGGGCTGAAACGCCCATCTGCAACCACTGGCCCGCGACGAACTGGAACTTCTCGCCGTCGAAGTTGATGAAGTCACGTTTCGCTTGGTTGTCCATCTCAATGATCTGACGACCGAGTTCGCGAACACCCTTCAGTTGTTCAGCAAGGCTCTTGATGGCGATGTTAGCGTCCATCCCCTTGATACCCGAATTTGGTTTATCTAGATGCTCGTTCATAGCGTCCAGAATCGCCGCCATTTCGAGAGCGATGAGCTTGCTGAGTTCCGCCTGACTGATATTCGGGTCTTCGATCTTTGTCCGAATCTCCGTCAGCTTGGAACTTTCCGCACGCTTGTTCGATTTCTTAGCCGCCTCGCTGTACTTTCCTTCCAGATCGACCACCAGTTCTGTGCGTTCGGTTTCGTTTTCCATTACTCTATGTCTCCTAGCTCAAACGAGCTACCTATCTGAACGTCTTGACGTGCAGGAGGATTCATATCGATGTCGGCCATCTTTGTGTCGCCCGGACGCCCGCTATTCGGCATCAGGTCAAACTCGGCAAGAATGGTACGCCCATCCTCTGGCGCACCTTCCCCGACCTTGTGGTTGGACGATGTTTTGTCCATACCCGGGAAACTCAAAAGAGTTCCGCCCGTGAGCCCGCAATGCATTCCCTTGCGATACGTGCAAGAGCCACACTTGTGTGCTCCGATAATTGGATTGTGATCGGCGAGCTTGTTCTTGAGGAACGTGCAGTCGATCTGGCTCAACGCAACCTTGATCGGCTTACGCTTCAGGCTGGCGATGAATTCCTTCACGGCCTTGCTTGCCTGAGCGGTGCCGAACTTGGCCGCTGCCTGCTTGTAAATCTTCTCCATCGAGTGACCCTTCTTGTGATACCGCTCGATGACGCTGGCATCAAGTTCAGGTGCAGCCGCACGATGTGCGTGGCGTACCTGATCGGGATTGCTCTCGTGGAACCCTGCGTGCGGAACACGGGAGGCGTAATTCGGATTCGACGCCGACTTGTGCTTCTGCACTACTACTGAGTGTGTCGCACAGGATGCACACTTTGCACCTGCCACGATCTTCTGATTATGCAGTCCTGCCTTTGCGAGGAACTCCGCATCAGCCTTCGCAATGACAATCTGTCCGTTGACGTTCGGTCGCAGGCTACCTACAAACTCGCGTACTGCCTTGCCTGCTGCAAATGCACCGTACCGCTTTTCAGCCGCACGAGCGATAACCGCCAGTGAGTGACCCTTCTCGTGTAACGCCGCGATGTGCGAAGAGTCGAAGTCAGCCGCAATCTGGCGGCCCACACGCTTTGCCTGCGCTTCCACGCCGCCCAGACTCGGGTGCCGGGAAATGGAGGAGCTTGACTTCGGAGCAAGGGGCATAGAGCCAACCTTGGTGCCATCGTTGCCGTTAGCGATCTGAACCAATGCTGCCCGCTTCTGCTTGTTCGGCACGCCCGCCGTGAGCTTATTCACGATGGGTGTAAGCTCCTTGGTGTTTGCTACCACTGGTAAGTGATACACACCACAGGACTTAACGTTGCCATTCTTTGAGAAATACTGGCATCCTTCGCACGCACTGATCTGCTTTACGGATGCCGCTCGGGGCTTAATACCAGCCTTGTCCCATGCCGTCTTCTGCGCTACGCATTCGTTGCTCGAACTGCCGTGCTTCTCTCGTTCATAAGTCGGTGAATTCTTGTCCATGTAGGTGTTGGGTTCGAGGAACGCCATACCTACCAACCCTGCGTTCTCTTGCAGGTATTGAGTCGCCATCTGGTGATTGAACAACTCGATCTCAGCCAGCTTCTTCAGCTTGGCGGCGATCTTCGAAGGCGACATACCCTGATTGAGCAGATCGTGGACGTACTTCAAAACCTGTCCGTCCGACACATTCTTCTTCTCAACCTTGCCCGTGGAGGCTGCCGATTCCAGTGTCTCCGTGACCTCGGCAAACAACGAATCGTCGTCGCCTAGTTTCGTGCTGTAGTCTTCTGGATGTTGGGTTGCCTGCACACGCCAATTCTGATCCGAACCGCCGACGCCGCTGAAATGTTGATCCTTGGCTGCCATGCGATCTAAGTGGGTGCCACGCGCACGCTCAAGGCTGTCTCGCTGAGCATTCTTCGAGGCAGAGCCAGTGCGAGCAGGCCACAGAGGAGTGTGGTGGGAGGCGGATTCCGCGATCTCATCCATGAACTCTTTATCGACGTACTGGTGAGAGCGATCCAATTGTTCCTCGCCCGAGTCCTGTGCGTCCTTCAAGCCGAGGTCCTTCCATTCGGGCTCGCGGTCGTCCAAGAATGCATCAACAATGCTGCTGTACGGTTTCTTCTCGTCTGCCATGATTTTCCTGCCTTAGAATTCGATGTCGTCCATCAGAGAACCCATGAAACCCATGGGATCGTTCTTGGGTGCTGCCTTGATTGATTCGCCGCTGTCTACTTCGTCGCCCACCAACTTGATAATACTGTTGCCCTTAACCTTCCAAAAATCTCGGGTGCTGGGGCACTCATAAACGTTGCCTGCGACTCGTTCCAGCCCCATGCTGGCGATCTTTTGCTTGAGAGCGGGGGGTAGGGGAGTGCTGGAAATGAAGTGGTTGACCGAGAAAACGCTGGAATCAGCGGACTTTTGAGCCCCTAACCCGAAACTGGTAACGGCACGCAGCTTGCCCATGGTGATAGACCTCTCTGAGAGAAGCGTTTGGTAGTTGAGTTTTCCCGTTTATAACCTCTTTTTGACGATGTTTCGACTTTCGGGTGCTTTAATAGCAAGGAGTTCATCATGCAGATTGTCAATAACCTGATCCTCAACACAGCCCTCGCCGCCGCGAACGGGGCATGGCGGAACACCTCGAATTTCGTGTCGTCCTCAGTGGAGATCACCGCTACGAATTCCTCAGGGGCTACAGTGGCAATCCCAGCGTTAGCCAACATCTGGGTCGAAGCTTCGAACGATCCCAACGTCAATATCGACAACCTTGCCACACAGATCGCCGCTCCTTCCACACCGGTTCTCAGTCAGTTCACCCCCAGCAACAACGGTGACCAGCAGGCGTATGTATACCCCGCCGCCACTTACGGGGTGAAGCTCACCTACGTCAATTTGCAAGGTGAGACCATCGCCAGTAGCATTGCCACACTCGCGGTGAGCGCGGGTAACACTCTTTTAGTTGGGGCTCCGGGCCCCGATACCACCACTGGCGGGCCGTATGCCACAGGCTACAACGTGTACGTCAGTCTCAATGGCGGGGCGTATGTCCTCCAGAATCCAATGTATGGTTCAGGCCAGACGTTCGGCAACCTTGCCGTCGCCAACGGCCCGATCAACGTCAATCAGACATTTACTCTCTACGCATGGCTGAACAATCAGACGATTCCCCCAGTATCCAACACCACTGGTACGCCAAACATCGGGGCAAACCTGACTGGAAACCTCAACTCGGCAACTCCCATCGTCGGGCAATCCGAAATTTCATACGACGGTACGGGCGTGTGGGCCTCGGCTGCCACGAAGGTTATTATGTGGGCACCGAGTTGCTTGTTCTTCAACTATCTCCGCGTGAACGTAACTGGAAACACCGTGGGGACAAACATTTTGGCTTACCTGTTCGGGCAGAACGGGTAACAAATTTCCCGCCGCCTATGTAACCCGGCTCTTGCTGGGTTTGCGGGCATGGCCGCTCGCTGGGACTGTCATGACAGTTTCGGCACCTTGCACGGGCTGCGGCTGGCGGGCAGAAAGTCGCAGCCCTTTATACTCCCGCAGCTAAGCCTTCTCCTACGGCAATATACTCATCCCCACAGTATATAGCAGCCGCCAACCGATGATAGCCATCGAACATCGAACCGCTGGCTTTCAGGGTAATTGGTGCAGCGGCCTCGCGGTGCTTCACGAAATAGGCGATCCTGTAGACATGACTCTTGCGGCTGGATGTTTCATCCCTCGTCCAAGAACCGCAATGTTTCGTCCATGGTCGGCCCTGTTCGTCTAGTGCGGGGTCTTGAAGTGCTTGCTGAATCTCCTCGGAGGTAATCGGGTCGCGTCTCCATGACTGACTCCACGGAGGACGTTGTAATGGGTCTTGTTTCTGTCTCAGCGACTCTACGAGAACTTGGTTCATTTTAACCCCTCGGCCACAAATCAGGATGAAGTGACCTGATTTTTGCCATCAATTTTGGTCTATTCGCCCTTCTGCTCATCGAACCCTGCTTTTCGCGATAGTGAAATAATGCCTCGGAGATGATGACAACTTTCCACCCCCGTTTCATGATGTCAATCCAGAGGTTCCAGTCCTCGTATCCGATGTGTTCTTTGTCATACCCGCTCAGAGCGGGGTTGTACCCGCCGACTTCTTGAAGCACACTACGTCTAATCAGCGAACAGACGGGGATGGAGTTATCATTTTTAAGTTGCTCCATAGTCGGTGAAAATGTACGCCAGACGTGATCGCCCAAACCGAAGCAGGCAGTATGCGTGCCAACTACACCCACACGCTCCTGCATCAGGGGCACCGTCTTTTTCAAATAGGCAGGTTCGACCCAATCATCGGCGTCAAGAGGAAGGATGAACTCAGCCGTGGCAGCGGAAATTCCCGCGTTTCTAGCGGGGGAGAGACCTTGGTTTGCCTGCGATACAACCTTGATTCTTTCCCCGTAACTCGTAGCGACAGCGAGCGAATTATCCGTGGAACCATCATTTACCACGATCACTTCAAAGTTGTCGTAGTCTTGGGCGAGTGCCGACTCAATAGACTGCGGCAAATATTGTGCGTGATTGTAGCAGGGAATTACGATGGAAACCTTATCGGCCATCCCTAGCTCCCGTGGACTTGATCTTTGATCCACTCGTATGTCGGTTGCAGTCCGTCAGCAAGTAAGGTCTTTGGTTCCCACCCGAGGACATTACGGAGCAGGTTGTTGTCGCTGTTGCGACCGCGTACACCCTGCGGCTTGGTGAGATCATGTTTCTTCTCCAAGGTCTTCCCAGCGATACCGCACACGATGTCCACCAGACCGTCTATTGTGACAAGCTCGTCGGTGCCGAGGTTCAGTGGCTTCTGGTAGCCCGAGGCCATGATGCGTCTCAGTCCCTCAACGCAGTCATCGATGTACATGTAGCTGCGGGTAGCCTGCCCGTCACCCCACACTTCGATCTCGCTGCCATTGTCTGCCAGCGCAACCTTACGGCAGATGGCTGCGGGGGACTTCTCCTTACCGCCGTCGTATGTCCCGAGCGGGCCGTAGACATTATGGAATCTCACCATACGGATGTCGAGATTGTAATCGTGCTGATAGTATTCGCACATCTGCTCGGCGAACAGTTTCTCCCAGCCGTATCCACGTTCTGGTAACGCGGGATAGGCGTCCTCTTCTTTCAGCGGCACCACGTTGGCGTCCCGCTGCTTGTCTTGGTTGTACACGCAGGCCGAAGACGTGTAGAGGTAGCTCTTGACATCGAATCTCCGTGCCGCCTCCAACATGTTGACGTTAATCAAGATATTGTTGCGAGCGATATCGGCGAGGTATTGCGTGATGTAGCCGATGCCGCCCATGTCTGCCGCTAAGTTGTAAACCTCATCGAACTCACGAATGCAGAATGGCTCACCATTGAAGGCGTGGATGGCGTTATGATCCCAGCGCAAGTCGTAAATCCAGAACTCATCCGCTGCCGTCTTTTCGAACTCGGGGTATTTGATATCGATGCCGCGAACGAAGTGCCCTTCTGCTTTCAGCCGCTTGACCAGATGATGCCCGATGAACCCGCCCGCGCCTGTCACCATTACGTTACTCATACACTCTCCTTCTTAAAGATCAGCATTAGGTCGCCGATCAGACCTTCCGTGTCTATGACTTCTCTAAACTCAGACGGGTACTTGATTCCGTCCTTTATCATCTCCCTATCTTTCAGGTGGATGTCTTCGATGACGTAAATCCATTCGACCCAAGCAGGGGCATAAAGGTGTTGGCCGTCAGGATTTGATGATCGACCATGTGAGAACCGTCGTCTATAATGAGATCGAAATCACTTCCGAGCGTGGGGATAATTTCTCGTAGAGAGCTTTCGCTGCTCTGGTCGCACCAAAAAGAACGAATGCGGCCTTGATTGATGAGCGCCTCAACGACAATATCCAGCGCAAAAATCTCCGCGTTAGGGAAATACTCTTCCCACATGAACAGACTGGCCCCCGCATGGTAGTCGTCTATAGTCCCCATCCAACCTTCTCGTCCCGCTACGGTGTGCCCAATCCCGATCTCCAGAACCTTCCGAACATCATCTTTACGATCCTTCAGAAGACCGTGATAGACGGATGTCAGATCGCCTTCTTCAGGGAAGTTTTTGGCGTTATGTTTATCCGTCCTGTGCTTTGCCCCGAGTGTGCAGAGTTCGTTCATTTCTTTCTCCAATTTTCCCAAACAAACGGATAGCAGTAAACTTCCGTGTGAGTTACAGCCAGCCGTGCCCTAAGCTCGTCGCGCATCTCTACTGCGTTGGGGACAAAAGTGTGAAACTGCACCTGCAAATTCTCTATGATCTGGATGAGCCCCGCATCCAGAAGCCTTTTGACAATCACGAACTCGTGCCCCTCAACGTTGATGCTCATCAGGTCTATACGGGGAAAAGCTCTCACAACTTCCGCAGCATCCACCGTTTTTATCGTGCGATTCCCGGGCCTGTGCATACTGGATTCGTGGCTGTAATCATGGATTTGAGCCTCGCCTGTTCGATCCGACAACGCCGCATTGATGATGGTGACGTTCTCGCCCTTCAAACGTTGGGCGGCAACTTGGGACATCCCTTCCAGAGGCTCAACTACAAATAGTCGAGGATGGACACCAGTGTGCCGAATTAAATCAGCAGACCAGCCGCCGTCATACGCCCCCACGTCGAACACAACGCTGTCCGAGCTTAGGGAATACCCCAGCCGTAAGTTTTCTTCCGCACCATCAGCGAACCATTTTGCTACCCAATCTTCAGCCAATGTTCATTCTCCGGTCTGACCATCCATTCCACGAGGTCTTTAATGTTTTCTTTGAAGCTATGGGCGGGCTTCCAACCCATGTCCGCCATCTTTTTGCCGCTGAGACCGTACCGCACATCAAACCCCGGTCTTACGTCGGTCGGATTCACCTGCTTATACTTGAGTTTCTTACCCAGAACTTCGGCGATACCCTGTGCAACTTCGAGATTGGAAATCTCCACCTCACCAGCGATGTTGTACTTCTGGCGAATCTCGGCACGAGGTAGCAAGAACATTACGGCGTCCGACACATCTCGGCAATGCAGGTAGTGGCGGCTTCCCGGTTTTCCCGTTTTGGGGTCTGTGTGTATCTGAATTTCCTTGCCCGCAAGTACGCTGCGAACAACCCTCGGCACGAATTTTTCTGGGTGCTGCCTTTCACCGATCACGTTCATGGTGTGAGTGATAACCACAGGTACGCCGTAAGTGTTAGCCCATGCGAGAGAAAGCTCCTCACCACCCGCCTTGGTAGCGGAGTAGGGGTTGCAGGAGTTGTATCTGTCCCACTCCTCGAACTTCTGACCAACGGCTGCTGGGCCGTAAACTTCATCCGTGGAGAAATAGACGAATTTCTGGAGCCCCTGTATGCGGCGAGCGTATTCCAGCATCTCAAAGGTGCCGAAAATGTTCGCTTCGACAAAATCTCTCGGGCAGGCTATGGAGTTGTCCACATGCGTGCCAGCCGCCATGTGTAGCAAGTAGTCGATGTGGCCTATTTCATCTTCCAAGCAGGAGCCGAGAGGACGCGCACAGTCACGGACGTGGATTTTAACTCGTGAATTGTCATACGCCCCGATTTCCTTCAGCCGAGTCAGGCCATTCGAAGCGTATGTAAATTGGTCAACGACTGTGACGTGCCAATCCGTGGTGCGTAGAACGCGATCAATAAAGTGACTGGCGATAAAGCCAGCACCCCCAGTAACGAGTATCTTCATCTTTCCTCCGGCCTAAACAGGTCTGGGTGATTGCGGCGAATGGCAAGCGCCATCTCCGCATGTTTTGGTTCCACCTCAGAGCGCATCGATGTGGGGCGCACTCGATAGTGAAACAACGGCTTCGGAAGCGGAGCAACCCGCCATCCGCGTTTCAAAATGCTGATCCAAAGGTTCCAGTCCCCGTATGCTTGAATGTCGGGGTTGGAGCTATAACCGCCAGCTTGGTCAAACGCCGTGCGTCGGATTAGCGAACAATAGGGCATCGTGTTGGCCCATTTCTGGACGTGGAGGGTGGGGTGTCCAATCGGCTGCAATCGATTGACCACGCCAAACATGTCCATATCCGTAGAAACCACACCAACCCCCTCAATCATTAAAGGAATAGTCTGTTCGAGGTACGTTGGCGATAGCCAATCATCAGCGTCCAAGGGGAGCAGGAATTCAGCCGAGGACACAGCGACCCCCGCATTACGTGATGCGTTCAACCCTACATTCTTCTGATTTATCAACCTGATACGGCCTTCGTACCGCTGCGCCACAGCAAGACTGCCATCCGTAGACCCGTCATTGACAACGATGACTTCAGAGTCCCCATACGTCTGACCGAGCGCCGATTCAATGGTCTGCGCTACAAAATCCTGTAGGTTATACAGCGGAATAACGATACTAACTCGCATGGGCGATCCTCATAATTATTCTTCCTTGTATTTTTCCTTGATGTCCACCCACCAATCACCGTTGACCATGTACTGATGGAAGATCGCAAACGGGATTTCACTACCACCCGGGTAAATGATCCCATCTCGATAGTAGTTGTATTCATCCAACGGCAAATCAGGGCGCTGACCACTGCTGACGTTTTCCGCGAGGTCTATTTCAAACTTACGCTCTTCGCCAGCCCAACTGTAATGCAGGTGGTGGTATTCCGCGACAAAGCCATTATGTTGAGTAGCAAAAAGCGTCATGTCGCGATAGGGGTTTCGCCGTAGAAGTATGTTCATCGCTGTTTGATCGGCGACCATTTCCTTGTACCCCGGTTGTGCTTCCTTTAACCGCAGATCGGTTAGCGCAAGCTCATGCACATCGCGGTGCAGCTTGCTGACTGCTTCTGGCAGACCCGCGATTACGCCAGCGTTGAGCACCATCTCGTCTTTCATAGATTCGTACATGTCGTCGCCAAACGCCGCCCGGATGTTGTTAGCGTTGCCGAGACTTTGCTGGTATGTCGAGCCTTCTGATACGACACAAACGCTTTTGTCTCCGAGATACTGTTCCAGCCAGAACGTCGGGTCATATTGAAACACGATGTCCTTGGTGTCTACGCTCAGCACGTAACGAGGTTGAATGCTATCGATCAAATCGGCTATGACTGGAAATCGAGCCATGATCGGGTGCTCGTCAAACGTGCCGATATCGTGCGCTTCAACTCCGTACTCTAGTAGCTTGGAGTACAATGCTTCTTTGTCGCCCGCAGCGTCCACGGGGTGTACGTAGCCCTTTGCGGCATAAGCACCCGGCTCGTACCCCGGAGCATGACCGACTTCCTCCTTACGGCCTTCACCGAAGATCAAGACGCACCGCCCCCCGTACCCAGAACGTCGCAGGGAAAGGACGAACGGCTGCAATGTTTGCCACGTGTAGCCAGATGCCATGCCAGTAATGAGATCAGTTGCCAAGTTTAGTCCACCTCTCAGGGACGATATCCTTGCTTTCAAGATTAACTACAAACCAACGATTCGGGGCGAACACCAACCGAGATGGTTGAGTGTCTCCAAGCCATGCTCCCCACCAGCTAAATGAACTGTTGGCGATCACAGCGTGTCGGCACAGACTCATCAGATAGATGTCCTCGTGTTCTTGTCCGGGTTTGCCGTTTACACCCATTGGATTGTGATCCACGACTGTGAAGTCGGGGTATGTCGCTTTGCACCAATCGGGCTCGTCCGAGAATACAAAGAACTTGGCGTCTGGCGTGGCGGCACGGATACGCTCGATGGCTTCGTTGTAGTACCTCTGTGTGGGCCCGCCGTGGTATTCAACGTTTTTCGGAATCAGGTAGTCCGTCCTGCGGATATGCAGGAACGCACTCTTCTCTCCCGCAGCTTGAATCGCATCGGCGACCGCATTCGTCTTGTCGCTCACGGGGTTGCGGAGCGTCATGTCCTGACGCACAAGCGGGGCATCGAAGTATTTTTCCGTCTGCCAGTGACCAATGAACGATGATCCCTTTGGCCGCGTATACACGCTGGGATCGTATGCGAACACGGGCTCATTGAACTGTTGACCAGTGAACGTCGGCACCATATTTACCCGACAATTGAATGCTTCGAGCGAATACGCACGCCACTCTCCTTTGTTCCACGTGAACGTCACATCTTCGCCCTTCGCTTTTGCTACGGAGACACCAAAAGCGTATTGGAACATCTGATTGCCTAGCCCCCCCATAAAAATCACATTCATTTTATTTTCCTCTGATTGTCTGTGCCTCTATTGTTGCGGTACAACCCCCCTTGGCTCGGTTTCACGTTCCCAGTAAGACCTCTCGATGCCGCTCTTTGTATCTGCGGGTTGGGGGGAACGATCCTCGGAGCGGGCGTGGTCTGTTGCGGTGAAGCAGCGCGTACAGTCGCATCGGTGTGAGCGGGGGCGGGGGCATTTGATTGTCTAAATTCCCAACCACGTGCGATGCATACGCTACAGGCGTATACATTGTGACGATTACATCGCGATACACTCGGGTCAACGGGCTTAGGTGTGGGAGGCGTGACAACTAGGACGGGGACTGGAGTTGGGACGTTATTCTCGCGTGATTCTTTTTTGAGGCAGACCAGTTTGGGGACAATGCCATGGCGATGCGCCCGTTTCCAAATGTTTCCCCAGTATCCGTTTCCATTGGAACTAAGTTCTTCCTCTGGGTAGCAAAATGCGGGCGTTAAAACCTTCGCGGGCGGGTGATCGTACAGGTATCGGTTTAAGTGAGACTCATCATGCCAAATGGCGAGGATGTTCTTGGCATCATCCGCATCTACCGCCTGCCGAATCACGTCGGTCATCTCTAAAAAGGCTTTACTCGTACCCCCATTGAACCCGCCGCAGAAGTAAGTTCGAATATCTCGTAAATACGCCGCCGAACTAGGATTCTTTTCTGGCGACCCTTTCAATCCAACATATCCCGGATGTTCGGTAGCCGTGATGCCATTGGAAAAAATCTCATCGGCTGTTACGGGAGCGACGAACTTCATATCCGCGTCCGAGTAGAAAATGTGATCGTACTTTGACAATACCTCTCGCGCCTCCCAGATGGCGTGGTAGCGTGTCAAAGTCGCTCGGGGGTAGCCGAGGCTCTCTCGTCTGAATTTCACGGGAGCATCGAACTCCGATGGGCCATCGGTGAATAGCACCACGTCGTGCGGGACGAAGAATTGTTTTGCCGACGCAATAAACTCCCGAGCGTGTTGCCTGTACAGGCTGCCTGTAGCTATGATGACCAATGCTGTTGGGTTGATTGGCACGTTGGGAGCAACGCCAGTCTCATGTGCGCGAACATGGCAGGCATACAACATATCGGAGTTGCATGGGTGGATGGCGATGTTTGGTAAAGCAAATTCAGGCATACTAAACATGCCGCCGATCCCCACGAATCTCGAACCTACACTGCGATACCTGTGGTCACACACGTGAGCGATCCCGTGCTTGTGCATTACCTCGCCCACCCAGTGATCTTCCATAGAACCCGTTGGAGTCCCAGCGGCAACCAATCGAGCCGCTTTTGCACTTATCCAATATCCCAGTCCCGTAGCGTAGGGGAATTTACTGATGTAGCTGACAGCGCCGACGTAATCATGCCCCTCAAACCCACTATTCATCAAACGATCTACCCACACAAAGGTGTCGTCATCTGTCTTGAAGATGTAGTCGTAACCATGCTCGATTGCCCACTGACACATGGCTTTTGTCTTGTGCGGTAGGCTCGCGTAATCATCCCCGCAAGTCAAAAACACTTCGTCAGGTAACGGTTGACGGTTGGCTCCACGCCCGTAGAAGAATCTGACATCAACGTTGGGGTACGCCGCCAAATCTTTAACCCAAGTGTCGCGACACGCCTTGATTTGCGAGTTTACGGAACTGTAGGCAGCGTGTTTTTCCTTGTTCGTCCAATTCCAGCCCGCTCCGCGTCCTGCGACGTATCTATGACAGGCCAAGATTGCCACTAGAATTTTCACGGCAGGTTCCTCTGCTCGAAGGGCTGCTTCCCGTTCACGGCGGGACGATTAGGCGTGCCTTTGGGAACGCGCCAGATTTTTATGTTGGGGGTCTTAGTCCAGTTGTTGTACGGCAAATCCAGTTCCTTTGTTGGCGGGAACTCGTAGAGGTAGCGGTTGATGTGCGATTCGTCGTGCCACGTGGCGATAAAGTTGTTGGCGTTGTCGATGTCGATCCTCTTACTGATCGTTTCCGCCATGCTCAAGATTTTCTCAGTAGGCCCGCCCCAGAAACCGCCGATGTACATCTTACGGATGTCCTTCTTGCTGAGGTAGGCGGTGGACTTCGGATTCTCCTCTGGCGTGCAATATTTCCCCTTGCTCAACTCGAACGAAGCGTGTACGCAAGCCGTGATGCCGTCAGAAAGAACTTCCGCCGCAGCAATTGGGCTCATCATGTTCATACATACATCCATGTAGAAAACGTATTTGTATTGCGACAGCCATTCTCGTTGGCTCAGGATGGTGTGGAATCGCATCAGCGTGGCGTTCGGCCAACCGGGGTGTGGGTGCATCACTTGCTTGGCGACGGGGAATTGCTGGGGATTGTCCGTGAACAGGAGAATATCGGCGGGGAAGAACGCCCGCACGCTATCGACCGCCGCTTGGGTGAATTTCCAGTAGGCAGTGCCCGTACAGATGATTACGAGTGCTATGTCGCTCACGAGATTCCCTCTGTCTTCCACTCTCTGTAGTAGCTGAGGCAGGTTTTGCACTCAGGGCAAATTTGCGGGTTTTGTTTACGCCAGTCGTGCAGAATGTGACCATCGAACCAGCGAAATAGGGACTCAGCTATTTCACGAAGGCTCACGGCGTGACTCCCATACTAATTGGTTTGAGATACTGAATGGCTTTCGCAAGCAACTCGGGGGAGATTTTCAGCTTCCTCAGGCCCTCCATGCAGTCGGCACACAACAACCCATGGACTCGTCCGTCGCGGAAATCCACCAAAGTCTTCCTGTTATACAATACCAACGCCACGTCGCAGACCGCGCACTTTTTATCCTGATGCCGCCAGAGTTCGAGGTACTGTCCGGGCTTCATGTGGTATTCGCGTTCGAGGAAGGCGTCGTAGGTGTGAACTTTCGTCCAGAAGGTTCCGCAATAGGTGTTGTGGCAGGTGCGGCAGTAGTAGGAGCGACCGCTGGCGGTGCGTTTGTTCTCCCCAAAGGCGTCGAGGGGGAGCCATTTTTCGCACTTATTGCACCATTTCTTTTCACTATCAAAGAGTCTCTTACGCCCCATGTAATCCTTCCAGAGAAAACTTCTATTTGAAGGTTTTGGTAGTCGAGTTTGATAACTGAGACATCGATCAATGGAGCCGCCAGTGAATGAATAACCTCTCTATACTCCCTGAAAAACAGTGGAAAAATTATTTCGCTACCGAGTCCATCTAATGTAAGAGGATATTTTCCTCCAAGGAACACACCACCATGGGTCAACCAACATTCGGTCCAATTTTTGAGCTAACACAGGTTGCCGCCGCCGTTCGTCCTTTTCAGGGAGCGGCCACGGGCACCACGGTTTACACTGGCACAATCACAGGCGGGGCAGCTTCGGCATCGCAGCCGCTTGGAGCCTACGCAGGTCAGGCTTTCGTCGTAAGCGGCTTCGCCGACCAGAGGAATAACGGCGAGTTCGTGTGCGTCCAGTCCTCCGCAACCCAGCTTTACCTTCTCAACCCGAACGGTGTGGCGGCGGTAGGCGGCGGTTCTCCTCCCGCAGACATCGGCACGGCGCAACTGCAAGTCGGAATCGGCACCCCCTACCAGTACGCCCAGAAAATCTCGAACATGGCGTCGAACAACCAAGGGGATAACGTCTTCATCAGCCCATTGGCTGGCGACACGCTCATTGCCATCGCATTCGGCCTCAAGAGCCTCGCTCCGTTCGATCAGCTTCACGGCGCAAGCACGGAATTCGGCTACTTGCAGGGAATCAACGACTTCATTCCCACCCCGACAATCTCGGACAACTCGACTGTAACTCCTGAGTCGGGCATCGAATTGGAGTTGGGTGTGGCGGCTCAGTTTGCCGTACTCGCCGGTTCGACCATCACAAGCGCGGGCATCTGGACAATCGTGAACGGGCTCGTGGGTTTGACCCCCGGCACGTCGATCACGGGAACTTTCGTTCCAGCATCGTTCCAGATCAACACCCCGCTGGCAATTCAGGCGCAAGCGAACGCAAACACTGCTTACGGCTACTACAAAGGTTTGGCCGCTGGCCCGACCGTAACGCAGTTAAGCGGAATGACGCTCACCCCGGGCACGTACACCGCTTCTAGCTCGCTGGATTTGGCTGCCTCTGGCAACGTCAACTTCGACGCGGGTGGGAACGTGAACGCCCAGTGGGTCATTCAGGTTGGAAGCACGTTCACGTCGAACGTCAACTCGACCATGACCCTGCTAAACGGCGCACAGGCTGGAAACATCATCTTCGTGTGCGGTGCGTCGGCTATTCTCAACGGCAGCGTGGTTTTTGGAACCTACATCGCAGGCACGGGGTCAGTCACCCTCAGCCAGACGGGTATTGCGACCTTCACTGGTCGAGCGATCTCCCTGACGGCGGCTGTGACCAACGCCGAAACCTCCACCACCACGAATCCTCCGGGTTCTGGCGGTAGCGTCAACGACTGGGTACTCGTGGCGAGCATCGTCCTTGCGGGCGGCGATTACGCTCCGATCATGTCTCCCCCGGGTTCTGAAACCCAGTGGCAGACCTGCGATTGGAACCTCGACGGGTACTACCCATGCATCTATGTCTGGGTTTGCAACTCGGCGAACGCTGGCACCTATGCTGTGAACCTCAACTCCGTGTACCAGAACGGTGTTGTGGCTCCGCTCGACCTCGCGGCTGGTAAGCCCGTGTTCGATGGCGGCATCAACTTCCAAGTGCTCGATGTTACGGGCATGACGGGGGTAACGGTGGACGGCGCAACGACAGCAATCACGATCAGCAACCCCGCTGCTACCTCGCCAATCGTCACGACTGGCGCGGATGCGGTCTTCGTCGTTGGTCTCCAGAAGAGTGCCAACGGGATCGACCTCGGGACAGACTCCACGCTGACAGGTTACACCGTAGCGGGCAGCCCAGCAGTAGTGACCGAGGGCGGCTACTACATGATTAGCAACGGCAAGCTGGTCGGCTCTGAAGCCCACTACCTTGTGGAGTACGGCACCCAGATCGGTGCTGGCTCTTGGACACCACAGTTCGCGAACCCACTCGGGTACGAGACTCTGGAAATTGCATTCGCCCTGAAGCACAGCTAAGTCGCTGGTCAGGCTCAACATCGGGCACCTTCGGGTGCCCGTTTTATTTTGGAAAAACCCCGAAAAATGTCGATGGGTTTAGTATTATACCATAACCATGTCTGAAAACACTCCGTATTTCGATTCAATCACTTCTGCCCGCGCCATGCTCCTGACTGACGAAGAAGCCCTTGAAGGCCAAACACTTCTCAGTGCTGAGTCCGACCCCAAGAAAAAAGAAGACCAGAAAATCCTCACCTACATTCAGGAGAATTTCCCAATGTTCCTGAAGATTTTGCGTCTCCTGAAGAAGGAGGATCAGGAACTCCTGCTGAGCTACTATCTGCTGAGCAAGACCCAGAACACTCTGGCGATCATCCACCGCAGCACGCAGACGGTGTGCTCCTTCCGCATCCGCATGGCGGTCAAAGTGCTGTGTGCGTTCATTCTGTATGGGGAGGAATTCACCGAGGACAAGATGAAGAATGTGCTGGTGCAGGCGAAGCTGGAGAACAGCATCAAGAGCGTGCCCCTAAGTACGATCATCGACCTGTACATCAAGACCCGCAGCTTCCAGCGGGTAGCCGAGATTCACAAGCTCCACCGCCCTGACATCCGCCGTGCGATGAGTCGGTCGAGCAAGCAACTGCTGGAATCCAAGGACCCAGAAGAGAAGGCGTTGGGAGCGTTCATCCATTCCCTCATTGACAAGGCAAACCCCAGCGGGACAGGATTTTCGAAGCGGAAAGTTCAGAAGCTCGGGAACATCTACCGCACCGATCCTGCGATACTGGGGGACTTTAGGGTTAAGATCACCGACCCTGATTTTGACCACATGTTCGTAAGTCGGGCAAATCGGTAGTATTAAGCTGTATGGCGATTCGAAAGTGGCACACGACCGAGGTCAAGGACAACGATCTGGAGGACAGACTCAACAGCCTTCAGAGCCAGAGCTACACGATCTTCTCGGTAGTCAAGTCAGGACGTGGCGGCTTCAGCGAGTATTTCATAATCGTCTATTACGAATAAGGAGCAGGTATGGATCAACTCACAGTCGATAAAATCATTCAGCTAGGCCATGCGGGGAAGACCCAATTTGGCATCGCCACTGGTCTCAAGCTGTCGCAGACCATCGTCGCTTTCGTCCTCAACGAAGACTTGCGCGGCACCAAGGCTGCAAAGATCACCGAAGCCCTCAACAAGCAGGAAGCTCGTCTTGCCTAAGATCACCCAGAAGCAGGCCCGAGCCAATGAGCAGGCCGTCTGGAAGGTCTACCCCAAGGCGACGTATTGGGGCGTGGATGCCAAAGAAGAATTTCCCCCACCCCGAGATGTGTGCCTGCGAAGTCTACAAGTCGGACGCCCTCAATGCTCCTGTCATCGGCACGGGCGACACCTACGAAGAGGCTTGGGCGGATGCTGCTAGAAGGTTACATGCCTAAGACGAACATAGCCTTTGACATCAACTGGAACCTCCAGAGCGTCAAAGCCGTGGGCTTCAACCTGCGAGTGAACGAGCGCAACTGGCATCTCACCATTGCGTGGGACAACTACCGCAAAGGCAAACGTTACCCGTTCCCTGTCCGTGTAACCCCGTATTTCTCCTACCAGCCCGACCTGAACTCCATCGAGAGCAATTGGGATAGCCGTCACGCGGGATGCTGCGGGTGGACGCCGCAATCTCACTGCGGCAGGTTCGAAGGGGCCTAAAAGGAAATAGGGTGCAGGCTCTAGGCTCTGCACCCCGATACTGGTTTTCCGCGTTACCAGCAAACTATCACTTACATTATACCCCACACCGAGCCCAAATCGCTAGGAATCTGAACTATTTTTAGAGCAGGTCGATGCGGGTATCCGGCCTCACCGCGCTCCAGCCGCCGTCAATGTGCGACTCGTAGCCCATGATCTGGACTTCCAGCGGGCTCACGCCGTCCCGTTTCTTACCCACCCGAGCGGCGATGATGCGGAGTTTCAGGGATGGGGAGCTATGGAGAACCGCTCGCTTGAGTTTCGTGCTCAAGTGCGCGTTGATCTCGGCGGCGGATGGCTGTCGGTTCCCGTAGATCATACGTTCGCCTTGATGCAGGCGGCTTCGGCTTCTTCCAGCCGCTTCAAAGTAGCGTGCTTGACGCTCGGGAACGGCTGGTGGCCTCGGTGCTCTCTAAACAAGCCAGTCGCGAGCATCTCCCTAAGTTTCTTGCAGATCGTCGCGTGGCGGGTACGTTCGCCCTTGGATGCAGATTTCCTGTAGGCGTACCCCTCGGCGGTTGCGGCCTGACAACTGGAAGCCCAGACCAAAATCTCTTCCCACTGGTCGTCCTGCTTGATCGCCTGCCGCACGGCGTCCCACAGGAAGAGACCTTTGGAATCGTTCTTTTCGAGTAGGTGAGCCTGCAAGTCTACCAGCTTGTTTTCCAATTCAGGTTTCATAAGTCGTCTCCTGCGTCCTGTTCGGCCTGCTCCTGACATGCTTTGTCGTACTGAGCGTTCAACAGACGAGCCAGAGCCAGCTTACCCGCGTCCGTAGCGGTGAGCAAATCCCAATCCGCACGAAGCTGAGCAATCGTCTCGTCGAAGTCTGCCACGCCGCGATAGCCCACGGTGTCCCGCCAGTGCACGAGGCAGTCGGACGGGTGTGGTGCCTTCCCGAACCAGTTCAGGAGGGCTGAGGGGCGTGCGGCTTGGCGTTCCTTGCGCTTGCTCATTTTATCAACCCCATCGGACGTAATTGCCTCGACACGATCTTGCCGAGGAGCAACGGCAGCCAAAACATGGCGTAGACCAGAGACGCGACCACAATGACAGGCACGGATTTGCCTTCCTTATGGACATCTATCGCCGCCAGAGTGCCCACGACCAGCGAGACCGCCACGTAGAGAAAGTGGAGCATCAGCAGATCGAAAATTGCTATTGTCAGCGCGGTCATTGGTTTCCCTTTCCCACCCTTAAAAGATAGCTCAACGAGTACGACTTTGCAAGTACCGAGTAAGGCACCTTGATCGGGCACTGCCCTTCGCGGTAGATCACCAAGCCGCGATAGGCTTGACCGTTAGCGCCCACCCGTGCCAGCACCATGCGTGGGCCGCGTGCGGCGAGAGCCTCGTTCGTCATCTTGCCTGAGTTGCCAGCCATTTAGATCGCCTCTCCTCGCACCCCAAAGTAGACCGTGAAGAACGCCAGAGCCACGCACATCAGCCCGATTGCCACAACCATTTCGACGTGCCAGCGGATGTTTTTCAATTCGAGCCTGCTGGCGTGATCGTCTTGGTCGCGCACTCGTAGATGTCACCATTCTTCACGTACACGCGCTGCACCTTCGGGTGCTTCGCGGTCGGCTTGTTGACCGCACAGTAGTTCCGTGCGTAGTCCAGCTTGAGCGAGTAATCGTAGGACTTGTACGCCCGCACGATCACGCCGTCTTTCTTGACAGGCGGCACGTAGTTCGGATCGAACAAAGACCGCGCCTGCTCAGACATCGGTGCGGGCGGCATGAGGATGTTGTAGAGCGCCTTGATCTCCGCTTCGGTCGGCGACTTCTGGTCGGCTTGCTGCCCATGGGCGTGTCCGAGCAAGAGGACGAGCACACAAGCCAGAATGAGAATGGTTGGTGCGAATCCCAATTCACGTTCAGAGTGATACAACGCATTCAGTGCCTTCATATTGTCCTCGCTTTATACGCGGCAGTCGCCTGCTCACGGGTGAATTTGAATTTCGCCATTAGCTTGCCAACCGCGAAGGCCGCGAATTTCGGGTAGCGGATGGTGCTGATGAACTTGTCGATTTCCTTCTGTGGAATCGGCTTCGCCTTCTTGGGGAAGTCGTCAGGATGGTAACCGTAGGTGCCCTGCACCTGCACATGGGTGTTGCTCACGCAGCCGTACAGGTTCATGAATCCCTCGCGGCGGATCATGCCGATCTTGCCGCCGCACTTCGGGCATTCTCGGTTCCTGAAATTGGGGCGCTTCATAAAAGCCTCCGTGGTTTACGCGGGCACGCATCCTGATGCGCTTTATCGAAATCGCCAAATGGGATGTCGCATGGGCATGGTGCCGAAGCATCCTCTTTAGACTGGAACCAGACGCCAGTTTCCTGCGCGATGCCGTTCATGTCCCGACCCCAACAACCCTCGTTGAAGTATCCGTTCAGTTCACGCAAATTCATCCTGCCGCAACTGTATCCAGCTTTGTTAATCAACTCGACGGCCTGCTTCTTGGTCGCAGCGCACACGAACAGATGCCCGTCCAGATCGCTGTAGTCGCCGCGACCATTCCAGACCTTGAGATTGTGCAGGGTGATGACGGGGAAACTCCAGCCCTTGCTCGGGTTCTCGTTCCAGCCCACAGCCTTGCCGCTCTCCAGTTCCCACCAGCAGTGAACATCCTTCTGCGGACCAGGCCACGGCTTATAGCCAGCCTCGTCGGTCACACGGCTGTACTCACGCACGACCTGAACATCCAGCAACAGGGCGGCAGGCGACGGCTTACCTTGGGGGTGGGCGGGATCATATTGCGCGTTCGTCGTCATGAACTCAGCGAAGAATTCCTTCGGCAATTCGTCCTTGAGAGTGCGAACCGAGTAGACGGTGGACGTGGGCTCTTCGACCTTGAGCGCCGTCACGCGGGCGGCGGCTTTCCACATTCTGTCTGTGCGTCGGCTCATTAGCTGATAACCTCGTTGTCGAAAGTCATCCGCTCGGGGCACACATGGTTCTTGTTGACCACGCCATAAGCCTTGCAGCACGGGAACTGCACGACGCCGCTTGACTGCCGTCCAGAGATATGCACCCTGCGGAGTTCCTCTTCCTTCGCCGCAAGCTGCTTTTTCAGTTCGACAATCTCTTCCTCGATACGCATCGCGGTGTTGTTCTTGTCGGCGTCCGCACCAGCCTGCCGCAATTCGGGGTGCTTCGCCATGAATTCGTTGATCGCGGGGACGAGAGCGGCAATGATCGCCCTGCGCTGTGCATCCGTCGCGTACTCGCCGCACGTACCGACCTTGGTCGCGTACAGGGCGTGATAGGAGTTCGAGGGGTTGGACTGATCGCGGCTCGGCTCGAAGCCAACACCGCAGCCATAATCGTTGACGTGCAGGTGGGCGCGAACCTGTTTGCCCCGGATCACCACTTCACCTTGAATGGAAATGTGGTTGGCGTCGGTGACCGCCAGCTTGACTTGACCGATGGAGGTCTCCATCACTACGTCGTCAGGATACTGTGTGTACTCGCTCATTTTCGCCTCCAGTGCAAAGTACAGGTCGCCACGCTTCATGAGTTTTCGTGCCTGAACCAGAGCACCCATAATAGATTCAAACTGTTGGAGGGTGCATCCCTGCGTCATCAGGTATGCGTAGAGGGTTCCGCCCGGAGTTCCGAGCTTTCCACTGGACGCCACGACTGCAATCAGCGCGTCCAAAATCTGTCTTAGACCGTCCGACGTTACTTGTGTGCTTGCCATGTCCCTATTATACCCAAAAAGAGGCTCGAATCGCTAGGAATTCAGCACTATATTTGCTTTGTTTTCAATAATATACCGTAGCGGGTATCTTTGCTTTCGCTCACCCGCTGCGAGTCATCCTCGCGGGCGTTAGATGCCGTCCAACTGCTCTGCGATGGTCAGGACGAGTTCGTTGGTGTCAACGCTCTCCTCGGTGAGTTGAAACCCCGTGCTCAGATTGTACTTGCTCTGGACTGCTTCGGCGATCTTGGTCGCCAGTATCAGCTTCGCTGCGGTGTTCATCATACGTTGCTCCTCCCCCAAGCGTCTGTCTTGGGTTTCCAGTCGGGGCCACCGACCTTTTTGATTTGAAGTACCCGCTGGACGCGAGCGCGGCGGTGGGGTGACTTACGCAAGAACACTGGCTCTTTGGTGAAGTTGTCGCAGAACCTACGTCCGTAGACTGCGACATAATGCCCCGTGGTCTCAACGATGCAGGCGTGCTCTTGAAAGTCTTCGCGGTGCTGGCGGCAGTAGCGTGCCAGCGTGGGGCGTTGCTTCGCTTCCACATAGTTGTGTTCGCCGCCAGTGATGACCGTTACACGCGAGCCATCAGCTAAGCGAATAGGGGCTGCTTGACCGTAGGGAGCCTTTGTGCGGTCGAAACGATGAATGGTGAGGGCTTCCCACCCCAACATGGTCAGCGTGCGCTGCATGAGCCCCGTACTGACGCCTTTGATGCACCGTTTGCCACTCAGGTGCTTCATCGTGGTGATGACCTTGCTGACGGGCTCCCCTGTTACCGCAGAGATCGCGGCAGGGCCGCACCAGAGAATCGTGTCGATGTCGTTCTTGACTGGCTTAAGCTTTTCCATGCTATTTGACCCTCATAGCAACGAACCAACGTTGCTGGAATTCATAGATGACCCAACGTGAACCGTGGTCAGGCGAGTTCTTCGCCATCCGTTTGAGGTAAGCCACGGCGTGCCCCTTGTACTTGAAGCCGCGACCGAACGAATCCCAATCCTTGCATCCCTCGGGAATGTCCATGCAGCCCGTCAGGACTTCGACCGTCCAAGAACCCAAAGCGTGTTCGATGATGATGATCTCCATTAGCCCACACTCCAAACGTGGAAACACGATAGACACTTGAACCACCTACGGAGGATTGCAAACCCCTCGTAGCGACCAGCCCATGCTCCGCAGCTTTGACATTGCACCATTAGTTCGTCACCTTCGCTTCGAGTTCGGCTTCCGCGTCAAACTTGTCGTTGTTGACGATCTTCGCGGCCTTGGGTGCGGCGGCGTGTTGCGCTCGAATCTGGCGTGCGTATTCGCCCAGAGAGATTCTCAGGACGGGGAGCGGGGTAGGCAGAACGACGGGCTTGTCCATGCAGTCGCCGCCGAGCGCGGTCACTTCGTGGGTCGCGGCGGATACGGGATCGGCGGGTTTGATCGTGCCACGCGGCTCCTGCGCGAAGGCTGGAACCGCAAGAAACAGAGTGATGAGCAGTGCTTTGGTTGCGTCCATGTCCCTATTATACCCAAAAATGGGTCGGAAACGATAGGAAATTTTGACTATATTTGGTTTGTTTTCAACTACTTATACGCCATGGTAGCCTTCGCCGCCTGTGGCGGGAACGGCCTGACGTTTCTCTTCGTAGGGATCGTAGGTGGTTACGTCTTTGATGGAGCCTTCCTCGACTATTTTCAGTGAAGAGGCGTCCACAATATGATACCAGTCATCGTTGCCCATGACGGCCTCAACGCGAGCGCGAGCGGCCTCAATGGTCTCGGCAGTGCCTTGGAAATCGCTCCAGCCGCCTCCCGGGTAGTATTCTTCACCTGTGAAGACGAAGAACATTACATGCCTTCAGCGGGGGCAGTCGTGATCGGAGCGGGACGCGACTTACGCGGCTGTCCAATCGGCTTTACTGCACCGCCGCTCGGACCATTCTCGCCCATCACGTAGCCCATGAAGCGTTCCTTCATGAAACGTGGGTTGGATGCGCGAAGCGTGCTGCACAACCCTTCGGCGATGTTGCGCTTCTCATCAGGGCCGACGCTCATATTCTTGATGGCGTCCGCCAGAGCAATGAAATCCTTCTTGCTCATTGCGCTGAGCTTGTTGCCTGCTTCCTTGCCCTGAGCCTGCGGGATGTTCTTCACGAACTTCTCAGCGCCTTCGGAATGCGGGGCGATGGTGAATTCCTGCGTTACACCCTTGGGCTGTTCTGCGGAATTCTTGAAAGCTTCGCCTTGAGCCCGTGGGCTCTGTGCCTTCTGCGGTGCCTTGGGGTTGCCTGATGGATCGCGGTCGGTACTGAAAGCGTCGGAACCTGCGGCGGCTTCCTTCTCTTCTTCGGGCTTGTCTGCGGGTTCGGCGTCAGCTTCGGCTTCAGTCTCTTCCTGCGCTTCAAAGTCAGGACCTTCAGCTTCGGCTACGGCTTCGCCCTTGTCTTCGCCAAGCTCAAGTTCGTGCTTGCCTTCGTCGGTGAATGCCTTCTCAGCGGGAGTTGCACCGAGGTCAATGCCCAGAGCTTCGGCTGCGATTTCCATGGCCGCTGCCTGCTCATCCAAGCCCTTGTAGGCTTGCTGGAGGGCGTCAGCCAGAATGTCGGGCTGCTCTTCGGCGATACGGATAAACTTCTTGCCGTATTTTTGGGCGGCTGCAACGCGAACCTTGGCGGGAGCGTCCTTGGCGACCCTCGCGAGGCCGAGGTTGTGACGGAGGGCTTCCATGCTGTCAGCCTGACGAGCGGTCTTTGCTACGAGTTCATCGAGAACCTTGGCGAACTTCGCCGGGGACTTCGCGGTCTCACGCATTTTGGCGTATTGAGCCACTTTTTCGGTCTTACGGGCTTCGCGACGGGCTACAATAGCCTTGCGAACTGCCTCACGATCTGCTTTCTTTACGTTTGCCATGGTTCCTCCACCTATTAAGGGGTCAAAAAGTTGAATTTTACTGACTATTCTCCAGACACAGGGTTCTCTTTCATGATTCGGGCGATACTCAGCACCAAACCCTGCTTCGTCTTGGTGCCGTACCCAGTCTGGACGCGATCCTTGTGCTGCGGATCACGCTTCATGGAATTCCAGAGCAATTCCACCAACGGATGGGTTTCATAGGCGTTCACGATAGCCTTGTCGTAATTTTTCTGTTCTGGCTTGAGACCCTGTGCTTTTTGTACGTCGCGTTGGAGCCCACCGTCGCCGGGTGCCGCCTGTTTCTTCGAACCCTTGACACCAAGTCCGTGCAGACTCTCCTTGTCGCCCTTACTAAACTCAGGCGTCCAGCCTTCGGGATGTTCCGCTGGAACCGTGTCTTCGACCTCAGACGTGTCGGGGCCGTTCTTCAACTGCTCCTCACGCTCCGCACCCCAAGGCAAAGTGTTGGCTGGGGGATTATCCATGACGCTGAGAGCAGCATCGACCGCCGCATTCTCGTCATCCCACATAAACGGCTCGCTCGACTTACGGTTGCTCTCGTTCCAAACGATGAGTTCCGCCCCATCGCCCGCTCCTTCGGGAGTAGTGACCCACAGACGACCTTCAGGCACGCGAACATACGGCCCTTGATACTGGTCGAACGGCTTTACTTCAGCCCCAAGAGCGTCAGCGATGTTGTAATGCATCGGCCACTCTTCGCGACCATTCTCGTCAAGCTCAGCCTGACTCATCTCGCCCGTGGCCTCCTTCTTGGAAGACTGGAGCGGAAGCTCCATCTGATTCGGATCGGGTTCGGCAGGCGGGGCGATCTCGCTGCCCTCATCCATCTCGAACAGGTTGCCGCCGTATTGCAAGTTGACCTTGTTGCCGTTCATCAACTCTTCAACCATGTCCTCGATCTGATAACGCTCGTGCCAGTAAACGTTGCCGTCTTGGTCACTCATGATCTCGCCAGATGTCAATGCCCCGATGTCTTCAGGGTTGACCATCTCCCAGCCATTGGTGAAGAAGTCCTCCATCAGTTCCCAGATGCTCGGCTTCGGGATCGATTCGCCGATGCCCTGCACATCGCTGAGCAGGTTGTTGGTTGGCTCCAGCGTGATGCCGTACTTGTTGTAGACGACCTTGACGTTGAACCCCTCGTCTTCGCCAGACGTGGGCTGTGGAGTAGCCGCCACTTTGTCCTCGCTGCTTCTCAAAGGGATTCCCTCATTACGCAGATCGAGTTCTGATTTTTCTTGGAGACCCAACTGCGACGGGCTCTTTGGCCTGCCACGCTGCGGCATTGCGTTGATTTTGTCCGATGCATCGGATGACTCTATCATGTTTTTCTCCTCAGGACGATACCCGTAAAAGTCCATCCATTCCTTAATGTGTGGCTCTTCGCCGCGACCTTCGGCGACGGCTTTATCAACCATCTGTGTCATGTACTCTGTGCCATCAGCCGTCAGTGGGTTTTCAAGGAAAATCTTGCAGCCCGAACAATGCTCGGGTGCATCGGATTCCTCTTCGAAGAACGGCCCTTTCGGGTAGTTGTCCGAATCATACGAAGCCTCATCCATCACGTTAGGCGGCGTCTTGCCTTCCGCATCCAACGTGGCGGCGATCTCCGTAGCACAATTCTCGCACCATACGTCCGCCTGATAGATGTACGTGCCGTCGTTGGAACCACGGATACCACTATTGGCTCCGGGCTCGAACGCCTTCTTTTTCTTTCCAATTACACCAAGACCCCTCAGACGGGTTTTATCGGCTTCACCGAACTCAGGTGTCTCAATGGGTACATCGGGCTGAGATATAACTTCTTCGACACCAGCGGCCTCCAACAATTCCACATCGCCGGGGTCAATGTAGTCGGCAAGACCCTGTAATTCCATCAACTCCCCCTGACTGATCCGCTCGGCGCGGAGTTCGCCCCTGAGGTATTCCAAACGATCCTGAACCGATTCCTCTTCTACTTCACCTTCATCCTCAATCCATGCTTTCTTCTCCACCGAACTCGTTACTTCCTTTGCCTCTGATTGCAGTCCAGCCATGCCCGGAACTTGAACCGTAGAGGACTCATGGAGATTCTCTTGGCAGGAACCATCGCCCGCATCAACCTCTTCCAGATCGAGACCGTTGTAGCTCTGTCCGCCCGTAGCATCTTCAACCGCCCACGAAGCACCGCATGGGCCGCAGATGATCCACCACTGCCCGTGCTCATAGGCTGGGTTGCAATTCTCGTGAACCTCAGTCAGCGGATGAGTTTGCGCCAACTGAGCAACTTCAGCCTCTACTTCGGGAGTGTTCTGTCCAGACTTGAGTGCCCCTTTTGTCGCTGGTGCTGCGCTCTCGCTGTAGTTCGGGTCATCGCCAACGATCTCACGCAATGCGTTCTCCGCGTCCTCACGGAGACTGTCTTCGTCGCTTAGGGAGCCGTCCTCTTGACGCTGGAAAGCGTACTCAAAATCCATCATGAGCTTGGAGCAGGCGATGTACTTGTCTTCGCCCTTGCCAGTGCGGGTGTAATGTTCGTTGAACACATCCGCCAGCCCTCCCTCCTTCTTACCTTCCATGAAATACTGGAAGGCGTCTTCGAGAATGCTTGCTGTTTTGCTGGTCATGTGCCACTTCTTTCCGGGAAGCTCGGGTACAACTGTCTTCCGCATCGGTTTCTCGTCTTCTGTCGTCGGTTGTTGACCCGGCAGAGCGACAGCCGTGCCTGCTGGTGGAGCTACCACTGTCTGGGGTGCTTGCGCTGGTCGGGCGGCTGGTGCTGGTGCCGCTGCCGCAGGAGCCGCAGTTTTATTGGCAACCGTCATGCTAACGAGTTGTTCTTTGTCCTTCATCTTCTTTGTCACTGCACGTTCGGCTGCGCTGTAATCCTGACCCCTAACCTTTTCCTCTCGTTGCTTTCCTTTAGGATCGCGGATGGTGACCTTCCACTGATCGGCGGCAATTTTCGTTGCGGCTACAAACATATCACCACTCCCAAACTTCTCTGGATACAACGTGGTCAAGGTCTTGGTGAAATTATCATTGTACACTTTGCAACCGGGTTTGTGATGACTTGATACCGACCCGCAGCATGGCAATGTTTTCAGCGATGTGGCAATCTTTGGAGGAGCCCCCGCTGAACCGCCCTCTTGATAGAACTCTTCACGCCACAGATCACCTGCTCCGCGTACATCGTCTTCCCCGCCGCCACGACCAGCGAGTTCCGCAGCGGTCTTCTTACGGCAGCAAGGCATCACACGGAAGAGGTCTTCCGTGTCATACGGCTCATCGAACTGGCTGTTCAACTCTCCCGCCGCCACTTCCACTGCTTCATCAACTGTGTTACCAGTGAGAACCCAATCCTTGGGCGCATGACGATACTTCGGCATGTTCATGTCGCGGCAATTCTCTTTGTGCACTTCCATCGGATAGCCGCCGTTCATTACGACAAAACGTGGCAAATTTGCGTGTTGTAGCCCGCCTTCCGCAGATTCTTTAAGCGACCCCTGCGTGCGAGCATGAGGCAGGCGTCCAGTGTCTCCGGGCGTAATGCGGGGGCGAATCGCATCTTGATCGGCATTCATGAAATCGTGACCGATCATCCCCTCTTTGTCAAAACCGGGATCAGCCCAGTTGTCGCCGTTGCTTGCTTCAAATTCTTGAAGCGTCATCTGCTTCTTATTGTCATCCATGAGAGGCTCGGGTGTGTGCCCCTTGGCATACGGGATCATCGCTTCGACCGTGGGCTGGGGCTTCGTTGTGTCCTCACCGAAAGCGTTTGGAATCTCTCCCCACTCGTACCACATCTCCGTATTGTAAACCCACATGTGCTCTGTGGTCTCATCCGTCACATAAATAAACCAGTCCTCGGCGAGTACCACCTGTAATCCGGGAGCGGTGTATTGAATCTCGCCTGCCGCGATAGGGTGGAAGCCGCCCTCGCTGGGGAGCTTCTGAAGAGTGGGCTTCTCTGGTGCTTCGCCCATTTCGCCGTCCGCCTTCTTAAGCGTTGACTCGATGGACTCACCGCGACGAGCTTCCATCTTCTTGATCTTGTCGCCGTACTTGCTCGCGTTCTTGTTCTCTGGGCACTCACAGCCCTCACAGATACAGTTCGCCTTCGGGCGGTCGCAGCCGTCGCAGTACGGAGCGGCAGCCTTGTGATCCTCAGGCTGAGATGGGTGAACGCCATGCTCCGTGTCTACAGAGGATAGAATCTTAACCGTGTTGTCCGCATCGCCCGTACCCTGTTCCAAGCGGATGTACTCGATGGTTGCATCGGTGCATGGCTGGCAGTAGCGGGTCTTGTACCCATAAATCTCAAGCATGTGGGCTGCGGGGTTCGGACACCCACCAGCTTTGTGACCCAACGGACATTCTTCCCATTCACAGGAGCATCGACCGAGGTCAGCCGCCGTGTGCTTGGAGTTGTAATTCCGCAGGGCTTGGAAAGCCTGATCGTAGTTGCGCTTTGCTGCCTGCCACTCGGGAGTAGCCTTGGTAGCGTCAGGCGTCATGCCCGTTGGCCCTTTGGGGAACTTCTTGAGTTCCTTGCTGAAACGATCTACGTCCTGTTCCAGTTTCGTCTGTTCCTCATTGATCGGTCTGTCGGCGTGTCCGTAAGCGGCTTCCTTCGGGTCATTGATACCCTTGACGATGCCGTGCTCCCAGTTCTTGCCGCAGGCGTTACACTTGGCGGTCTCGAAATCCGTGGGCATCAGGCCGTAATCGTCGGAGCCACAGTGCGGACACTTCGGCTTCTCAGCAGCGGTACGACAGTTAGAGCAGGAGTTCACATTGAAAGCGATCTTCGGAGCCGAGCAGCGGCAGGTCTGGACGCTACCACACTTGCACACTTGCTTGCGGTGATGGTCCGAGGCCGTCTTATCGCCTCGTGTCTCGCCATCCAGCAAATCCGCTTTGTTCGGGCAATGGCAGCCATTCTCATCGTTGCCGCACTGCGGGCAGTATTCGGATGCGATACACCCTGCGGCCTTGAAGGACGAAGCCTTGGCTGGACGTGCCTTCGCCTTCGGAGGCGGTGGGAACATGTGCTGCAACAGGTCGGCGAGCTTGTAAGAGTTGCCCAGTTGAGCCTTGTTCTCATAAACGAAATCACGAAGCAAGCCGCCGATCTTGTCTCGGTACTGCTTCAGAGAGTCGAAACTCAAACCTGTGCGGCGAATCCACTCTTGCGTCAAATCACTGATCTTAACTTCTCCGCTCTCGGTCTGTTGGGATTGATCCCAGAAAATCTTGAGCAGGGCGGCGTAGTTAGGGGCGGACTTCGGAGTTTCCTTGCCTTTCACCCACTCTTGGAACTGAGCGATGAACTGATCGATGTCGCGGTCGGATTCGGATTGTCCAACGCCCGGAGCGGTAGCGTGCTCTTCGGTGTCGAGGATGTTGTAGGTCTCACCTTCTTCGCCGGGCTGCTCCATGCTCATCTCTTCGGGGCGCATCAGGGCAATCGCATCATGCTTGGCATGATCCTTGGCGTAGTAAAGGAAGGTGCCCTTCAGGTAGTCGCTGACTTGTTCTGCGAGCGGCTTCTTCTGGGTTTTTACATCGAAGTTCTTCAGCTTCTCGGCAAAGTTCTCCAGAACCTTTTTGCCGTTCTTGTTCTTTCGTTCAAACAAAAGATAGACGACCGTCCGATAGATCACTTCGTCCTGAATGTCGGGGTCGGTGGTTACAGAACTGAGATTTGCGGAGTAAGTCTTCGTCAGGTACGCAGCCCAGTCCATTTTGGGGTCGATAGGTAAACCCGCCTGCGTAATCATCTCGTTGACGATTGCGGTGATGTCTTTGTTGTAGGCGTACTTCAGGAAGGACGCGAAACGCATCCAAGCCCCGCTGATCGGGGTAAAGTTTGCGGGGGTTGGAACAGGCTGTCCCTGAAGATTTGCCAGACGGAAGCTCAGGGAGCCCCCCGAGGCGATCTTTGACAAGACCCTGTAGGCGCGACCATCCGTGGAATAGACGGTACGCCCGGGCTCGATTAGGTGGGAAAGCTTGGCAGCCGCCGCTTGTGTGGCGTCCAGCTTCATCTTTCCTCCTTAGTCGGTGATTGGGTCGTTGGGATCGCCTGCGGTCTTTTCATCTTCCTTCAGGACCGACTCAAGGGTCTTCATGTAATCTTCGTGATCCTCGAAAGCCTGAGGATCGTGGGACTGCCCTGCGGCTGAGTCCTTTGCGTCCTTCTGTGCGACCTTGAGGCCGAGGCGACCGAGTTCACCCTTGTAGAGCGAGTTCATTGCCGTTGCGTCTGCTGCTGCGATTTTCTTGGACATGATGTTCGTTTCTCCTAGCTAGGGATAAGCGTCTAAAAGCACACTCATATTGAGGTTTCGGTAGTGTGATTCCCCACTTGCCGATGATGTAGCGGCCAGAAAACAGTCGCTCGATCCGTAAAACTATGATACTACAACACTTAAAACCCGAACAGCATTGGAGCGATGCAAACCCCTCTCGCTATCAATTGTGGCGATGGGAAAATCACCATACCAGCCGTCGATTCGTTGCTGATGTCGAAACCGCTTCAATGCCGTAGTGAAAAGCGCCAGCGGGAATGATAAACGGCCCGTAAGTCCCCGTTATAAGCGCGGACTGCGGTATGTTCATAGTGCCGACCTGTGGGTATCCCTGCGCGTCTGTCCCCTGCCATTGGATCGTGATGCCACTGGGAGGCCACGGGCCTGCCCCGGGCGGTGTGTTGCTGATATTTCCGGGCGCGGCACCGAAGATGAAAGTGAATGTTCCCGAGTAGCCGCCCAAAGGAGGCTCGGAAACCCCGTGTAAATCGTCGTTGACCATGCTGCTAAGGATTGACTGAAAGGGATAGCCCGCTGTCGGAAGATTCCCCGCAGGCGTCAATGAGGGAGTACCCCACGACCAAACAGGGTCTACTGGTATGCCAACCGTTCCATCGGCCTGCCCTGTGTACGCACCGCTCACCACACCGCTAAAGCCGCCAGCGAGCGTTAGAACGTTAGGGGCTATGGAGATGACGTAAGTCTTATCGGTATTGTTCACGCCGTCAAGATTGTTGGTGCCCGTGCTTGTGAATCCTTGAAGTTTGACAACCTGACTGATAGTTCCCGGACCTGCGGTTAGGGTTGAATAATTTGCGAGTCCGAGCGGCATTACCACGGATATAACGCCAGAACCAACCGAGACCACGTTCCCAAAGCGGTCGTTCAAGTAGCTCGATATGGTCGCATCCGTAAACCCGTTAAGGTAGACGACCATGCCGGGGGTAAAACCTGCGGAATTTGCCACGGCGATAGTCGCTACGTTGTTTGTGGTGAAGAGGCCGTTCAAGGTCATCGCAGCGAATCCCGTACATGTTTGTTGCGCTACAAACGGCGCTGTATTTACCACACTGACAACGGCGGTCGGCGGGCTTGGAACCGTGTCGATGGTGATGTTCCCAGTGCAAGATACCGCCCCTTGTGCGGCGACGAGATAGCCAGCCGTGATCCCGACGATGCTGTATGGGATGCTGCTACCCGCGATGGTTACGCCGCTATCGACGGCAACTACATCTCCTTGAATGTCGCCGATGCCCGCAGCGGTAATGATGAGGTCGCCAGCGTTATTTGGCACCTGAAATCCAAGCCCTGAGTCGGGGGTGATGGATGGCATCGGGCCGTAATTGCCGCCTACCGCCCACCAACTTTCATCTCGCTCTGCAAAAGTTGTGACTTGTTGAAACACACCGCCAACAGCCCCCACGTCCATGTTTGACCAATTGTCAACTGGACTCGCGTAAGGGTAGCTGGTAGCAAGCAGGAGCCAATCCTCCGCTGGATATGACGCGAGGGTGATTGTGGGACTGGTAAGCGGACCGGTGCTCGGTGCCTGTGTGTTTGACAGGAAGCTATTTAACGATGTCAAGTTCGTCACCGTCCACGCTTCTCCATCACCATTGCCGATACTGTTTTGAGCCGTCCAATTCAGCGTGAGGGACGATGTAGCTGGAACGTTGAATGCGACGAAAACGTCTACCTGCGAACAAGGGTTTGTTCCGAAAGCTGCGGTGTAATGGCTGTAAACGTTGCCCGATGAGTCCGTCAGCGTCATCACACCTGAAGTCGAGAAGAAGGTGTTATTTTGGAACACGACAACTATCGACTGTCCGACTGGTATGGGGTTGGCGAAAGTCCCGCTACCGCTTGTCCCTATACCGCCTCCTCCAAAACTCACCGACTGCGTTTGCACGGGTATTCCCGTCGTCGCAAAATCTAAGATCAGGGTGGAGACGCTTTCACTAGCGGAAATGGGGGTAGTAGTGTAGTCGGCTGAAATCGACCCGAGCGGCACGCCAGAGAATGCCATCATGCAGAGGTTGGGATCGGCGTTGCCCGTGCTCGCAAGGCTGAACACATGGTTTGCACCAACGGCTGGATTGTACATGTAGTAGAAGAAGGGGAAGCCCGCAACGCCGGGGTTTGTCGGGTCGTAGGGAACCAATGTCCAGACGTTGCCGCTTGGATTCCCACCGATGGTGTCCGTGAGTGTTAGTTCAGAGGCTTCAGAATCATAGTTGTTGCACGCCACGCAAATAAAATTGGCACCAGTGGTGTTCCGCGCAGCGGTGGTCGCTGGACTGCCAAACTCTACAAGCGATGATGCTGCCGCTGTCGCTACTAAAGTTGCACCCATGATTATTTTCCAGCCTTACGGGATGGTCACATTCAAAGTGATGTTGAGCCGTGTGACCGTAGTGACGGAAACGAGGTTGAACTGAATCTCATCCCCTGCATTGATAGCCGTAGACCCCCATCCGGTTAATACCAAATCTTGGTTCTTTTGTGCGGATGAGAGTGTGGGCATATCTGTGCCAGCGATGGATGCGGTGGTTGGAAATGCGGCGTAGGTCGAGCGGAGAACGTCCACGACAGCGGAGCCGCTCACGTCTGAGGTGAGAACCCAGCCCGTGATCGTGCAGCCCGCTGGGATGCTGAGTTGTCCCTTCAATCCAGTGGACGGTACGGAGCCGCCGCCATCAATCACATAAGGAATAGCTGCTACACGTCCCCCCGTGATCGGGGCACTCCAAGCTGTTCCGTTAAAGGTGTAAATCGCTCCACCGCTACCGACGATCCAGCCGTTTAATGGCGTGTAGAATTCCCATTCTCCGTTCGGAGCCGAGGGATTGTCGGTTGACCAATAGGCGAAATTGTTGGCTTGACCCGCCCATGCACCAGTGGGGCTGGCTCCAACGATGTAAGAGTCGCCGTCACTTGGAGTCGGAGGCGGTGCACTCAATGCACCGACACTGATGACGTTCGGCTCAACGAGTGCCTGCAACCCACGCAGTAACGCTTCGCCAGCGGTGTAGTATTGGTCACCGAGGGCTGCGCTGACGAATAACTGCGGAATCTTAGGTCCGTATGTGATGCTCATGATGTCCTTACGACTGCCCGATTACGTGATAGTTGAAGTTCACTGAGAAAAGAGCATCGCCTGTTTCAACAGCAAGCGTCTGACCCGGACCTGTAAGTGTTGGATCGATGAATACCAACGTGGTGCCGCTCGTTCCATAGGTTTTGAACCCAGCAAAAGTGCCCGCAGGTAGGAGGTAGCCGTAGTAGATGCCATCGGGTATTCCCCAATACGGGTAACCATTCAGATTCGACAAATTCGTTAGACCTACCAAGTTGCCGACATACCCGCCCGGTGAGAAACTACCGGGGGCAACAGGCGCGGACGTTGGGGTGTAAATAGCTCCGCTGGTGTCGCCTGTCCAAATATCCGACGAGTCGGGTGTTCCCGTGATAGCAGGTGCGGTGGTCGGAGTGTAAGTGGCTCCACTAAGCTGCCCTGTCCAAATATCCGATGAGTCTGGGGTTCCTGAGACGAGCATGAGATATATGTCACTCGATCCCGTAGGAACCGCACCCATCAGGTAAGCCGTTGCGAGCGTGCTGGCCTGCGTGACCAATTCGCCCGGGGTAAACGTGCCGCTGGTTACTGAACCAGTTGCAAAATACATAATGTTCGAGATATACATCGGAGCGGATGCCGTAGGAGCCGTGCTGACGAGATACGCCATTGCGCCCGATAAAGTTTGTGTGACCACTTCACCAGAAACAAAGGTGCCGCTGGCGACGGAGCCTGTTATCTTGGATGCAAGGGTCATAGTTACGGTAAGACTGGAATTGTCCTCGGCGCTAGTGGCTATAATGAAGTCTGGGGGAGCCATAGTGACGTTGAGTGTGAATCCTGTCCACGCAGTCGTTGCACCTTGATTGGTAATCCACACGCCGCCGAGAGGCGATGGATCGGAAAGGGCGGTCACGGTTACTATGGGCGGGTTAGCCCCTGTGAACGGTGCTCCGAACGTCACTGCTTGCGATGTAGATGTAAGTCCGATGGTTCCCGCAAAATCTGTATTGAAAGCTCCCTGACCTGCCTTACCTGCTGTCACGTGTCCGTTTGTATCGACCGAAAAACCAACTGCGAATGCAAGAGACGGAGTGATTGTGGTTGCGCCTTGATTCAGGAACAACGCCATGATGTCATCGTGGGCTCCATAGCCGCCATAAACTGTGAGAGCGGCATGGCCGTTGGTGGAAACCTGATATTCGTTAAACATGTAGATGCTACCGCACGAATCCGTAACACCTCCACCAATCTCCGTGAAGTTAGAACTGTCGTCTTCAAATCTCGCGAAGCCAAAACCATTTCCGGGGCTGAATGGCGAATTCGGACCCAACGAAATATACCCGCCGAACAGACCGTTGATCGCCAATAATCCGGGCGTGAACTGTGCGGTCTCGCCGTAAGAGTTTGCGAGGTTGATGTCAACCTCTTGAGTGTCGCCCGATGGCGTAAGGCGCAATCCCGGTGCAGAATTGTTGCCGTAAACAAATACCGCCAGCATATCGTTGCCGTTGAAAGCGAAATGGCTACCCGGAGCACTGCTGCCTGTGATCTGAAGCGGAGTGGTATACGATCCATTGATTACGCTGGGATTGTCGATGAAGACATCGGGCGAACCAGCAAACGTGCTGAAGGAATTGTACTGAGCCGCGCCATTAGCACCACCCGGAGCCCCACCGCCGCCCGAAGGCGTCTGCCAATTCGCAGTTGTTGCACCTGTCGCTGTGAGTACCTGACCTGTGGTTGGGGCTGTGCCGCTGACAATAACGGCTCGAATCTGAGTTGCTTGTATCACGCCCGTGCCACTGACCATGAGCGTACCGCCCGTGCCCACCACCAAAGCTGCGGTGTTGGTGCCTGCGGTGATTGCACTGAATGCCCCACCACCGCCTCCACCGCTAGGTGTCTGCCAATTGGCCGTTGTCGCGCTCGTAGCTGTGAGAACTTGTCCTGCGGTTGGAGCCGTACCGCTGACAGTCACACCGTAAATTTGATTTGCATTGACTATACCGAGTTGAACGCCCGATGACAAGGTGACAGTGGTAGCGGTGGAGATGGTGACCGCCCCAGTATTCGCGAGCAGGCGACCTGTATATGCTCCACCGTCAACCGTAATGGAAACGGCTGCAAGGATGTTGCCATTGAATACGGTGCCAGCGTTGGCGGCTGCGGTGAATGAACTACCCGCGACAAAGACAACGTTCGCGGCTGTTGCACCTCCCGTTAGGGTGATTGTTGAAGCACCCGTCAGGCCAATCGTGGTTGATGCGAGGAATACGTAGGTGCCCGCGCCATTCAGCGTAAGATTTCCACCACTCAAGGTGAAAGTTCCGCCGCTGTAAACGCCGGGGGTGAGGGTCAGACCATCGAGAGCTACACCCAGAGCAGTCCCCGGCCCCAATCCCTGATAGTAGGAAATCGCCGCAGCCAAATCCGTCTGGTTCTGAGCGACGGCGGTGACGACTGATGCACCCGAAAGAGTCCATGGCGGACTTCCCGGTGTGATCGTGTTGGTCGGGTAGGAACCAATGTTCCCATTGCTGATGATTGTGCTTGCACCATCGGAGTTCGTAACCGCCGATGCACCGAGGATGGCGTAAGCTCCTGCTGTAGCTAATTGCGTGGTGACGGGGGATGCGACACCAGAAAATGTGATTGACCCACCGTTACCCACCGTAAATATAGCCGAAGCATTGACGCCTGACGTGAGATCGGCGAACGACCCGCTAAACCCACCACCTGCCAGAGCCGCCACGCTGCTCGCCGTCACGGAAAGGCTTTGCCCTGAGCGGGCAATGAGGAGCAGGTCTCCACCTTGAGCGGGATTTCCGCTATTTAATTGTGAAATTTTCTCGTTAGCCATCTATTCCCCCGATTGTCCAAGGCTTCTATATAATGGCCTTGTAGTCCTTTATGTGCCGCCCGACGCACACAAAAGCGTAGTCCCCCGCTGGCGGCATCAAGCTCGGGTCGGAGGTGCTGGTACGGACGTATGCCTCAAGCCAATGCCCCACCTCAAGTCCAAGCTTTTGAATAACATCCGCCATGATCGCGTCCTGTAAAGACACGGGCGTGGGGTCTTCTTCCTCGCCATCCCGCAGGTATTCGCCAGAGAATCTGGCATACGAAAACTGCATCACATCGGTGTATTTGGGGTCGAGCAGGAGCCCTGAATCTACGATTTTCTTCGCTCCAGTGCGGGAGTACCCAATGACACCGCCTAGCACCTGACGCCCAGCGGCCTTTTGCCCGAAGACTTCACCTGTTGGGAATCTCCGAGCCTTCCGTACCACGGTCACATCGGGATCAATCTTGACCAGTACATCGGCGTCCGTTTCCAGAAAGGCTTTCAAGTACCGTTCCGTCCACCGCCCTGCGAACTGTGGCAGCTTTAGACGCTCCTTAGCGTCGTCAAATAACAGCACCGAAGCGAGGGGATAAAACTTCTTCAGGTTTCCGACGACGGTCTCGGCGAGAGCTTGATCCTTATATGTCGTGATCGCGAAAGCGAGTCTCATCCATCACCCGTTTAGACTGGCGAACCACCCGGCACGCCGTAGCCAATCGCCGTCCAGTTCAGCACGGTCGTATCCGCTGGGAGATCGGAGTAAATAGTGAATGTAGACGCTGAGATAACTTTCACATAGATACCGCTAACAGCGGGGGTCATGACTGCTGAGCAGACCATGGATGTCGGCGCTTCCGATGGATCAAAGAAGTTTCCACTGGTAGGACTTGTGTTCCATCTTCCACCTGCGGTGGGGGTTCCCGTGATTGGTCCGAGATACAATTCCGCACCCGCACCATAGTTTGTTGGCGGCACGGCCATAATCAAGCTCGCCGTCGCACCAGACTGCACGACTGTTTCACTGACAAAGAAAGTACCAGTCATGTTGCCGTTGACGATCTCGTTGAATGCAGAACTTTCGGCTACACCATTCGGATTGGCAAGCGTGATGGTAGTGGGTGTGGATGCCACGCAGAAAAATATGCCATTGTTGGCGGGGTTCGTCACGAAGCCGCTTACGGTGAAGGTGTACCCCGCATAAGCATTGACCGATTCGTTGCCTGTCGGAGAGAAGCCAGTGTACACGGTGGTTCCGCCAGATGCGTTGGCGGCGAACACGATGTTGTATCCAGCGAAGATATTGACAGTCGGTATGGAGGGGGCGGACGGAGCAAACACAGAGGTTCCAAGGTCGGGAGAAGTCGCTGACCAATGCCCAACGGAGTTAGGTGTCCCACTGAGTCCGCCGATGTACAGTGTACCTGTACCTGAGTCGGGAAAAGGTGCCAGTATTTCTCCCGATGCACCTGTACCAGTTTGACCGACTATTTGCCCAATCTTAAACGGGTTGCCAGAGAAAAGAGAGCCCACCATCTTCCACTGAGTGGGAATTCGCGTTAACTGAACCACGTAGTTTGTATCAGCGAAAATTGAATTGCTGGTCAGCGTTACGGTTACGTTATTGGTGTAGGAGGGTGAACCCTGATCGCCCGGAAGCTGTGCGGTGCCGCTGGCGATGTGATCGTCGTTCCCCACCGCTATGTCGCCGTTAGCATCGTAGAACGGAATCCATCTCCATTTCGTTGCCGCGCCTGTGCTGGCTAAGAATTCGCCTGCGGCTCCGACGAAGGGGCTCGCAAATGTTCCAGTTGAATCGCCCAGACCGTTGTTCAGTTGCAGGGTGGTGCCTGAGATCAGGACGCCCGCTGTGGTCGAACCAGTACCGCCGAAAGAACCTGAGTTGTTGAACTGAACAGCACCAGAAACCCCACCCGGAGTTGGTGGTGCTGGAACCAAGCCGAGGACGAGTGTAGCGATAGCTCCTACCGTGATCGAAAAGTTGGCATCAGGCGTACCGATACGTGCTATCGGGATCAGGTCCGTGCTGAGAGCCGCACCGCCTGCGATCAATGCTGATATTTTTGCGTCCGCCATTTAAGTCTCCAAATATGAATTCGCTAGTCCACGTTTAAGTGGCTACTTCCAACAAGATATCGCCCGATCCATCCTCAAGCTCGAACCTGAAACCCGTCTCCTGCAAGAGGTAATAGGTGGATGGAGTGCCTATGGTTATGGTCGCCGTAACCGTCAAATATGTCGGCGGCGAGCCCGCGTTCACCACAATCGGATTCCCCTCGGCGTCGTACCCCGTCATTGTCAGGAGGATGGTGCCCGATCCTTGTCCGCCCCAAGATAAGCCCCAACCTTGACCCCACCCAGCCCAGAATTCGAGGTCTAAGAGATAGATGCCTGAAGGTCCCATGAGTCCTGTGTTAAGACCATTGGAACCCGTTATGATGACTTGAGCCACACCCGCCGTTAACCACAACAGATCGACGACATCAGGGGTCAGTACGCCGTTATTGATGGCAACGAACGCTGGGTCTGGAGTCAACACCATCTCGGGGCTGACGACATCGCCAGTGGGAATGTACTGAGCAACCAGCGCAAAGCCGGGCACATCGGGCAACTCGCTAATCGAGGATTCAAGTTCTAGTACGCCCGAACCGTCTTCCAATTCAACTTCGGTGAACCCATCTTCGAATACAACAATATCCAACGTACCGTAAAAGATTTCTGGGGTTTGTGATTCCAGTACGATTACGCCAGAACCATCTTCCAGTTCAATCACGGTCTCCCCATCTTCCAGCGTGGGGAAGCCGAGGAAGGCGAAGATTTCAAAAGGTGGGTTGGGGACGTGATGAATGACCTGAACAAAGCTCTGAGGGTCGATGGCTTGCACCAAGTAGATCAGGTAGCGGTTGTTGGTCGTATCGAATGCCCACGACTGTACAGTCTGAAGCGATCCATCCGAATAGATGCTCACATCGCGAAAGGGGTTGAACGCACCGAGAGGACCATCTTGTGTGAACGGGCCGTAGAACGGCGGCGATATCACAATCTGGATTCTGTTTGGGTACGTCCCATTCGTGAATGCCTGTACAATCTGCATTTACTTCCTTATCTTGAACCACATGGCAATGTTGAACAACAGTTTGTTGAGCCGATCTTTCACGATCCAATCAGCAACGTAGAGGTTGCAACGATCCATTGTGAACCAGATCAGCAACAGGATGAAGATGTGCAAATCAAGCACGTCTCCGCGAGTCCAAGGTCCGAGGGGTGCGAATGCCACGTTATTTCCCCTCTTCGCTCACGGCCAGTTCTTTTGCGCGGTCTTTAACGTACTTCCAGACCTTTCGAAGTTTTTCCATGTACTCGGGTGACTTCTTTTCCTTCACGTGTTTTCTCTCAGTTTCCTCGTATGGCAAACCCTGATGCAGATGCGGCTCGCCCTTACGGTGCTTCTCTTCAATACTCTTCTGCTCGCCCTGATAGAGGTTCTGAATCGCTTCTTCCTCTCCTTTCGGTGTGGGCTTCGGCGGTGGTGCGGGTGCAGGCTTCGGTTCTGGCTTTTCCTCGGCAGGTGCGGTCGCTGGCTTGTCGCGCTCCACCACGGGCTCTACCTGATCCTCCAAGTCCTCTTCGTGCATCAGGCGGGCTTCCTCCTGCTCACGCAGGGCGTCGTACAGCTTGTCCTGAACCTCCTTATCCTTGACCTTCCTGATCTTCTCCAATTCCTTCTTTTTCTTCATCTCCTCCTGTTTCTCTTGGAGGCGCTCGGGCGTCTTGTCCAGTTCGTCCTTCTTCTCTTGCATTGTCCGCTCACGCAGTAGCTTCACGATGTTGTGCTGGACGCTTGGCAGGATGCGCTCGAACACCGCATGGATGTGTTTGCAGATAACGAAGTTCCCACGGAGGTCAAGCTGCTCTGTAGGGGCCGTTAATTGCGGTCTGGGCGTCCCTAGCAGCCCATCGCGCTGATGGAGGTTCCACTGGGCACCCCAATACAAGAACGCAGGGCAGGAGCAGCTAATCTGCACATCGAGGTCTTTGGCTTGGCTCGACTCCTGAACCTTTGTCGTGTCGAACTGCACGCGCACATCGTGCCCCGCTGGATCAGAATCTTCCTTGTTGCACTTCACGTTGTAGTGGAGGAACAGGGCTTTGGGGTTCGAATCAAGCAGCGATGGCGTGCATCCGGGGCGATACTTTTTCGAGAAGGCGTTCGTCTGACGGACGAGATCAGGCAACGAAATCGCAGTCTTTACCCCGAATTTCACGTACAGCTTGGATAGGGGAATGGTGATAAAGATGCTCATTTTAGACAGAAGCCCTCATCTGAGAAATTGAAAGTCAGTAGCCTAGAACGGAGTCATACCCCTCTCCGTAAAACACTATCTTCAAACGACTTAGACCGTCCCCGATGTAACCCAGTGAGATGAGGTTACGGACGACCCTCATTTTAACCAGCTTCCTGAACTCGGAAACTGTTTGATTGTCCTTCAGGCGATTGCAGTATTCACAGGCAGGCAGGAGGTTCCATTCGGCGTTCGGCCCGCCTCGGCTGGCTGGCTTCGCGTGGTCTACAGTGAGGTCACAAAGCTCCGCAGGCGCATAGCCGCAGTACCAGCACCGACCATCGCATTTGCGAACGGTCATCCACCATTGAGTTTTGCGGGGCGTGCGCGGCACTTAGACCGACTTGTCTTTGAGGCCGAGACGCTTACGCACCACGGGGTCTTCGAGGTTCTCGCCATCTTTGAGACCCATCCGTTTGCGGAATTCAGGGTCATCGGTGCTGATCTCGGTCGGCTGGGCTTTCTTACGCTTCTGACGAATTTCTTCCTGTGTCGGTTTTTGCGGTGTTGATGGGGTTTTCGGTAGGTCAGGCGTCAGCTTGGGGTGGGAGAGCTTAAGCAACCTCGCACACTCCGCAGGGTCAATCGGTCGGGGCTGGGGCTTCTCAACTACCTCCTCAGCGGAGCGATCCTTGACAAAGGCGCTCATGCCGAGCGAAGACTGCTTCAGGGTCTTGACGATCTGCCCATTGCGGTACACCGTGAGCTTTTGCTGGGCCGTATCGTGGACGAGAATATCCCCAGCGTTGACTCGGAAGCCAAATTGCACAAAATTGATCGGGGACTTAGCGACGTAACTTTTTTGCATTTTTACCCCTAGTTATCTAATACCCAAAAGAGAAAAGGATATTGGGGAAAAAGAAAATGGGCTCGGATTTCTCCGAGCCCAAGGTTAGACCAAACAACGAGAGGTTTAGTTCTCGCCGTAGTTGGCGGTCGCGTTGAAGCGGCCATTGACTGTGAGACGCTGGACACCTGATGGGTTGAACACCAAGAAGCCCAAGTTCTCGAAGATGCTGAAACCGATCTGACGGAGGTCAGGACGGTCGGCAGACATCACGGTCAACGGAATACGTTCTGGGATTACGCCGAGGAACTCAGCGTCCGCCAGAATGTAGATGCAGCCGTAGCCGACCTTACGAGACTGGAGGAGCGTTGCGCCCCATAGATAGCCCATGACGCCCGTCTTCAACAGCTTGCGCTGTGTTTCACGGTCGATGTTTTGCTGCGTCCACTTCAACAGGTCCGTGTAGTCACGCGGATTGAAGAAGATGAAAGCAACCGACAGATCGTGGCGTGCAACCTGACCAAAGCCGTCTGCCAACGAGTTGATGTCGATGGGAGCATTGATGGCGATGTCGGGGTTGTAAACCGGATCGTTGGGTGGATGGCCGACTGCGCCTGCCGCAACGCCGTCAAACAGGTTGAACACGTAACCATCTTCCGCTGCGCCTACTTCAGCCTTTGCAAGGTTGAGTGAACGAGCGACGAGATCGAAACGACGTTCCTTGATCTGCGTGATCGGAATCATCGGGTTGCACACGATTTCAAACGTCGGAACCGTGACGCGCTTTGGCTTGGTGACGCGCACGATGTCGCCGCCTTCTTCACCTACCACAAAGGCTTCAACGAAGGACGAGCCGGGGGTCGAGCCCACAGTCATCGCGCTTACATCGAATTCCTTATCGTAGATGGGCAGAGCGCCATCGGGAAGAGTTTCAACCATAAGAGCCTTGCGAGCAATGCTCATATAGTCACGACGACGACGGAGGGATGGTCCCAACGAAGCCGCAAGTTTCTGACGACCACCAGCGGTCTTGAGTAACTGACCGAGCATAGCCGTCTGCTGTTGTGTACGAGAAAGGTTTGCCATGTTAGTCTCTTTTCTCCTTTTACAGTAACGACGCTACGCCGAGCCAAGGCTCAGTCGCGCTAGGAACGTGGGTGCAGATGCCAACAGCCGTGTTGCCCGAGGCGGAACCGCCGTGGGTACGTGCTGCTGAAGTGTACTGTCCGATGTTCGCGGAAGTGGCGCAGCCACAATACAGATACGCACCGAGTGTGAACGTTGCGCCCGTATCATAGCAATTTCCGTCCGAGTTACCCACCATTCCCTGCCACATGGCACGGACAACGGGGGCTTTCTTGGAACCGGAAGGCCCAATAGCGCCAGCGAATTCGCCGCCGTTGTTGAGCAGAGTTGCGAAGGGAGTGCCAGCGTTTCCAGACCCATAGTAAGTCGCGTCCGTGTCGCACGGAACGATGTTACCGATTTGTCCGAAAGCAGGTTGGTTGGGAGGTTGGACTGGATAAGCTGCGTTCGTGCTTGCACCAATAATGGCTACAATCACGCCGCCGACATACCCGCCAGCCTTCAACGTCTGTTGGTCAGTTCCCGGATCGCCAGTGAGGAATACCGCTGGGGTGCAGTTAACGGAATCGTTCTGACCCAGATAGTGTAATTTCACACTCATTTTGGTTTCTCCAGTTTTGTGTACGAGAGTTTGATTATTCTTCCCAATCCGGCCTTTTGGGGGCTAAGGACTATAGGTTGAACGACTCTCACATAAGACATGCGTATCAAAATTTTTTCACTAACTAGCGATTTTGTCGATTTGACCGTATTAAGTAGAGAGGTTTTTATGTTTGTCTATCTGGTAACCAATTTGGTTGACGGGGAAGATGTACATCGGCAAAACCGAAAAGACCATTCGAGGAAGATGGCGTGAACACCTGAAGAACGCAAAACAACCAAAGCGCCATCAAGAGTACCTGTACCGCGCTCTTCGCAAACACGGCCCCGAAAATTTCCACGTGCAGCAATTAGCGAAAGCAACCACAACCGAAGAACTCAATCGGCTTGAACAGTTATGGATTTTAGTTCTTAAAACCCTGTCGCCCGATGGTTACAACATGACGGCAGGCGGGGATGGCGTACCAGCAACGCCGGAAATACGTGAAAAATTACGCATAAAAGCATTGGGAAGAGTTTCAACGAAACGGCAAAGAGAGACCACCAGTCTGCTATTCAAGGGTAAACCCAAGCCCGCTACTCAACGCGCAAAAATAGCGGCAAGTTGGAATGATGACCGTCGTAACAAGATGAGCAAACTCTCCACAGCCGTCAACAAAATAGAAAACTCCAAGCTTAGAGATTTTACCTGCCCAGATTGCGGCACAGAATTTAAGCAAGTCGCCAAGGGTGTCTACGGCGGTCATCGACGCTTCTGCCTACATTACGGCGGATTGTACAAAGTCTGGTTAACATGGGAAGGGACTGTCGCTGAGTTTGTTGAACTCTATGGCGTCAATCGATCCACGGTGTATAACTGGAAAAACGAAAGAAATTTTGTGGTGTTTAGCACACCATCCCCATTGAACCCATCGGCATAATTAAATTTGCGGGCAGTGCGGCAAAGAATGATACCGCAAGCTCGGCCCCACCATTGCCTCCCACAGTCCAACCCGAGTTACTAAGAGTTGCTGCCGTGGTTTGAATTTGATAGGCACTACAACCGACACCATAATCGTATCGATTTTCGGGATTGGGATATGCTGGGTTCCATGGTGAACTCGCACCGACAGTTGGATAGGATGCCCCCGAATATGATTGTGTTGTAAAAAGCACCAATTCACTATCCACAGTCGGAGTCAAGCTGATGGCATACGCAGAGGAATACCAATAGCCAGAATTGGTTTGATCGAGGGCGGATGTTGCGGCTACCCCGCTAAATTCCCAAATTGTACCGAACGTAGTGGGAAAACTTACGGTGTTCGACCCCGCCTTACAATTCATGGCGTAGAAAATAGAGGCTGAACCAGACTGAATCGCCAAATCCCATGTGTTCCCTTGACCGTCTGATACACCACTGATGGTGTGGCTTAGCTTGGGGCGACCGCATTTGACACACCGGGGCTCAAAGACCATCCCCCATTATACCACTACTCAAATCTTTAGTATGGCGACACCTCCAGCGAAAATTCTAGCAGTGCAGATGCAGACCCCAGAGGTTATCCAACTGCCTACAGGCGGCGGGACGGAACAAACTGGATACCGATGCATCCTCGCCGTCTCTTCCATCTTAGCTAAAGTTCAAACCACAGTCCTATTTGGCCGCGACCTGTACGGCATTGGTCTGATGAGCAACTTTCCTGAAGAACAAATCTTCCCGCGTTTCGTAAATTCGTTCAAGGACAGACCGTGGAAGTGGGCGCAGTTGAACGCGATTCCCAATCCCGCCGTCCCATACCCACAGCAGCTTCCCCCAGCGCAGCCCCCTGTTGCCACGGGTGTCATCACCGTTCTGAACTCTGGCTGGGATGCCATGTTCGGGTACTGGATCGAGTTCAAGGGCAACTACTGGCTGCATTTCCCCCTGTTTAAGGATTGGGCGAGCCTCGTTATTCGTGACGGCCCCGACTACAAAGGGTTCCAGCCATCCGTGGGCTCAGGACGAGGCGGTTCGGGGTCTGGATCGGGAAATTGTAATTGCTAGAAAATGAAGGGGCCGCTTTTTAGGCGACCCCTTTGGTGATGCACTCGGTTGAGATTGTGATTACTTCTTGCGGCCTTCGTAGATAGCCCTAACCAAGTCGGAATGGTGACGTTCCGAGACCTCCACCCAACGATCTACGGCTTTCACGATATCGCCAGCGTTACGGCGTTCATCCTCTTTTAGGTCACGCAGACCCGTGTCGATATGGTCTTGTACTTTGGTCACGGAGTCCTGAATGTGCGCGAGATGGTTAGACACCGCCTTGTCGAGCAGACCACGGACAGTCCACGCAAACTTGCCGACGTAGATGGCGACCGGGATTACCGTGAACCAGCCGATGATCGTGGCGATGGCCTTGACGCTATCAATGGTGTTTGGTGTAAGCATTCGTTTTCCTTCTCAAAGTCTTAATACCCAAAATCATACCACATGATCTTCACAAAAGCAAAAGGGGCAAGGGTTATAACAACCCTTGCCCCTTCAATCATGTAGCAAAGGGTTACTCGTCGTCGCCGAACAGCGCAGTGGCGATGTCAACGGGCTTCGGTGAGGCTACGACTGGGCGAACACGCTTGATGCTGCCCGTAGGAGCCTTGGCTGCGGTCTTTGCGGCTGCGGACTTCGGAGACTGCAACTGAGGAACCGCATCCTGAGGAGTGCGCTTTGCGCCCTGCTCTTCAGGCTTGATGTCCTTCATTGCTTCGACGAAGAGGTCTTCATCGTGATCCGACTCGTTGTCGCGATCTTCTGCGCCAGCCTCGTTCTGCTTCAGCTTGTTGGCAACTTCGCCAGTGAATGATTCCAGAACGTCAAAGCCTTCAACGTTCATTGCAACCTTCTCTTCGGAAGCAATGAGGCTGTAAAGTGGGTCGGCGTCAGAGCCCTGCATATCGAAATAGCTCTCGATGCTGGCTACCTGCATACCGCTGTCGTCAAGCACAGATTCCATGCCTGCGGCAGATGTTGGGGCGAAGAAGCTGTCGTCATCGCCGGCGGCCTGATGTTCGTCGCCTTCGTTGGCAAGTGACGCGGCCTTGTCTTCCATCTCGTCCTGATCGAACACAGACGAAAGGTCAAGCTCTTCCTCGGACGGCTCACCCTCTTCAAGAGCGAGAGGAACTTCCTCTTCGTTCTCTTCAAGGATTTCCTGCTCAAGGGCCTTGACAGCCTCGTTGACTTCCTCGATCTTTTCCTGAACGACCATCTTCTTCTCGTCGGTCAGAATTGCGCCTGCTTCGTCAGCGGGTGGTTCTGCATCCATCGGAGGAGCGTCCAGCCCTGCATCGCCTGCGGGAGCGGCCATATCCATCGGTGGGGCATCGCCTGCGGGTGCGTCGAGCGGTGCATCCATTGGCGGCTCATCGGCCTTCTTTGCCTTGGCGGAAGCGTGCTTCGCGCATTTCTTATCGCCCTTGCAATCGGCGCACTTTTCAGCGGCCTTCTTGTCGGCGGCAGATGTGGACTTGCAGTTATCGCAACCAGCACACTTTTCGCCGTCCTTGCATTTTGCCTTCTTTGAGGCAGCGGACTTGCCGTCGCTCAGATTCACGGTCTGACCCGGTTTCTCGCCAGCATCAGGACGGTCGCCAGCTTTCGAGGCTTCCATTTCCTTCGGCTCGGAGTGAGTGCCGCCGCCGCAACCACGACCGTCGTTGTACGTATCAGTCTGCGGACCAGCGTCCTTGCGGTCGTCAGCAGTCTTGCCAGCCGACTTCGCGTCACCCTTGATTTCCTTCTCGACAGCGGAACGCTCGGACTTCAGAACGGACGGGTCTTCGAGGAGATCATTGAGTTCGACCTTGTGGACTTCCTTAAATTGTTCGGCGATGTGGGTGTTGTGGGCGTTAATCGCGGTTTGACGGAGGGCAGCAACGAGAGCTTTGGTGTCGTTACCTTGAAGTAGCGAAGAGGCGAATGCCTGACGCTTTTCGACGGGGGCACCCGGGAGCATCGTATTGGCGATTGTATACGCCGCAGCGGTGCGAACCTGCGCTTCCCTCTTGATCGTCTCGCGCTTCGTTTTCAGTTCTGCAAGCTTCTCTTTCAAGTTCGAGGGCTTGGTAGCTGTAGGAGTTGCCATGGTTGAGCCTTCCTTTTTCATCTCAGGAGAGGCAGAATTGCCCCTCTTTTGAGAGGTTTGATAGTTATTTTTCTTGTTTACTGCGGATTTTGCGCTCGCCATCGGAGGTTCCAAGGCAGGTGCGGGTGCTTCTGGTGCTGGTTCTGCGGCGGCATCGGGTGCCGCAATCTCGGGGGCTGGGGCAGTTTCAGGAGCCACTTCGCCCGCTGGTGCTGCTAAAGCGTCTGGAGCAGGTGGTGCAGCGAGGGGATCGCCCAACGGGGCTCCCATGTCAGGGCCTACGCCCATACCCGGCTCGGCGGCATCGCCGCCAGCTATATTGGCGATCTCTGAGTCGAGGCCGTCCAACTGGGAACGAATACCTTCCGACCATTGTCCGCCCTTCAGCTTCTCCCACTCGGAGATAAACTGAACGCCTTCGCGCATCGTGCGAATCTCTTCTTCAAGCTCTTCGCGCTTCGCGGTAAGGAGGTCAAATTCGGGGGTTGCGGGAAGGTCGGATGGAATGCCAGAGTCCAGACCCATGATCTGATCGTCAACGGCGTCTAAATCCGCTTGTTTGCGATCAAGTGCCGCCTTTGCGACTGCTAGTTTCGATTTCATTGCGTTTGCCATTAGCGTATTAGTCTCCCGTGAAGGTCCGCGCTCATTAAAGCATCACCTAAATCAAGGGTTTCGAATTCATCATTTCCACTGGCAATTTTTGCCATCTTGCCAGCAGCCGATGACTTGGTGTACTTGGTGCGAGGCCCGACCCACTCTTCGGCCACGGTATTGCGCTTCGCGGCACCGGGGAAAGCGGGAGTAGCAACCCAACTCGCTTCCACAAACTTCACACCGCCATTTTCCATTGTCTTGTGTCCGCAAAGCTCAGCCACGCGACGAGCAATGCCGTCGTCATCCGTAAGGAACATGCCCTTCTGGTACGACAGGTGGTTGCAGTACGTGTTTTGATCGGTTACGCGGGCACCGCAATAGCTGCAAATTACGAGGTCAGTCACGCAGCCCATCGAAAGGTACTTCACCTTCTCGCTGCGGATGTCGTTAATCAGCTTCTCGTGTCCGAGATCAGTGGCGACAAGGATATCGCAGAAATAGACCCACACACCGCCATCGCCGCTCAAATTGATCTTGCGGAGAATGGCATCGAGGATATGACCCTTCGCGTACTTAGAATTCTGGAAGTGCTCTACGAAGTTGAAAGCACCGACGAAACTGCTGTGGCTGAGCTTCAGAACTTCGTTCGTCCATGCGTCATCGTTGTTGTTAACGAGGTGTGCACATTCCGGCTTGATGAGGTAATCGTATGGGTCGGCCTCGACCATGACGGACGCCATGATGGTGCAGTGCGACAACAGATATTTGGATGTGTCAGCCGACTTGCGGAAGGTCTGCGCGGCAGCGGTGCCCGAGGCGGACTTGTGCCCAAACACGTGCTTTCCGTGCAGCTTGATCCAGTCCTCAGGGGCGATAACTGGTTCCTGCAAAGTCGCGTTGGCTATCTTCGTAAAAGGCATAGAGTTCCTATTTAAGAGGGCTGTAGTTAGTAAAAGCTCCCACAGGTAAGGCATTCCTGCAAGCTTACCCCATCATTCGCACCGTCATCGACGGGTTTCCCCTTCGTACTCTTACAGTTAGGGCACTTGAGTCCCTCATAGACTTCAATCGATCCTTGCTTGGAATAGGCCGAGATGTAGTAGTTTTCGGTGAAAGCCCCACCGACCTCTTTCCACAGGTCTTCCATGCTCATGCCCCCATCCTGAGCCTCTTGCTGCATGGCACCGTCACTCATGAACGCTTCCTTGGCTTCGGCCTTCATGCTGTGAACTTTATCCAAGTAGAATTCGTTTGCCTGCTCGTCCGAAGCGGCGACCTTATCGTCCTTAACACCATCCATCACGCCTTCCATCACCTCATCCTGCACTTGTTCATCGAGGTGCCGACGCACATCGTCGCGGGGCGGGAGGAATTTCGGCGTCTCATGAATGCCGACCAAAGCAGTCTTTGTAGTCGCCGTTTTGTCGTCTTCCTCGTCTTCAATATCGATACTTGGGTCGTTAGGCGTGCCGCCCGGAGGAGTACCCGTACCATAAGTTTTGGTGGTAGCCGCTTCTTTCGGGGCGGATTTCTTTTTGATCTCATCCCCAGTCTTCGAGTCGTACATGTGCCAACCTTCGGGCCAATCATCGGGAAGAGTTTCGCTCGATTCCTCCGCAGCGTTGACACCAATCTGATCGCCTACCCCGGCGTTTTCGAGGGTCATCTTAGCTTTCATCACTTCATCATCAGAGGGTTCATCGGGTGCCACGGGCTGTTTCCCAGTAGCATCATCGACTTTATTTTCAAACACGGCATGTGGGGATGGGCGGATAGCGGCCTCTTTGTCCTGACCGAGTTGCTTCTTCAAAGTTGTGTGAAACTCTTCAGCGGAGGATTTGATCTTTGAGAGTTGATCGAGAGGACATTCCGATACAACTTTCCCGTTCTTTAGGTGTGTGACATTCCCAGTCTTTGGATCATACGACAAACGTTCATCTTTCCCCTTGAACCATAGCGTGGTTCCGTCCGTAACGCGGGCTCCATAGTGAAAGCCACTACCTGCGGCAGCGGCATTGATTTTCTCTTCGGCGGGTGAGAATTGATTAGGCATAGGATCACTCTCCTTGAAGAACGTTGCGTCACTGGGATCGACTGGGGCTGGGGCACTGGGCATCGTGGTGACGTGGGGGTTATCATCGCTTGAGAATCGACGCGCCTTGCCAGTTTTGTATTCCTCAGCGAACTGGCGTAAGTCTGCCGCAGTCATCTGAGCACAGCCTTGGATGTCTTGACTCGAAGGAATCCTCGCGAGCACATCAAGTGCTGTCAGAGCACGGTTTAGTGCCTCATCATATTCAGCAGGCTGCGCCTCTTCGTGAAGTTCCCGATCCTGCTGTCCCTCTTGCTCCAACTCGCGATAGAAGTCATCGTCGTTGTCGGCGGTCTTGCCTGTCTTACCGAGTTCAACGGACAATAGGTTCGCTGGGATGCCGTCTTGAAGCGCACCCTCTTCGACTTCAGTGGTGCCGCGACCCGCGTAATCCTTGCCGTTTTGAGTGGTGTAACCGGGATCGGAATGATGTTGGTGCTCCGCGTAATCAGGGTCATTCCACATGACCATGGTTTCATCGAGAGCTTGTTTTTGTAGGAGTGGGTTGCTAGGCTTCATTCAAATCCTCAAGAGGAAGAGGCGGATAACCAGTACCCGCCTCAGCCTAGTTTGATTAGGTGCTGTAGAGGAGTGAACGTCCCGTGGCATCGCCCTTGTTAAGACCTGCGTCAAGGAACTCGCCGTAGACAGAGCCAGCGACATCGAAAATGTCAGTGCAACTGATCGTGCAATCTTCGGTGACGGCAGCGGTGTCAACCGTAAATGCCGTGTTGTAGGACTCCATCCAGCAGCCTTCGTATACTGTCGCGATTGCGAGCAGGCCCGGGTTGCCAGTGTTGTTCAGACCACCTTCGTTCGGAATGTCAGCAAGGGTTGCCTGTCCAACATTCGGGTCTTCGGTTGCAAGCTGGGAGAATACAATCTCCTGCTTGATGTCGAACGGCCAGCGGTGATGCTTCAACGAACGGACGGCACCGCTTACGCCTGCCTTGTAGCCGAGAACCTGCATGAGGTTCGCGAGGTACAAGCACGTGCGGGTGATCGAAATGCTCATGGGGGTGGTCACGCCGGGAACAAGTTCCGCGACCTGATCGCCATAGCCAAGGCCACGAACCGCATCGACAGTCTTTGATTCTGTGTAAGTGAAGGACGAGGTTACGCCCAGCTTTACGAACTTGCCGACATCAACGGCATCCGTAAAGATTTTGAACCGAGACGAGATTACAGTCTCAGTGTTGGGTGATGTACCCTGCCGATATACGTATCCACCTTCGGACATGTTTGCCTCCCACCTTAAAAAGGGGTTTCTACACTACAGTTGCGAAATCCAGAAAACTGAAATCACTACTCGGGGAACGTAACTACCTTCGTTCCAATTCATCGCACGTAACGGTAACGGCCCTAAGGCAGTAAAATTCCAAGCACGACGACCCAGCGTTTTTCGTTCCCCGATTCCTTATTCCGCTGAAGCTACCAGCGCCAAGCCCTTGAAAGAAGACTTCTTGTTGCTCTTCTCACGAACCTTTGCGGCTGCTTCCTCGGACTCTTCCTGCATGACCTGCTTGTTCAAGGTCTTGACGGCTTTATCGGCCATCGCACCTGCGCGGAAGATACTCTCTACGAACTCGCGAACTGGACGGCTATCGTTCACCGTGCAGATCGACTTGGCGTCAAGGTAGGTCTGTTTTAGTTCCTGACCCAGCCTTTCCGCCTCCTTTACAGCTTTTTGAGCCGTCATCTCGCCAGCTAATTTGATCGGGAGCGTCGTATCAGGACGTTCCAGATGGGCGGGAGCTTCATCAATCTTGCTGTGGGCTTCCGCAACTTCAGGAGTGCGCCCACCCGATTCCGTAACGTCGCCAGTTGACTGATCCCATGAGAAGAAGCCTGCGGCGGCGAACTTTGCGATGCAAGCGTGAGCAGCTTTGAGAGCGCCCTTCTTGTCACCCTTGTTATAGCTGGCCCATGCCACGGCGTAGGGGTTATCTACGTCTTCTTTCTTGAGTGCCTTCACCTGATCTTCACGGCCCGGAGGAGCCACGGCAACCTTCTCGGCTGCGACAACTCGCAGACCACCGAATGCTGCTTTCTTTTCCTTGTCGTCCTTCTTTTCGTCCTTCTTGGCTTCATCTTTCTTGCCGAACGGAGGAGCTTGCTTACCACCGAAATCGCCGCCCTTCTTTGAGGCGGTGACTCCCGGTGCGGCGGGAGCAGGAGCAGCTTCAACTGGACGAGTCTGGAGGATACCTGCCAGATTCTCGACAGCGGCCTGTACGTCCTTGTCCTGTTCAAAACCTTCAAGGCTGGTCAGCTTCTTCACCAGATCGGCAACAAAGTCGGACGGCAGCTTGGCGAAGAGAGCATCGAGCGATCCACCACCAGCAGCGGGTGCGGGCGGGGCGGCAGGAGGAGCGATGGGAGCAGCTTCGGGCTGTGCTTCCTTTTTCTTTGCGGCGAGACGGGGAACTTCGGCCTTTTGAGGTGCCTTGGGGTTGCCCTGTTCGTCACGGTCAGTCGAGAATGCGTCGTTGCCAACGGCGGAGGTCTTCTCATCGGAAGCCATCTGCGGCTGGGCGGCTGGCACCTTTGCTGGCTGGTTCGTTACTTGTGCGGGACGTGCTTCCCTGCGCTTCTGTGCGATCATATCTACCTCGTTCTTGGCTTGACGTGCCACTTCAGGCAGAACGGCATCGTCGAAATAATCTTCGACGCTCATTGCGCCTTCGGATTGCATCTGGTCTGGCTGGCTGTGAAGCAGCGTTTCCAAATGCTTTACGACTTGTTCCAACTGCTCGTCGTTCTTACCCTCGGCTTGGTATGCATTCATCAGCGATTTCCCGATGTTGACTGCATCCTGTGCCGTTTCGATGGACAAGAGAATGGTTGACTTCTTTGTCTGTGCCGCTTTGCGTTGTTCCATCAACTTACTCATCGTTATCCTCTTAAATCGTTGTCGTTGTCAACGTCGGCACTAACATTTTCTGTCGGAGCAGTAACATTGACTGCGTGATACGTTGGCACATAACCGTGTAATACGCTTCACATGCTTCACTCGGGTTCGTCGTAATGCAATCCAACTCACCCTGAATTGGGGCTGGCTGGTTTGGATTTTGTCCATTCGGCAGAGCCAGCATGAAGCGTGTCGTCTTCGAACTCATCTGCGTCGTGATCCCCACTATTACGTCGGTAGCGGGAAACAAAAACGTGAACGCAGGATTGAGCGGGTCCTGAAACGACCCCGCCATGTTAACCTGCGGATCACCGAAAGCCGCGATATTCGCTTTGTCGCTCGCATCAGTCGGGTCACCGATGAACGTAGCAACAAGCTTCAACTTAATGATCCCGTTTGCCTGCGTCACCTGCGGTGTTATTAACATTCCCTAGCTCCGTTTCAAGTCGTGAAGGGCAGCTTTCGCCGCCCCTCGGTTTAGCTCAATTGCGTCTGAACCACGAAGGTGACGCTCACGTACAGCAAGCAGAACATCGGCTTGTATGTAACGGTGACATCGGCCTGCGTCGGATCATTCGGGTCCTGCACGACCGACAAGTTCTGGTAACCGCTGATGATCTGCTGGTTGACCAAGGACGACAGACGGGCGTTGCAGACCACCTGAATGTCGGTAACGAGCGAGTCGAGCAGCTTGCGACCGATGAACTGGTTGAGGTCGGAACGGAACACTTGTGCCACGTAATCCGAAATCGTGGTGACTGTCGGCTCGCTGGTGAGCGGGTTCGACGGGTTAGTGGTCTTGTAGTGACGGATGAGCAAGCTGCCGTTGTTGTTCAGCAGGTCGGTCAAACCATCTGATGCCATTGCGTCCAGTGTTGGGTCGTCGTAAGTCACGAGCAGGCGGCTGAAGCCAACCAAATTCTGGAACGTGAGGGACTGAGCCACATCGTTCGAGGGGTTTGCGTTCAAGCCCATCATGGCGGCTGCCATAAACTCGCCGCTTACTGCATACTCCACCGCCACACCCGTGTTCGGGTTGGTGATGAGGATACCTGCGACTGGGGCACCGATTGCGATAATACGCTGATTCAACAAGCCGCGAGCGTTTGCACGCATCGTGCTTGGCGTCTGGAACTGATCGTAACCGACGAAGCCGATTGCCTCGCCCTTGTAGCGAATGTTCGCCATCGTGGTCAACTGACGGCTCAAGAACTGGTGAACAGTCGGGTCAGTGCTCAGTGGGCAGATGATGTTTGCCTTCTGATTCGTGCCCGGGAGGTTCACGGTGAGCGTCTGGATTGCGTTCATGAAGTCTTGCGAAGTTCCCTGATTGGTGCCGGGAACCACTGGGACTTGGACGACGCCGAAAGTCTGCACGCCGTTCGCGGACATCAATTGGATGGCGAGAGAGACGCGGTTGACTGTGCTCGGCTGACCGTAGGCGGCGTAAGCAACCTTTGGATCGGTGTAAAGATGGATCGCGTAATCAGCCGCCGTCTTTGCGGTTGTGTACGAGACATAGTAGAACTCACCGATGCTCGGGTCGTTACCACTCTTGTTGAACGTGCTCACAATCACGGAGTCGCCAGCGGTCGAACCGAAGTTCGAGATGACCGTGGTGTCGAGACCTTGAATTGCGATCAGGTTGTTCGCCTGTGCGGGAGCGATACCCGGCGTGCCCGCATTGCGGACGGCTGCGTTGGCACCCGTTGCATCGGCGTACACGTTGAAGATGAGTTTGTCGCCCGGCTCGAAGTTATAGGCCGCTGGGATGCTTGGAACCCCGTAACCCGCATGGTCATTGGGGTTGACAATCGTCACGCGGAACCCAGTTGCAAGGTCCTCGTAAGTCTGATCGAGATAGCCGATGTTGTTCAGCGAGCCCGAACCCTTCGAGTTGCTCGAAGAAACCGTGTAGCTGTGCGTGACGGGGCTGGTGATTGCATTTGCACCACCTGACAGGTTCGTTGCGCCAGTCGTTGCGGCCTGACCTGAGGTCGTGCCACTTGCGGTGCATAGAATCTGTCCACCATCAATCGTTTCGCCAGATGGGAACAAAGCCGCGATCTGAGCAAGAGTCAGAGGAGTGCCTGCCCAGTTTGCGTAGATGGTAACGATGTCGCCATTAACCGCAATCGGGTCAGCGTTCAAATCTGTCGTATCGATTGCGATCTGAACAAGGTTGCCGCCTGCGCCCGGAGCGGTCGCATGGAACGTCAGCGTCCCAGCACCAAAAGTCAGAGCCAAGCTCGCTTGAATAGCGGGGACGGTGACGGAGTTGCCGTCGTTGTTGAAGGTCAGGGTGACTGTTTCATCGACCGCCGCACCTGCCTGAGCCTGTGCATCGGAGAAGTCATTCGGGTAAACCACGCCCGTATCTTGGAATGGCCCGTTCTGAGCAACACTGCTTGCGGACAAATTGAATGTCACAAGCGGAGCAACGCGGTCAAGCTCATCGGTGATGATGAAAGTGCCGTTGCCAGCGTAGCCCGGGTTGACGACCGTGATGCTGTACTGGTGGTCAGCCAACTGGCTGCGGTAGTACGAGGCGTACACGTTGCTGCCTGACGCTGGAGGATTGTACAGGGTCACAAGCTGGTTTGCACCAGAGAGTGTAGCCACACGTACAGCGCCAGTGAGGAAAGCTTCCAGCGGATCGGAACCGACGTAGACCTGAACCAATGCGGGGTTGTCGGTCGTGATGCTGAGACCGCTACCGTCCACTGGTACATCGGGGAGGGTGAAGATCGTGTTTTTGCCGTTCACAGCGCCCGCGAGCGGACGGAGGTAGACTTGATCGTCCCTTAGTGCGGTAGTGACTTCAGCAGGAGTGAAATTGGCGAGTTCACCAGCAGCCGACTGTCCGATTGCTGAGGATACCGAAGCACCCCAATTGATGGTCTGGACTGTGGAACCATCGGGAGCAGTGATGCTGCCGAGGACGTAATCCGTTCCTTGAACAAAGTCTGCACGATTCGGGCCGAGACCGACCTGAGTGATCGAAGCAATGTTCTGACCGGGAAGCAAGTCATACGTATTCTGCCACGAGTTGAAGTAGTATTGAATCGTGAAGGACGTTGTAGTTCCGCCCAACGCGACTGGCGCGGAAACAGGCGAAGCCAACGTGAAGGTTCCTGCCGCACCGTTCAACGATGCGACTGTGACTGGGTTGCCGTTCACCTGAACGATCACCTTCGTCACGTCAGTCGTGACCACACCACCGTTGGTGCCGTCTACGATTGGGGTGTGGGCGACTTTGAACACCGTGTTGCTGTTGCCGCCGCTGCCGCCCATGAAGGGCTGTGCACCAGAGCTTACCGTCAGAGGAGCATTGAGTGCGCCCGTGGTCGTTGTGACCGTGAGGTAGCCGCCGTCGAGCGTTGGAATACCAGCGTTGACGAGGCTGACGAGATCAGCGAGGGTACGTGTTGCGCTCGGACCTGTGATGTTGATCGAGATGGCGTCTGTGCCTGCACCGCCAACCGCCTGAGCATCTGGAACCGCTGCACCTGCAACGAACTGGAGGGTGACGAGATTACCCGTCTGACCGGGAGTCGAGAGACCCAACACAACCGACTGAGTTCCCGGAGGTGAGCCGCCGCTGTCGTCCACTGTCAGGGATGCCGTGCTCGGAATCTGTGACAGAAGGTTTTCTGGGACGTTGTACGGAGCCACACCGCCAATGCCGATGAACGTGTCACCGCGCTTGAAGAAGTAGGTGATGAGAAGTTCGAAGCCCGTGGGGATGATGAGTTGCGTTGTGAATACGCCCGTTGCACCGTTCAGTGAGATCACTGTTACGGGAACAACGTTGCCACTCTGGTCAATCGATTCGACTTGAACGTCAGTGGGGTTGTTTGAGATCACGCCCTTGCCAGTACCGTCTGTGACTGGATAGAAGCTCGTGTTGAAAGTGCGAGTCAACCCTGTGACTTGGTTCGAGATGTTTTCACTGACCGACTGGTCATCCTGAACTGAGGAGGAACCACGGAACAACTCAACGTTGTTGTTGCTGAAAAACTGTTGACCTTCACCGATGATTACGGGAATACGGGCAGTCCCCAGCGTAGGGGCCGAGTTGGTTTGCAGAATTACTTGCGTGTAGACGCCCGGTGGTGCGTAGGATGTGAACAGTGCCATGGGTTTTCCCTCTTAAAATTGACTTCAATCTAGGAGACTGGAAGTCGATTTCTCTCACTAATCTAAGATTTTCGACCTTTACTTCCCGCGTGTCGGGACAAAATCGAGCGGTCTGTCGTGGGACTTGTATTCGTCTTGCCCAACTTTGGTCAGCCCCGCTTTACCGCTTTCCTTGCGAACCTTGTCACGAACTCCTTGCCGCTCGTGGATGCGATCCCAACGCTTTTCAGCGTCTCGCCCGATCACAACATCCAGCGGGGCCTGACTCATGCCGCTCGTCGCTACATAAGGTGCGAAGATTGTTTGCTCGCACCGCTTACCGCACTTCGGGCATTTCTTGTAGCTTGGCTGCTCTCCCATCGGACAAAGATGCTCCAAAATAAGGCCGCAGTCGTGGCATTTGAATTCGTAAATCATTGAAAACTCCCCAGAAAACGTCTCTGATTGTGGCTTCTAAAGTCCATTTTTCCTCTTACACATAACTCCGAACGAACATCGTCGTGCCGAATGCCGCCATTCTCGGCGTAGCTTGGAGATTTCCAGCGAAGTTGCCCGTGTAGGGCTTATTGACAATTTCGAAGCTGACCAACCTCGTCACCAGAGGCTTAAACAATTTCCAGTCGGCGGAAGCCGTCACGGTCACGTTGTAGATGTAGTTCGACGCCGTTCCCGATGGGTCGCGAGACTCACCCACGAAGTCGCGGGTCGCCTCGAAGATCGTTAACCCGTCTGCTTCCACATTAGTACGGCTTGTGATAAGGAGATGCTGCTTAATCATCTCGGCCAGATCGGATGAAGTCTGGAGGTCATTAGACTTGATTTCCAGCGTAAAGGTAAGGTTCTCCTTTGAGCCGTATACTTGGTAAGTCTCTGTTAATGAAGGACTTATGATGACCGCCGCCTGATCGCCCTTTACGGCTATGTCGCCAAAGGCCAGCCACAGGCCCGGGAAGATGTAGCTCCGATCACCGTTTTGGTCGAGCAGCGGCTTCCCAGCCGAGGTCTGGACGACGCCCGCAAGCTGACTTGGGTCACCTGCGGCGTTCTGAACGAAAGACGCACTGATGGGCTCCCACCTACCTTGTTGATTGGGATCGGGCTTGGCGTACTCAATGGTGTTGGGATCGACGATCACTAAGCTGTTGATTTCCCACTTCTTGGCGACGGCCTTGAATGTACCCGCGTTGATGCGGATGTCGTACCGATACGTGTCGCCGGGCTGGAGCAGAACTGGGAGTGTGATCGTGCCGTCCGTGTTCACGATTGGGTCGGTGTAGTTCCCCTGCGTCGTATGGATGAACACCTGATTCGTCGCCAAGCTCTGACTCGGCAGCATTCCGATGTTGATGATGTTCTCGGAGTTGACGGGCGATGTCGTGTAGGGATTGAGTTTCGCTATCATGTTCGCCGTGATCGTACTTCCGGGAGGCGACTGAGCCGAAATCTGGATGTACTGAGGACTGCCGTAAAAGCGGTAGTCAATGTTCGGACGAAGCTCGTAGCCGTTCTGGTCGGTGAACGTCACCGACACATACGCGCCTGAGATGCCCAGAATCTCTGCCCCGCCAACAGTGGACTGACAAATCAACTCCGTGACTGGTCGTTCGTACCAATAATCGGTGTTGGGGATGAGTGCGGTGCCATTCGAGAAGGTCAACCAGAGTTTGGTGCACGGGAGAATGAGGGTGATCGTGCCGCCGAACGATGAGTTCATGGCGTTGAAAGTCACGGCAGTGCCCGTTGATGGGTCTGTCGCTATCAACGTGTTCAAGTCTACTTGCTGCCCCGTGGATGGATCAATGATGTTCGGACGAAATGTAACGACGGAGCCCATCGCTCCCGTCGCGGCACCCTTGCCTTCAACCCAGATGTATTTTTGAACGGTCAGACCAACGTCGCGAGTCTCTTCACTCACGTAGTCGATGTTCATGTAGTAGACGCCCGCTTGGGGAGTCTTTTGCGTGGGGTCGATCTCTTTCGTCCACTCAATGAAGAGACCATCCTTGTCGGCTACCTTACAGAGGATGGCTCGACCGCGTTCGGTGAACATGAAATAGTCGAAGGATAATCTGGTTCCAGATGTGGTGACGGTCTTGACGATGACCTGAAGGTCTTTCCACCGCAGGGCTGTGGTTGGATTGCTATTGGCAGGGAAAGTTACATCGCCCAGAGCGTTGCGAAACCTCGGGTTCTGCTCAACAATTGGACGGATGAGTCGTTGCAAGTATGCGACGAGGTTGGCCCCAGTTAGGTCAATCACGGTTAATTCCCTCTGTTATTGCAACAGAAAGTCCGTTTTACCAACCGCCCGAACCACCACGATTTGGATGGCCTGTAGACAGGTCGTCCACAGCGCCGAAGTCTTCGTGATCGACGATGGTGACGGGCTGTGCGTCGTAATTGACGCCCGGAGGAGGCGGTGGAACCGTCTGCTGGATAGGCTCAATCCACTGATCGATGGAACGGCGAACGTCGTAAACGCTCACCTGAGCGTGAATACGTGGATACCAGCGGTTCTCGATCTCAACTTGACCGCGATAGTCGTAACCCAAAATCCACCACTGGCTGCCGTCGTGTGCTTGGAAGATCGCACCGGGCATCATGTAGGCAAAGAAAACTTCATCGCCTTCGATTGGTGACAGAGGATTGGGCATGAGCAAGTTGCCCGGGTTTGGAGCAAACTGAGCGAAAGTAGAGGTGCGGAAGTCGTCAGGATCACCGACCATCTTCTGGAGTTCGGGGTTCCCGTTCGGTAGGTCTTCTTCGGTCAGGATTCGAGCAGTCTTTGCGACCGCGCTTGCTAGTGCGTTTGCGTCCATGGTATGCCCTCTAAATAGGTCTCCGAAAGTCCGTTAAGTTTGGATTTTCCCAAACGTCGGAGTGCGGCCAATCTGGATGTGCGGGTTCTCCCAATCCTTACCGGGAACCGTGCGCGGATCAAAGATCGGCTCGCCGCTGCCAGTAGGATTCGGCCCGCCAGACGGCCCCTTGTTCCCGACGAACGGGCCTGCTTCGCCATCATTCGGATCGGGACGAACGACGGGATTGTAGATTGTTGGCAGTCCAGTGTTGATCGGGATCAGATACCGCGTATCCCCCTCATCCAGAAGAGATGCCATGTACTCTTGCTGAAGGAGGATTCCCCTCGGGTTCTTGGAAAGCACATTATTGATGACCAGCCGCTCGGCGTTGCGACGGACGATCAAATCGCCAGCCTGAACGATGGGGGTGGGGCCGAGGTAGCTGCGTGAATCTCGGGTCACCTTCCTGCCGCCCTCGTTGAGTTCGACGGTCAGAGCAGTGTCGGGTGGGATGTAGATGAAGTCGTATGGGCCGTAATAGCCGCCGACGATGCCCACACCAAAACAAACGGGGCACGCGCTACGGGCTTGACCCAGCCCAGTCTCGGAGCAACCGCAGAGTTTCCCACGAGTTTTCTTGAACATCAGGTAGGCGGGCTCTCCCACCTCTTCAAAAATCCACTGATTGCGGCGAACCATCTCCTGATATTCCCATGTGATCTTGTCAACCTCCATCGTGTTGACGATCATCGTATTTTTCTCACCGGGCTTGTGGAGTTCCCCATTTTCCCCAATGGGTACAACCGTATAAAAGGTACGAACCATCGATTCGTAAATCTCGACAAAGTTGTGGAGTTTCTTGTACTTTACCTGAAACTTCTGCACGCCCGAGTAGTCGGCCTGCCACACCACACCATCCGATTTGAGGGGGTATGCGCTTACCGCACCGCCGAGGGGCAACGTATTGTCCATCTGTAACCAAATGGTTTTGTCCAGCCCACTCACCCGAGCGGGTTTGAATTCTTGCCCGTCAAGGATGACAGTAATGATGAGGGAGCCATTGGCTCCATAGGGACTGTTGGCGAGCACTGGGCGACCCTGCACCACATCGGAGTAAGGGAAATCTGGGATGCGGAAAACCCAACTGCCCTGACCCTGATTGGGGTTGGGCGTGTTTGTGCCGATGTAGGGCGTACCCTGTGCGAGCCAGTCCTTTTTCTCAATCGTGTAAAGCACCTCTTCGAGAGCCGACTGATCCCGATAGAAATGTCCGGGCCAAGGATAGGCGTTAAGCTTCGTCCAGTTGGTGGGATAATCGAAAGCGCGGTAGATGTTGTAACCTTTCTTCCCCTCGCGACTGTCATCCACCCACCACAAATCGCGGCTGCCAACGTAGCTCGAATTTATCACCAGCAAATTAGTTATCATTCCGACCTTCCAAATTTTTGTGGAGCCATGAGGTGACTTTAAGGATAGCCCCTTCGGTGTCCTCAACGCACAGTTTGCCATCCTGAAAACGGGGGTTGTCCGTAATCATGATGTGCAGGCTGGGATACTCCGTGTTCCCTTGGTACATCGCAATCTTCTTCATTACTTGCTCGTGTCTCCGAAGAGAAGCCGCTGAGGGAGATCGGTAACCCCCTTGGCGTCGATGTTGATGATACGGTCAAAAAGCTCTTCAGGCCATTTGACGTAAGGCGATGCCTGCCCCAGTTCATGAATCAGCTTTGGCATTTGCCCGTGGTGCCAGCAAATCAGGATCGTCTTGCCCTTGAACTTTTTCTTCTTCAGGTCTTTCACAAGCTTCTTCGATTCCTTGTCGGCGTACTTTGTGCTGACATCCAAACCCATCTTGTCCGCAGTCGGACGTATCGTCTCATACGGACGGTCGGAGTTCTTGGTCGATGTCGATGCGAACACGAAGTCAGGTTTAACGATCTTCGGAAGCAACTTCGACAGTCCAGTTGCTCGCATCTTCCCGCGCAATGCCAGATGCGGCTCGGTGGACGCTGGTTTTTCTGCGTGACGAACGATGACGATTCTTTTCGGTCCCATGATTACCCCAGTAGCCAGCGTTGCTGGCGCAGGCCGACGCTCATCGGACGATTAGCTGTTACGAGCGGTGCCATTGTATTGAATTGTGTCAGGTACGATTCGCCCAAGCCGTTGTACATGTCGGCCTTGTTGATGTCCAAGCTCACACCATTCAACGAGTAGTTGAATTGATCGGCTCCCCAGCGGTTGCCCTCCATCTTGAGGCAGAATCCTGCGGCACCGATGGCGGCGATGCGACCCCAATCCAGCGGGATCGTGTCGAGCGTCCAGTTGTAGACATTCATCGGGTTGTACCAGTTCAACATGCTGATCGCCGTATCCAGATGCATCAGGATCGAGGCGTCCAGCCAGATGTAGCCTACGCGGGTGTTGTAACCTGCGACCACACGGCTCGGGGTTGGCGGACGGAAATGGTAGTTGCGGTCGGGGTTCGTGTCCGACAAGTGTTCACGAACATACATTATTGCCTTGGCAAACATCGCGGGAGTGCTCATCCCTACGTTGACAATGGATTCTGGGACAGCAACGATGACCGATGGGGCTTCGAATCCCGGATTAGTCGGATCAATACCCTGAACAACGAATACCTCAACCACGGTATCCAGCGGGCTATCAGGGTACATCTGGATGTTCCACACTAGACGGTACACACCCCTCCATGTAGTCGGGATGGTGATCGGGACATAATATGCTCCCTGCGACACGCGGGTAGGGACTGCCTGAGGGCAACCAGCAAGCTGCACGTTCTCGGCAGGCAGCGGAGGTCCGCCAGCCATGTGTTGGGGTTGGTGCAGATCGTACTCATACGCCTGCGTGACCTTTAGCGGTAGCTGATCGGTGACGTGGAAAATTGTGTAGTTGATGAGGGTGGGGTCTACCAGAGCCCCTGTCGCATCTCGTACTAAAATCGACAGGTTGGACGCCCCTAGAGTCATCCCCTGCGTAAATGTGACCATAATGAGTGCTCCTGCTAAGGAATCCAGTATTGAGAATTAGAGGGATCGACAAAATGGTGCTTTTCAATTTATGCGGAGGTCCGGGGGCAGGAAAGACCACGTTTGGGTATTATCTGGCGTATCGTCTTAAGAAAGCGGGGGTTAGGGCGGATTTGCTGTACGAGCCCGCCCGCGATCTCATCTATGGCGGCGTACCCAACACGGTGCCGCCACAACTCCTCGACAACCAACTTCTCATGGTCGGACAGACCTACGAGCGGGTGTTGCGGCTCCAGCGGCACGGGTTCGAGGCGGTCGTAAGCGACTCTCCCATCATCCAGTGCTTACTTTACTGCAAGGGTCACGTCTATTACGACAACCTCAAAAAGGCCATCCGCGATATCGAACCAAATTTCGACACCTTTAACGTCTTCATTCACCCACGGCCCGGAAGTTACGATCCAGAATCCCGCACGCAGCGGACGGAGGCAGACGCTCGGGCTCTCGACACAACCGTGCGCGATCTAGTCGGGGATTTTTGGTTAGAGATTAACTGGGATCAGGAGAGTCTTCTGGGAGATCGGGCTGTAGAGCTAGTTCTTTCCACTCGGCAATCTCTTCCTTCGACGGCGGCTTCGTCCACCACGGAGCTTTAACGGGAGTGACGTACTTTCCGTCAACGGGGAGTTCAGTGAGGCAGCGCCCGCAGGATGGAGGTTCGGGATCAATCTCGCCTTCTGCGATGAACGCCTTGTACAAATCCACGAGCATGTCGTCGTGACCATGCCTCATGCAGTACATAGAATTCCACACGTGGACGACAGCGTGCTTGAACCACTCGGGTGCCCACGGAATCCAGCCATGTTTCCAGCCGTAGCAGAAGTAGCCGCCGTGGAGCACCAGCCCCATCTTGCGCTTATGCCTCCAGTTCGGTTTCTTCTTCTCGCTTGCCATGACCCCTGTACCCCATCAAATCGGCGTAATATCTACGCCTCTGCTTTAAGTATTTCAAATTTGCTTGCCAGTGCAGGTGCGGGTGTTTTGCCTCTTCCGAAGCGACAGCCCATTGCTCATTGGTCATGGGCACGGGGTTGATTTTTTCCAATCCTGCAACCGCTTTGACAAAGCAGCTTTCCAGAAAAACACCCAGCGAACGGGCGAGACCTGCATCCGTGTGTTCATCTTTTAGAGGAAACCTGCCCCTGTCCCTGAAGTCGTTGAATAACGGGCCGACGACTTCGTTGAACCGATTGATGGGCGTCAGGAATTCCTCAGCGGGCAGTTTGATTTTCGAGGACATTTTTGGCGTGCTCCGAAACGAGACCGATCAACCACGTTGCTGCCAAGAGATCACCCTGCGTCTTCTTGTTGGTGCTGACGAGACCAACGGGCTCGATTTCAAACTGCGCTGGAACTTTCTTACGAGCAGCGTCAGTCGCTTCGAACATATAGTTGACGGCCTCAAGCCCACCTTTCAGGTGCTTGGCGACGATCTTAAGATTGGGGTCGTTGGATTTGCGGAGCGTGGCTGCCGCCTTGCGGAGTAGTTGGTCTTGCTTGATTGTGAGTTTTCTCATAGATTAACCATGTGCTTGTATTGTATCAGGTGCATGGTTTGCTGGCAAGGCTCTCCCTAATTCACGAATGGCTTTGCCAGCCACGGTGTACTCAGGCACGTCGCCGTTCTGTTTGAGCTTCAAGTCCTCGTATGGGCGGGTGACACGTTCGTCGAACTCAGCCATTGCCTTCTGGAGGACGCCCGCAACGGAATTGATGTTGCCGTAGTCGATCCCCTTATCGAGAAGCCACTGCATGAAGAGACGGGTAATGGCGTAGTTGAGGTCACCCGGACTGTGAAGCTGCTCGGCGAGTGGGGTGATAAACGGGTCAATGGCTTCACGGCTAGATTCATGAATGTACGGCATGGGTTACCTCCTCGGGGAGGGAGACTTCAAGAATGAGGCTCCACGCGATTACGCAGTAGCCCAGCAAGTCCTTGATCGCATCCGCCTTCGGTTCGTAGTTCGCCGTCCTGCCCAGAGCACTGAGTTGGGCGTAGCGAGCCATCTTGTCCCAGATGCGGGGAACCGTGCCCTGTAGCCCGTGGCGGCGGAAGCTCTCGCCGTAATCGGCGGTCTTAGACAAGAGGGTCTCGGTGATCTTCTGGATTTTGTGTTGCACCATCGGCAGGAGATCGGTCATGCCGTCTTTGGTCGGGGCTCCCTTGATTACCCCATCTTCGAGCAGGCACATCACTGCCGAAATGTAGACCATGAAATGCAGGGTTTGCTCGATCATCTGGAGCATCCCTTTCGACCACAGTGCGAGCGGAGTCTCGCGGAAGCCATCGCCCACGCCCTCAAGGATGTAGTAGTGGTACATCCATTGAAGGAATAACGCTTCTTGGTTGTAGTGATCGTTTGGGGGCAATGCTTCGGCGAGGATGGCGGCGTCAGGGGTTGTATCGACGGGATTGCCACGGATGATCGCATGTCCAGTGAACCCAGAGCCGAGGATTTGCTCGTTGGTTTGGAGTCCTCTGACCACCAACTCGGTGTCAAGCATTTCGGGGAGCGTCAAGAGTGCTTTACGCCACTCATAATCGCGGATCACAAAGAGACCAGTTCGAACTTCTTGCCAGAAAGGAGAGCCCTTGAAAATGTCGTCCATGTAGTATAGATACCCAATTTTCGGGGTATTATGTAGTAGATGAAGAAAAAATCCCACCCCATAGAGGCACCCAAGCCGAGGCCCATCCAAACGGAAGAACCTGTTGAGGTTCGCGTATCAATACCGCGAAATGTGTTCCCCGAACGGTTCAAAGTTCATACCCACACAAACGGGCAGCAAACCGAGAGTAGCTATTCACGGGAGCAGATGGAGGGGCTTTACGAGCAGGCATGTGCCATCAGCAAGACGAGTGGGCTGGCGAACTGCCACACATGGATGGAAGACTTGAAGATCGACTACGCCGCAGCCGTATGGCTCATGGACATCATGGAACATCGGGGGAGGGTTAAGCCCATCGTGTACAAAGATGGAGTAGCCGAATCCAGTGGGCCTAGAAAATTTACGGCGTCTTCCTAAACTTTACCCGACCTTCCGCACTTGTGGGTGCGCCGTTGCACTTACCGGGACGAAACCTCCACCCACGCATGGCTTGAAGTACGGCTCGGACATCGGGGTCGTTCACAGAGCCTTCCAACACAAACGGGCTGTACACCACACCATCCCACCCCACGATAAAGTCCACCGTCACAGAAGCATTACCATTCAGTAGCGGGTTCGGCGTGTTCACTGGCGTCGGGTTGATCGTATCGTAGCAGGCGGGGATACCGTCGCTACGAGAGCCGTAATTTGTATTGGTTACGGTTCGGTACTCTTCGACGCGAGTGACGGACCCAAAATTGGGAGTTCGTGGGGCTGGCGTCTGAGCCTGAGCAACGAGTCCCAACAGCAGAGCGGCGATAAATTGATGAGTCATGAGCTATTATACCCAGTGAATCGCCCTTTTAGTTAGGAATATCGCCTTTGTTTTCTAGCCTATGCGTAGACCTCTAACGACACTTCTGCAAGCTGCCGAATTTCGGGGAACTTCTGGAACCGCAGTACCTCACCGTCCAAGTAGGTCGGTTCCAGCAGGTCGAATGGATAGTCCATCCTGCCGTCACCCTTGATCGAACTCATCGTGCGATAGCTGCCATTGGAGTCTTCCAACAGAGCCACACGCCCGCGCTTCGACGCCTTGCCGGGATCGGTGATTGGGTCTTTCCAGATTTCAACCTGCTCACCATTGATGACCGCGTTGCAGCACTTGATCGCAACCTTCTGCGTGTCGCGGTTCACCTTCTGGAGCAGCCCGCCGCCCATACCGAACACGATGTTGGCCGCAGACCACTTGGCATCCTTCATCGCTTGGAGGATGAGGCGAACACCGTAGTGATCGATTCCATCACCCCAGAGGACGCCTACGCACGGGGGAAGCATCTTGTAACCGTTGCTCGTCTCCCGCACGCCGAACTTCTCACCCAGAATCTCCAGCACGCGAAGAGTGATCTTCACAGGGTCGCCAGAGTCAGGACGAACCACAACCTTGCCGTTGCGGTTACGAATGCGTTCACGATACGTACCACCGATGATGTTGGCGGTGAAGTTGAAGATGTCGTAGGAATCGCCGACGAGGGAGAGAATGCCCGTAGGCACTTCGTCCAGTGCGTTCTCTACGAATTTTGCCTCGTATTCACGCTTCCACATTGTGGTAACGGAGTGCTCAGACGCGAATACGGAGTAACCCGGCATTTCGCCGCCGTTGGCTCCGAACCCGTAGAACTGCTCGATGTAGTCAATTCCGGGCAACGTGTCCGTGCCTTGGAAGTTGACAAGGTGAGCCGCCGCACCGATGCCCATCTGCTCGACGCATGTGACGCCACGACCGCCAAAGTCGTGAAGCTGATACGGTAGCGTGGAGAAATCGTCAGCCGTCTCTGCAAGGAACTCAGCAATGATCTGCTTGGTGTAGCGAGACCGTGTGACAACAGCCGATGGATACCACACGTGCTCCAACATGGTTTCTGTCCAGCCCGGAACCCACGCACATTGATCGCAGGTATTCTTCATCGTCCACATGACGTTCTTCACGGGAACGGGAATGCCTTCCTTGACCGCTCGAATATTCAGCGGCAGGTGACCGCCATGCTTGTTGATGACGTGACGCCAGCCCGCCTTGTTGAAGGCGCGGTCGGTCATGAAGTGCAGGCCCGCCTTGTACTCCGCTTCCTCAACGTCGGTGATTGTGGCGAACTTGCCCTCGATATTGCGAATGATGTTACCTTGTAAGTCAAACAGGATGGTGTACGGATACTCACCACCGCGAGCCTCGTAGTAGTAGAGCATTTCCGTGGTGCCCGGAACGATGAACCGCCAGTGACCGACCTTGTAGCTGTCGGTCTTATGTAGTGGACGCGGCTTGAATGGTCTTGGCATTGAGAGCCTCCTTGAGATATTTTTGCAGCATGATGAGGAGTTCCATGTGCTCCTCGATCATCTGGAATGTCGTAAGTTTGTCGAGATCGAACCACGCTACTTCTTCGATGTCATCGCCAGCAGTCGCGGCCATGCTCATTGTGGTGGTTGCGAAGAACGCGGTCATGATGCCTCGGTCGGAAGTGCGATATCGCCAGTCGGGGATAACCGCCGAGCCAATGTATTCCATGGCGTTCGGATCGAGCCCAGCTTCTTCCAGTGTCTCCGAGCGTGCGCCAGCTTCGTAGCTGCCGTGCCTCTTCTCGGCGTGACCGCCAATGAAGCGAAACTTGTTCTCACCCGGCTTGCGACCCAACAATACTTCGGTTCTGTCGCTACTCAGGATCGCAATGTCCACGCACGGGAGAAGCTGAGGCCATAGATGGGAGGCGGCGTAAATCATGCCCGCACGGAATTCTGGCGACTCGATGACCTTATTCGAGAATTCTTTGCGGATATCCGTACCAGTGATTTTCTGGGTTTCAAGAGGGAGGACTAGATCGACGGGTTTATAGCGTCCCGAATAGTGAGGCACGAAAGAGTCACGACCCCCGTACAGCGTTACGTCACCGAATCCGCCAGAGGTAACAGTGGCGATGGCTCTGTCGAGACTCTTACTCCAGTTTTCGTCGTCTCTCTGATCTGCGAGGGGCAAAACTGTGAACTCTGGGAATTTGGCTTGGATCATCCGTTGACGTACAGGAAAATCTAGCGGGTTATCGACCGTCAAACCTGCGGGGTGCTCGCCTACGAATACGATGATGGCGGTATGACGTGCGCGAACTTGACGGAACAATTCCATGTGCCCATCATGCAGATCATTGACTTGGAACCGTCCGACGATGACGCCGTAGCTAGGCTTTATCACTTGGTCTCTCCCCCCGATGGTACGCTTCGGAATTTCGTTTGAGGTTGTGGACCGCTTCTAATTCCCCCACTACACTATTGATGGTGTGAGCGAGGTCGCGGATGCGAATATTTTTGGCGACGGCACGTTCGAAAATTGGTTCGAGCAGCCTCGACACTTCTTGATAAAAATCGTTCCCCTCAGTGGTCGAGACTTCCCAACTGGTGTACAGGCTCCGCAGGTTATCCATTGAGTGCCCCCAACATCACGCCGATACGCCGTTTCTGCTCAGCGTAAGAAAGGAAGTTCGGCACCTTGATGCTCATTCGACCATCAGGCGTGTCCACGAAAAATTCACGGATTACACCATCCGTGGTTTCCTCGGCGAGGACGTAGGGCTTCGATTTAGCCATTGGGGAACAATTCCTTTTCTAAATCCGACGCCGTGATGGGGTTGTTCAGGCGGAAGGCGCAGATGGAATCCCACCGTTCTTGCAACTTGATGGCTTGCTCGCGCTTGAATGCGGGTAGCCCATTGTCGTACTTGAGGCCGTGCAGGAAGTTTGCCATCTGAGTCCCAATAAAATCGAGACGACTGACCTGCGGACGGGAAGCCCGCTGTTTCTTAGCTTTCGTAGCCATATACCCCTCCAGTGCTATTCTACCTAGTTTACACTGATTTCGGCTAGAAATCTAGAGGGTTTTAACATAATTACATTGGGGGAGTCAGGCTGCTGGTACATGGCGGGGAGACACAGGTTGAGGTAGTCGCGTGCTCGCGTGCAAGCCACGTAAAACAAACGTCTTTCTTCCTCGATTTCGTCCTCGTTCCCCATCGAGAACTTGTGGGGGAGGGAGCTTTCCACCACGTTTGCCACGTAGACCCGCTTCCATTCGAGCCCCTTGGCGCTGTGGATGGTGCTAATGGTGACCGCACCGGATTCGTCATCATCTTTCGGACGGTCAAGCGTAAGCTGGAAAATGATGTCCTCGGCAGTCATCTTGATGTCGGCTACCATCCCCTCGACAAGCTGGGCGAACCGATCTAAATTTTCGAGCTTGGTCTTAACTTTGTTTTTGTCCCTCTTGTACTTGTCGGCAATGTAATTCGTATACTGTGTCAATGCGAGCGTTCGTTCCAAAAGCGCAACTGGGTCTTCATTGAATTGTGTGAGAAGTCGCACGATGCCGCCGAAGGACGCTATCTTGGCATTCTTATCGCCTTCCGCTGAGGTAACCAAGTCGCCGTCGTATTTATCATTGGCGACGGCTCGAATCTTTTCCAACGCAACTTCACCGCACCCTCTGCGAGGCACGCCCGCTGCACGAACGAACGCCATGAAATCCCTATGGTTGGTCGCCAGCCGCATGTACGACAACACATCGCGCACTTCTTCGGTCTGTAAAAGTCCCCGACCGCCGCGCACGACATACGGGATTTTGCGCTTCACCAGTTCGGCTTCAATGTCACGAATCTGGATGGCTGCTCGAACGAGGATACAATTTTCACGATAGGAGATCGGTCTCGCTGCCGACTCTCGGGGCGTTCCCCCTTCGGCGACCGTTTTCGCATCCCGCAAGAACTTTTCGTTATCTTTGAAAATCTCAAGGGCAATCTCGGCTGCAATGTCCCGCGAAAATGTACCGCGAATAACCTCGATTTTACCCTTTTCTCCGTTCATCCCTCGCCAGCTTTCCATTTTGAGCGGGATGGTGCGGGTCATCTTGTTCTGAATGGCATTCGCCATGTCCACGATCTTTTGGCCGCTGCGGTGATTGCGTGCGATGCGGTACAACTTAGGCTGGACGCCACGCCAGTTCTCGCTGAAGTCCTTCAGGATAGCGGGCACCGCGCCGTTGAAGCCGTAGATCGACTGACTCATGTCGCCGACCACGTAGATGTTCATGTTGTCAGGACCGAGTAGTGAGTTGACAAACTCCCACTGTACGGGGTTTGTGTCCTGAGCCTCGTCCATCAGGACATGATCCCACATCGCCTGAATAGCTCCACGCCACTTGGCGTCTCTGCGGAATCGGCGCACCGTCAGGTGCAGCATATCGTCGAAGTCCACGACCGAATTACGTGCCTTTTCTTCTTCGTATAGCTTCCACAAGCATAACTCGGTCTCACCCATTGCATGGTATCCGCCATGCATCGTCTCGGCTTCCGCAGCAATCTCTTCCGTGTAATCCGACATAAAGCCTACGCCACGGGCTCGATGAAATGAGATGTTCTCCAAGACACGCCATGGGTTAGTATCCGTGATTTTCCCCCGCTCGATGATCTTCTTCATCATCTGACTCTGATCGTAATCATCCAATGGAGAAACTTTAGGTTTCAGCGTGAACTCACCCTCGATGCTGAAAGCTGGGGGGTTCTTGCGGATAGCGGACAAGGCCAGAGAGTGGATGGTGGATACACGAGGATTCAGATGCGGGGTCTGATTTGTGTCGAGCCCCAAACGGGTCAGGAGTTCACCTGCGGCTTTGTTGGTGAACGTCACTGCACAAATGCGCTTAGGAACGACGTTCATCTTGCCCATTAAGTGGCGAACACGCTCCGTGAGCACACGAGTCTTGCCGCTGCCCGCACCTGCGATGAGGCAGGCGGGCTCGTTCAGCGGGTGTTCAACCGCGAGCGTCTGTTCTTCATTGAGTTGCATCTTAGAAATCCGCCTTGAGAATAATCAAATTGTACTTTTCAGCCCATAATCGGAGTTGTTGAAGAAAAACAATGAACGGACGAGCGAAATGACCCGGCCCAGAGGAAGGAAAGTACCAGTGGGCTTGCGTTCGAAGCGTCAGTTTCATACCATCGATTTTTCGAAGACATTCTAACGGTATCCAATTTCCGTGAATGGTGGTAATTGTCCCCGGTTCAATAATGAGATTACCCACTCGATCCTTCTCTTTGCCCGTGAACGCCCAAAGACCTGCGACCCAATCAATCATATCGACTCCATGTAAGCGACGATTTTTTGAAACTCTTCCAATGTGCCATCTTTCTTCAGGTCGTTCGCACGCCATGAAATGACTCGTGCATTACCCTTGGTATAGCCTAGTTCTGGAATCCTTCGATCAACAGTCGGAGAGTTGGCGTGCCATTTACCTTTGCCGTGGATCAACGGGATGCCCAGAACAGGGCAAAATTCGGGAATTACAAGGTCATCAACCGTCAGGGTAAACGGCAGCTTTAACGCCCGTGCCCGTTCCTTCGCCTTGTACCACAAAATCCGCTCGGGCTCATCCACGAGCATAGCTTTGAACCGTGCTCTGCTCTCGGCGTTTTCTTTATCCCTGTGGCGAACGTGGGAATCGCGAGAGACTTGTCGATGATACTCGGGGTCATCATCGTAATTCTTCTTGCAGCACGCCTTGCAGCGTTCGGCAAACCCATCTTTCCGACCTTTATGCCGCCAAAAATCGTCGGGTAAATTCTTTTCCCGCTCGCACTGCAAACAGACCTTTGTCCCTATGACCGTCGCCATAGTATACATGTTACATTATCGCCCGTAGGCACCGCAACAGCATAATCGACGAGTTCCTTGGCGTTGGCATCCTGCTCTTCGATCATCTTGACGATATCGAGAAGCATCTGCACCCCAGACTCATCGTGCCCCGGGGACAGCAACCCATCCGATCCTACCAGAACCCACCCACCCAAATCAACCGTATAGACCTCTGGCTGGCGGCAGAGAATCCTACCTAGATCGCGGTCACCGAAAGCGCGGCTCATCTGCAACCCGTGCCCCTCAGGGCCGTAGCAGATGTAGCCGTTCTGGGAATAGTACCCGCCGCGTGCCTGAGCCGCTGCACGTTCCGCCATGTTAGTGCGGACGTTGTGTTCAGGGCTGACATGAAATGTCCCATCTGGTTGCTGCACGATCACAGGGGAGTCGCCGAGGATGGCTACGTGAACTTTGGTTTCCTTTCCCGTGTTGGCCTTCGGGATGAAGGCAACGCTCATAGTAGAACCGCTCTCCATGCCAGATGTCAGCGTATCGAACTTATCGAAGAGTTCCTTGAACAGAAAATCGGGGCTCTTCTCAGGAGAGAAAACAGAATCCCAAACCTCGCAGAATTTGCTCTCCAATTCGATAGCGCAGCCCGCATCGCCATGACCATCCATGACGACCATAATCAAGCCTTCTTCAGCAGAGATCATCAGATGGCGGTCTTCCTGATAGCTCCGCATCCCCTTATTCGTGGCACCCGTCAACACCATGGGGCGGCTAACCGCCTGCTTGCTCTTACGCTTGCTCATTAGTCTCTCTTTTTCTTCATGCGGGCAAGCTTTTTGGAGATGAGTTTGATCTCCTTTAGCTCGGCTGCGTGAGCGGCATTGGCCTCGTCACAGACGTGGCACGGCTTGCCGCACTGGTTCTTGGGGTCTTTCTGGTGCTCTTGGAATCGGACTTCCATCTCAGCAACCATCTTGCAGGCTTCACAGCACTTGGAGATGTCTTCTTTGGTGCCCGCATTAGGATTCCCGTTCTTACGCCAGACATCGTGCTCCCGCTTGAGCTTGCGATTGTATGTCATCCAATCGGGGTAGTCCTTGGGGACGAATGGAATCTCCCCCGCAGCCTCTAGAGCCAGCAGGAAGTACAACGTTTCGGGCGTGGACGCCATCGCCTCGATGCGACGGTGACATGGACAACCGCAATCACTTACGTCTGGGTTGTTGAAATAGGTGATACAGCAGGCGCAATCGTAGGCCCCACCCCATTCACTGTCGGCAGAGTTGCCTTTCCAACAGAGCAGCCAACGCCATTTGAGGTTGTGCAGAATCTTTTCGAGGATTAAGCCCTGCTTGGTTCGATTTCTCACGCGGTAGCTCCTATATTCCAATACTGCAACTGGAGCGACATTACGCACAGATTTTCGGGTAGCCCGAACTCCCCTCCCCGAGTCATATACGTCACGGTCGTCAGGATGTGCCGCCCCGTGTACTTCTCTGCCTTGGGGTCCCATTCCAGCAGCATCAACTCGTCGCCTTCTTGAAAGTTGCGGTCGTTGACTCGAAGTTCATACCGCTTGCTACCTGCGAGGATGGCACAGAACTGCTTCGGCCATGTTTTCAGGTCGTGTCGTTGCATATATCGATAGTACCACAAAAGTAAACCCCCCGCCAGTTTCGGCGAGGGGTTGGGGAGGGACTGCGGTGGATTAGTTCGACGACGGAACCAGCGTGATCTCGACGGTGCGAGTATCGCCGTTGCCAACTTCGGTCTTGAGCTTGCCCGAAGGTACGCCGCTCGTGATGAACTGCTGTTTCACGCGATTTGCGCGAGTGACTGGCAGAAGAGCATCTTCCGAGGGGTTCTTGTTCCCGCGAAGGACGATCACATACCCGGGGTGGAGTTTCAATTCCGCCACAGCCGCAGCGATCATTTCCTTACAGACCGATGTCGGACGCGAAGGATCGACGAGAGCCGCATCGCCGCCCTTAGGCACGCATTGAGTCTTGCTGGCAAAGGTGCAGATGCCAACAGGGATGCTCTCGGTGATGACGGGGACGGGAACTACTGGCACCACTGGAGTCGCTGTCGGCTGCTGTGGGATCACAATGAACGTCGGCTGAGGAGCAACTGGAGGAGCAGGCGGCACGACGGCGATAGGAGCGTCGATCATCTCGTGCTGCATACAGTCTTCAATCGTGACACCAGCGTTCTTCGCGATACGTTCAGCGGCGGCGACCTTGACCTTGCAGCCAGCCAGACGTTCGTTCATGGAGTCGAAAGAGCGTGCCAGTTCGAGCATCTGGCAGTTCTTGTCAACCTTGCTGCCGCCGAGAGCGAAACCGAACGCTGCACCCTGCCCACCCGCTTCGTAGCCCTTCAAACAAGGCGACGTAGGGATGGTAGTCGGAGCATACGCGGTAGGCACTGGAATCTTCGGAGCCGCGATATTGTTCGTGGTGTTGTTCGAGTTGCTGCCGTTGCCGTTCGCTTGGTTTGAAGCGGACGACTGGTTGGCATTGGTCGAAGAGTTCGATTGCGTCTGGTTGGACGAAGCCGAAGTCTGGTTGTTCGAACCGTTACCGTTGGCGTTGGACGTGCCGCCGTTCGCGGTGTTGGTGTTCGTGTTGGACGAATTGCCGCTGTTGCTCAGCTTGTTCGTCGAAGTGATTACGGGAGCCACAGTCGTGTTCACGTTGTTCGTGTTCTTGACCGTAGAGTTACCAGAACCTTGAACGGAACCGCCCGCTCCACCTGCACCACCAGCCCCACCCGCACCGCCTGTTGCAGTCGAGTTGCCGCTGTTGGACACGCCAGACTTGGACGAAGAGTTGCCCGAGCCACTTACCGAACCACCAGTCGCATTGCCGCCCGTGGCGTTTCCACCAGTGGCAGTGCTGGACGCCGAGCCGCCATTAGCGGTCTGTCCCTGAGATTGGCCTTGGCCTTGAGACTGACCCTGACCCTGAGTCTGTTGGTTGGTGTTGTTGTTGGTGTTCGTGTTGGTGTTTGTGGTGGTCGGAGTGCCGCCGCCAGTGGTCTTCTTGGGGACTTGACAAACGTAATAGTCACCTTTGATGCCCTCGGAGCCTGTACCGAGGAACCATTGACCGTCGCCGCTACCCGCCGAGCCGCCCGGATTGGTTGTCCCTACGTCCACTCGTGAAGCCAGCGGATCGGAGCAGTTCCATGCGAGAGCCGACGCACACGAAAGAATCAACGTTGCAACGATGGTGAAACAGTTACGCTTGAAATTCATTTTCTTTTCCTTTTCCCTCTCGGGGAGTCAAATTACTTCGGTTCAATGAAAATATTACCACTACCAGTGCAGTTCCACTATAGCACGTTGGTGGTATGTACACAATCCGAAACTGGATGGCCCTTTGGCTCGTCGTTGTGGTTCTCGTCGAAGGCCCGCCCCGTGCAGAAAGTCATGAGGTTGTGGACGTGGAACCACTTCTTTTTTAGGCCGCACCAACGGAGTTCCTTCCCGCATTCGCAGGTCGCTCGTTGGTCATCGGAGGGGTTGAGAAAATCGTGCACTCTTGCTACTGCCGTATCCATGTCACTCTCCTAGAAGTTGTCTGCGATGTACTGTTGCAGTTCCGATATGCGGAATTTAATGTCATCCACATCCACAGCCAGAACTATTTGATCGGCGAGTAACTGGTTCTTAAACGAAAGAGCGGCGGCGGTATCGACCCCCTCCAATGACTGAAGCTGGACCGAAATGTCGGCATCATGAGCCTGCAAAACCTGAAGTTGCCCTTCCTGAATTTTAACGGTTTCCACCATCTGCTGTTTCAAGATGCTGGCTTGTTGTGCAACGTCATCGAATTGGGTCGCCTTCCACTGATCGTATGCCGCTACCGAGTTGTCCAAATGCCTGTCGGCAGCCGTTCGACCAAGATTGTAGGTAAGGTTAAACCCTCCGTAAGCCCCCATGCTCCCTGTTGTAGCCTGAGAGAGTTGCTTATGCCCGCCAACATCGATTTGAACATCCCAGCTATTCTGTTTATTCAGTTTGTTAACGGCTCGCTGGTTGTTCGTCTCAGCCAATAGCTTTTCGCCTACCAATTCTCGAAGAGGCGTCGTGCTGAGCTTGGGCACGTAAGGTGAGGCAATTCCCGTTAACGCCTCAGTCCGTGTGGTGTCGAGCCGCATCTTTGCGGCCTGCAAAGAATATACCGCAGGTTTCGTCAAATTTTGAGCCTCAACGAGCTTCATGTTCTGGGCGATCAAGGCGTCAAGCTGGTTGGATGCTCGGTCAATTAGCGCCAACCGATGCCGTAAAACATCCTTCTCAAGGCTGGGGAGCGCAAAGAAAATGCGCTGCTGAGCATCGGCTGCGACGATGTATAGGGCACATTGAGTTTTGGCGGCTTGCATGGTCAACCCCGCCTTGCGGTCGTTTGACAGGCTGTTGGTGAGTCCAAAAACCATCTGAGGGGACGTGCCTGTACTCGGCTGAATCGGTCCCACAACAGCGTTGGGTGTCCGAAGTATGTCCCGTTGAGCCATAGCCTGTTCCGCCACGTACTTACAGTAGGCATCCGTGGCATCATCGGCAAAGCCGTATGTAGAAACCAACACGAGAGATGCGATGAGCAATTTCTTCATAAATCTCCTAGAACAGAAGTGGTTTGTGGTT